CCTCCGCCTCCGCCTCCGCCTCCGCCTCCGCCTCCGCCTCCGCCTCCGCCTCCGCCTCCGCCTCCGCCTCCGCCTCCGAAAGAGACGGGGGGGCGTTTCAAGAAGAAGGAAAAGGCGGCCCTGACCGCGACGAATCCTGTCGAGGAAACGTCAGCTGGCCTGACGGATCTTTGAGTAGATTCCGTTCACGAGCTGACAGATTCGCATCCTCGACAAGGCCGGCGTGAACATTTGGCCAATGTCATGCAGGGTGCGCTCTCCATCCTTCGCGGCGACAAGGACGCAGTTGTTGCGTGCCTTTTCCAGCCAGTTGCTGCAGCTCGTTCGCATGCAGTCCACGTCGTATTTTTCATGCGCAGCGAAGCATGTCATTCCAGCGATGCGTTCGTCCTGCAGGACCCTGAGGGTCGGTTTGTTTCGCGACTGCGGGCGACGCGTCTGTTGTGCCACACCCTATAATCTACGATGGCACCAGGCATTGTTCATAGCTGACGCCAGGGGCCACCATGTTTCATGGCACCCAATGGGAGCGCCTGAGGAGAAGATGACGACATCCATCGCAAGCGACGGGACGAAGCCGTCCAGGCGCACGTACGTGCTCGACACCAACGTCCTGCTCAGCGATCCTGATTCCCTTGAGGCATTCAATGAGCACGACGTCGTCGTTCCGATGGCGGTGCTCGAGGAGCTTGACAGGCAGAAGACGAGACAGGACGACGTCGGCAGGAACGCCCGGCAGGTGAGCAGGACCTTGGACCGGATGCGGTCAGGATCGAGCCTGTTTCAGGGCGTGCCCCTGAGAGGGGGCGGCACGCTGCGGATCATGACGTCGCCGGTCGATCTGGTCGGGACCCTTCCTGCTGAGCTGAAGGAGGCAGGAAAGGTCGACAACTACCTGATCGCCTTGATGCTCAAGCTGGGTCTCGACCCAACGGTCGAGGCCGTCATGGTCTCGAAGGACATCAACGTGCGCCTCAAGTGCGACGCGCTCGGGGTCAGGTGCGAGGACTACAGGCGCATGCGGGTCGCCGATGACCCTGTGAAGTTCTACAGGGGGGTCACGGTGCTCGACGCACCCGCTGACCTGATCGACGCAGTGCATGCGGGCCCAGTCTCGATCGAGGACGCGATCCTGCATGGGCTCGAGCACGACGGACGCCTGATGCCCAACCAGATCGTCGTCCTCAAGAACGTCCATGGCGACCAGAAGAGGTCTGCCATGACGCGTTTCGCGGGGGGCACTCTTCGTCGCGTTGCCGACAGGCAGGCCGTGTTTGGCTTGAAGCCGAGGAACAAGGAGCAGCTCTTCGCCCTGGACCTGCTCATGGATCCGAACGTGCGCCTGGTGACGCTCGTCGGCCCGTCAGGCACGGGAAAGACGCTTCTCTCGTTGGCCGCTGGGCTCGACCAGATGCACGGCATGGGTAGCTCGACGCCGTCTTACGACAGGCTCATCGTCACGCGACCCGTGCAGCCCGTCGGGCGCGATTTGGGCTTCTTGCCCGGCACCCTCCAAGAAAAGATGGAGCCGTGGATCTCGCCCATCAGGGACAACCTCGAGCAGCTGATGGGCGCTGGACGCAGCCATGACAAGGAGCCCAGAAACCGTGGAGGACGGCTTGCACGCGATGGCGGTGCAAGCCGTGAGTCCTCGTACCTGTCGCTTCTCATGGAGAAGGGCCAGATCGAGATCGAGGCGATCACGTTCATCCGAGGTCGCTCCATCCCTCGTTCTTTCATCGTGATCGATGAGGCCCAGAACCTGACCCTGCACGAGCTCAAGACCATCATCACGCGCGCAGGCGACGGCACGAAGATCGTGCTCACGGGCGACATCGAGCAGATCGACAGGCCTGACGTCGACATCTACACCAACGGTCTCACGTTCGCTGTGGAGCGCTTCAAGGTCCATCCAATCGCAGGCCACGTCACCCTCATCAAGGGGTGCAGGTCGGAGTTGGCCACCTTGGCGTCCCAGATCCTCTGACAGCTCGCCGCACCGCCCAGGGCGTATAATTTCACATTGCATGAGCGGCATCCTTGATTCGAAGTCTCGCGTGGTCGACGCTCTCGTCACCCTTGAGGGCAGGAGACAGGTCGTCCAGGGAAAGCTGCGGATCGTGGGGGCATCGTTCACGGACGCTGGGGCACACTATGCCGCCGACGCTGCAAGCGGGTCCGTCGATGCCAGCACCAGGTTTTACTTCGAGGCGTGCGACCTGCCGCAGGACCAGATCGTCTTCGAGGCCGACGACTCAGGCATGTTGGTGCCGTTTCGGTCGGCCGGCGAGCACCAGCTTCGTGCAGGCCAGGTGCTGACGTACCAGGTCTCGTCCGAGTCCGTCGAACAGATGCGGGTCGTGAGCGGGTCAGGTTTGGAGCAGGCCGCCGCCGACGTCCTGGACTCGAGCCTGACGAGCTTTCGCAGGCAGATGATCCTGAGCACCCGCGACAGGCTGTTCGAGGACGATGGCTTCGTTCTCGGGCCTGAGACGGCGACGTTCGTCCTGGACGACAGGGGTCCGATCGCTGACCCGGAGTCCTTCACGGCCGAGCCTGACGCGCTCGATGGGCTCTTCCAGGACCCACGTCTCAGTCACCTCCCGAACTTTCGTTTTCTGCCCCCTGTCAACGCGGGTCATGACGGGCGTCCGGGCACGTCCTTGGGGGCGTACAAGCCATGGGGACGCACGCGTCCCCTGACGTATCAGGCTCTGAGCCGCGAGCTCGCCAGCGTCGAGGCGCGGGGCGGTTGCCGGACGTTTTCCTTCGACCCCACGACGAGGACTAACAGCGTCGTGGGTCAGCTCTTCGAGAGGACCTCGACAGGGCTCAGGAAGCTCGATGTCATCGACTTCGGCGTCCACCCGACCGGACGTCCATCCTCACCGACGGCGCACGTGTTTTTCGCGGGCAGGCTCATCGAGGACGCCTCAGGCACACACACGTTCGTGCATGTCTTCACGCTGGTCTTCGAGTGACACATGTTCGTCAGGATCCAACGCGAAAAGGAACTCATCAAGACGACCCAGGCCCCCGCCCGCGTCGTGGACGTCGGCCAGGATGGATCGGTCGAACTCGACGTCGAGTTCGACCTCGCTCCGCAGGCCTCGCTCCGCGGAAAGTCTGTGAGAACCACGCTCATGTTGCGTGCCCCCGGTCGGCACGGGATCACCATGGCGTTGGACGCAGGCGATCTTGACGTGGAGGAGCTGGTGGGACGCATCGCATCGATCGTGCCAGACGCCAAGGCGGCGCAGAAGGCAGGCGAGCTCCTCGTCCTCGCACAGCGCACCAGGGCCCTGGGAGCCCTTGACCCTTCGGTGCCAGCAGCGCTAGGCAGGAGGCTTGTCCATGTCAGGACGAGCGAGCTCCGCCGTCGGGCGCAGTCCATGCCTATCCTTCGGGCGCCACGGCGGGCGCTCGCGCCCGGATCAGACCAGCCTGCGAGCGCCCAGGAGAAAAGGGAGGTGCTGCTGCAGGATCTCATGTTGCGTGGAGTCGATCCGTCTTCGAGGATCAAGCCCACCAGTTCCAACGCGCGTGCCGTCGCGGCGGGTTTTGCCTCGGATCCCACCGGTGTTCCTGATCTGCGTCACGATTCTTCCACGAGCGATGGGCTCGGAGCAGAGCAGGTCGTCGCCCTCGTGGCGTCTGTCGACCCGCTTCGGCCCGATCATCTGAAGGAACGTCTGCGCATTCCCGGGGATCGCATGATGGATGAGGGCAGGCCTGTGGATCACGTGCTGCTCCGGCTCGAGCTCCTCGACTCGACCAACGCGACGATCGATGCAGTGACGATCGGCCTGGACCTTGCGCGCCATGTCGCGGTCTTTCGCACGCCCCGGGCCGCGCCCGTTGCCGCGGTGGCCCGGTCGCATGGTGGCGTCGTGCTCCACGCACGGCCTGGTGACGCGGCGACGAAAGCCCTCAGGATCCTGCGCCGCGGGATCTCACGGGTGGGCTTGCCTGATTCCGCCTACACGCTCGTGGGTGAATTCAAGGTGATCGACGCGCACGCCGGCGTCCATGTGCCTTTGCCGCCCGTCAAGTCGGGCGTCGTCGTCTACAGGGTGGTGCCTGTCGGGCTCGAGGGCGTCGTCGGTGCCGAGTTTACGAGCGTCGTCGTGATGCCCCAGATGGCTGCCCCCGCACGCAGTACCGTGGTCACCACGGCACCCGTGTTGGGCGGCCTGTCCGTCGAGATCAGCAACGTGCCAGCCGGCGTGTGTTCCCTTGAGTTCCTACGTCGCGATCTGACACGACGCGAGGCGACCTATTCCGTCGTCGGCGGCCACGTGCATGTTGACGGCTCTCTTCGTCTGACGGGCAGGATCGCCGTCGTCGACCGTGATCTCAGGCAGGATCACGTCTACGAGCACTGCGTGCGGCTGACATACGCAAGCGGTAGGCGTGAGGTGGCAGGTTCCGCGCACACCGAGTACTCTGTCGTGCAGGAGGGAAGGGCGATGACGTCAGTGACGGACCTGCAGGTCGACCGGTCGTCGGGCACGCCTGACGTCGCGTTCACGATGGAGACCGTGCTCACCGAGTCAGATTTCGATGCCGTGAAGTCAGTTCTTGAACGCCAGGGCGCGTCCCCCCTCTTTCTTCAGGAGGTGACGCAGGAGAGGGATCGACTCAGGGGCCTGATCGTGCACAGGGTCACCCGGGTCGACATGACCAACGGCGACAGGGAGGACTTTGGCGTGGTCTCAGGCCCACGTTTCGTCGACTCTGCGGCGAGGGTGCAGGCAGGCGTCCGGCCCGTCGAGGACGGTAAGAAGTACAGGTACGAGGTCGAAGCCCTCGTTCGGGAGTCAGAGACCATGTTCGAGGAGCTGGTCAAGGTGAGGACAGACCCGATCACGAGGCGTCAGCACATCGTGCGACCGGCTAAGCACCTGCATCCCATCACGCGAGCACGCGGCACGGTCGTCAGCCGCGCGACGCTCGCGACGAGGCATGCCCAGGGCGCCTTCGGGCACGGCAGGATTGGCAGCGTGGCGACAGTGGACGTCTCACTGGATCGACCCGCCGCGCTCGTCGCGGACGCCGCGGCGTCCGCCCTGGACCCAGGCACAGTCGTTGTGTCGTGGCGGGTCCAGGGTGACGTCTCGACCGTGGACCATTTCGTGGTCCACCGCGTGACGACCGCCGGGACGCAGACGGCAGGAAAGTGCCACGCAGGTTTCCCGCACGGAAGCTTCCAATTCCTGGACTCGCCAGGCGACGACGCAGGTCCGGCCTCGTACGTGATCGTGCCCGTGTCGATGGACTTCTCCGAGGGAGACAGCGCTGAGACGGGTGAGACGGAGGCGACAAGGCCGTGATCAAGACCGTGAGGTTGAAGGCAGGAGGCTCAGGGGTCGGGTTCGGAGGACTGCAGACCCAGCCTGCTGTGCCTGAGGAAGAGCAGGCACAGCAGGTCCTTCTCGTCGACCAGGAAAAGGTCCAGGGCGCGGTCGCAGGTTCCGTCTCTGCTGTCGTCGATGCGGCATCGCAGGGTGCAGTGTTTCCTGGTGCGGGAGGCTCCTCGATCCAGGTTGGTGATCCGGCGCACGCTGACGGGGCGAGCTCTCCGATTCCGCATGACGTGTGGGACGGTGCCGTGCAGTCCAGGCGAAAGCTCAGGCCCATGGAACAGCTCACGGGCCTGTCGCATGACAGGCCCGAGATCGTCGCCCTGATGCCGTTCAAGCCTGCGTTCACCGACCCACCCGCGGCGGCACGCTCCGAGGCCCTGGGCCAGACGACTGTGACCAAGTCGGCAAGGCTCACAGACGTGGGTAGGTTCATCGAGGCCCGACGCCGCATCTCACGCCTGAGGCGCGCCACTGTGTCGCGCGTCGTTGCCAGTGCCTCGTCGGCATCCCATGCGCTGCGCCTTGAGCTTGACAGCAGGTCCGACAGGGTCGTCGCGGAGCTCGATGCCCTGTCGGACTCGTCCGCCTTCATGCTGGGGGTGGTCAGGGCCATGGTGAAGCTCAGGGGCCAGCTCGATCTCAGGGACGATGTACACAGGGTGGATCCCCAGCGGGTCTTCGCCCAGCATGTGGTGCCTGCGAGGGTGCAGGGCTTCAAGCTCGCATTTGACTCTGCATTCAAGGTTCACGGGGCGTACGCTCCGGGCTCATACAGCGTCATCGACACGATGCATCGCCTCGGCTATGACAAGGACTCTGCACGCACGACGTTCACGTCCTCGAAGCTGTGGTTGCAGCTCGTGCACGACCTGCGCGAGGCCGTCAGGGACCACTCCCTCGAGTTCGTCGACCTGCCCGACGTCCAACGTCGCAGCGACAGGAGCCCGACCGTCGTGGGGAAGCTCGCGAGCACGAAGTACTTCAGGATCAGTCCACAGATGAAGGCTCTGCCTTCCATCGCCGACATCGGCGCCGGAGACGGTCCTGCTGAGCTCGCCAAGGTCGTCGCCTCGATCGACGAGGGGTACAGGACGCTGTATGGCGGGACCCAGTTCAGGTCAGAAGAGTCCAGGATCGCGGCATTGGTCCATTTCGTCTCCCGCGAGCACCGTTATTCCGTCGGGCTGGGCCAGGCAGACGTCAGGCGCGTCCTGCACGAGCAGTTTGGGTTCCAGACGTCGCTGGGAGGAGACAACGCGGGCATGTTCGACGCAGTCTTCGGCGTGCCCGGTGGCTCCATCACTGACGTGCCTGCGCAGTTTCCGGCTTCGTTGACCGCGCTCGCGCACAGACGAGTCGGTCAGGACGTCGAAGTCCTGACCTTCGAGTCCCGGTACCTCGAATCAGGAGCTGACACGTTCACTCCTGGGTCCGCGTACCATGTCGACGGCGTCATGGACGTGTCACCCGCGGGCTTTGCGACAGGCCGGCTCGCTGAGCTCACAGCGTCGCTCGGCGGCGTCCTTGATAGGTTTTCGCGGGTCGTGGCGGGCCTCGACCTGCTCGCCTCGGGGCAGGCCCTCGACGAGCCTGCGCTGCTGGACGTGGGTGTCGTGCTGGGCGCAGTGTCGAACCCAGTAGCGCTGTTGGAGGCCACCGTCGGGCGCGTCGTGGACACGAAGACCGGTCGCACCCGGCATGCGGTGGCAGGCGACCCTGTCTCGGTCGTGTATTCGCAGGCCAGGGACGACACACGGCTTCGGGCCCTTCTGTTTCTGCTGTCGGTGGCGCGGCTTGCCCAGGTCGAAGGCGGTGGGCTCGCTCCTGCGTTCGAGCAGCTGTTTGGATCCGGCAAGCCCAAGGTGGTCGGATACCTGGTCGACAAGATCATCGCCAGGATGCGTGAAAAGACGCACAAGACCAACGCTGTCGTCATGCTGCCGGGGGTGACTGACGCGAGCATCCCGCTCGAGACCTTGAAGACCGCGCTGCGTGCCGGATCACCCACGGTCGAGGTGGTGGACAAGGTGATGGCCGCCGTGTTTCGTGCCTTTTCCGACAAGGAGAAGGGGCTGGTCATGGGCAGGACCCGATATTCTGGCCTCCAGGACACAGCCATCATGATGGCTGTGTTCGACATCGTGTGCGCCTCGATGCACTCGTATTCGGGCAGGAAGGTCGTGGGAGAGGCCCAGGTGCTGCCAGGCACCCAGTTCGAGGCCCCTTGCTTCGTGCTCAGCACGGACAGCTCGGCCCGCCTCGGGTCGATCACCGCGGTCCGCTCACGCCTGCAGCGTGAGGTCGCTCTCGTCGGACAGCTGGTGTGCACGGTCGTCGCCGTGATGGCAAACCTGTTCTCGTCCGCGACGGCGCTCGCGAACCACCTGGACTCGCCGGGATCACGCTCTGCCCTCGCTCGGATCGCATCGGTGGTGGGCCAGGGCGAGCGGCTCCGCGCCCTCTTCACGGAGCAGCAGGCGATGCTGCTCGCCTCGACCGTGGCTGACCTGGTCACGATGGCACGCAGGTCTGTCGTCGACCGCGACACGTCCGGAGGGGTGACAGGGGACGAGGAGATCGCGTTCCTCGACGCGCCTGGTTCGACTCCGCACTCCGCGGCGCTCGCGGAGGCCGCCTTCGGAGATCCTGAGTTCACGATGGGTCGCGGCTACAACAAGCGGATTCTCACGGTGGGCCTGCCGCATGGGATCTCCGAGCGCCTCAGGCAGGTCGTCGACCTCCACAGCGTCAAGCAGGGCGGGTTCAGGACAAGGCAGGCAGACCTGGTCCGGATCGTGGTGCACAAGGTGGACGTGCAGATGGGCGACCTCGTGTTCAAGCCGCTGTCGTTCATGTTTGAGCTCTCCAGGTTCCCTGTGCGTGACCCCGCTCTGCACCTGCCGCTTCCTGCGGGCGCGGGCCTGAGGCACGCGATCGCGTGCCTGCCCTCACGCGACTTTGGCGCGTCGCAAGGTTCATCTTTGACGTATCCTGACCCTCGTGACCTGGGCCTGCCCGGTCAGACCTCGCACGCGCTCACGTTTTCGGATCCTGATCATGGCTTCCTGTCGCGGTCGGACCGGCAGGAGCTCCTGCGCAACCATGCCTTGAGCTACATGCTCGATTCATACATCAGGCTCCTGACGGGACTCAGCCTCGCAGACCATCATTTCGAGCTCGAAGAACCCGTGCTCGCCCTCACGCCTGCATTCACGGCGCAGATCTTGGCGGCACGTGCCGCCAAGGTCGACGCAGTCCTGACGCAGCGGGCAGGTATTTCGTCCGGTGAGGAACGCCCAGGGCTCTTCACCACGCTGGGGGTGAAGACGAAGAAGGAAGCGAGGCAGGCAGCGGACCGGGGTCAGGACGTGAGGGCAGTCAGGTCTCTCGACGCCATGTCGACCGACGCACGCGCTGTGATGGGGCTCGACGCTCGCGTTGCGGCAGGGTTGGCACGGGAGCTCACGACCGTCGCTGACCCTCTCGTCATCTCGAGGAGGCTGCTCGCCCCCAGGCAGTTCGACAGGGTCTTTAGCGTGGTCGTCGATCCTGACGAGTTCGAGGTCGACGAGGAGGCGACCTCGAGGACACCGGTGGGCAGGCAGGCGCTCGAGTCGCTGAGAAGGTCAGGCGAGGTGGTGACCGTGCCCATGTCGGCGGCCGAGCGCCTCACGCACGGGGGCTCGAGCGTCCGGGAACCTCTACGGCTTCGAAGCAGGGACAGGGGCGCGGGCGACATGGCGTTCGAGCGCTACTTCGTCACTGTCGAGCCTGCATTTGGTGCGAGGTGATGCGATGGCAGGCATGAAGAAAGGCGGGCCGCGGTCCTCTGCGAACGTGCCGCAGCGACAAAAGACCGCGGTCCAGGCGCAGGCGGAGGCGCGTGTCCAGGCGGGGAAGCCCGTCGTGGGTCCGGTCAAGAAGGGCTTCTCGTCCCTGCCCTCGCACGAGGCCTACGTGGTGGACGTGCCCGAGGTGACGGACTTGACCGTCACGTTCCAGTACAACTATTTCGTGCAGGACGAGGGGACGAACGAGACCGGGGCCGTGCCTAGCAGGTTCCTGCTCAGGTCGGGGGAGACGTTCGACTCAGCCACCGTCGACCTCATGAGGACGCGCGTGCCTAGGCAGGTCAACGTCTCGTTCACGCCTGTCATGCCGCCCGGTCACAAGGCACCCACGGAAGAGCAGCAGAAGTCGCAGGCCGCCGCGGCGGCCTCTCTGATCGCAGACAACATCGACAAGATCGTGCCCGAGGACAGGTTCACGAGCCAGCGCTTCGTCTCGCTCGCGTTCCAGGACGCGCTGCTTGATGACCGGCTGTTCGAGCTCGTGTCCGGGTCGTACGTGCAGCACGAGCTCGAGCGCCAGGGGGACCCTGACGTGAACCATCGGTCGGCGGCGGCACGGCTGCATGCCGACCTGGGCGGCGACGTCCCCATGGGTTTTCTGGAGGGGGTCCTGGGCCGGCCCAACATGCGCGGCGGTCGCCCAGGGTTCTTTGGAACCCCTCTTCTGGCGCGCGTGCCCAGACCCGTCGTCAACGCGAGCATGCAGCTGAACGCCAGGCTCTTTCACGACGTGGTGGCCCGCGGGCTCCGGGACCCCGACGGTCACTTCGCTGCCGACCTGCATGGGCTGTATCACTCATCACGCAGGGTGCAGCAGCAGGCGAGGCTGCGGTTCAATCCCAGGGTCTCGGAGGCGGACTACAGGGCCTACGTTCCCTACGTCTCTGTCAGGTTCGACGGCGCCGCACACATGCCCGTGTCCCGCCCGGCAGAGGTCGTGGGCTACCTGGTCGACAAGACCGAGGTGTTGCCGGGCGGGAAGACGCGACGGTACGATCCCATCGTGATCGAGAGCGCCGCTGTGGGCCGGACGGTGGACCTGAGGATCCGCTACGGGGCCTCCTACGCGTACACGGTCAGGACCATCGCGCGCTTCACCGTGCCCGCGGTGGACGACGAGACGGGCCAGGTGGCCCTTGCGACCGTGCTGGTCTCGTCCAGGCCGTCCAACAAGGCCTTCGTCAGGTGCCACGAGGAACAGGCACCTCCTCCGCCGGCCGACCTCGGCTTCACCTGGGACCACGACTCAGAGCGCATGGCGATCCACTGGGCCTTCCCCCCCAACCCGCAGCGCGACATCAAGCGGTTCCAGGTCTTCAGGCGCAGCTCCGTGACGGAACCCTACAGCATGCTCAAGGCGTACGACTTCGACGACTCCACCGCGCCTGTGCCCCAGCGCGAGCATCCCGCGCCAGAGCTGGTGGAGCGCCTGGACGGGCCCAGGACGAGGTTCATCGACGAGGATTTCGGCAGGACCTCGTGCTTCATGTACGCCCTGGGCAGCGTCGACGCGCACGGGAACGTCTCGGCCTACTCGGCCCAGCACGAGGTCTGGTTCGACCAGTTCAAGAACAGGCTCGTCACGCGGCTCGTGTCCCACCTGGGCGCGCCCAGGCAGTACCCGAACATGTACCTGGAGGCCGACACGTTCGTGGACACGATGCGGGACTCGGGTAGGTCGCGCCTGCGCGTTTACTTCACGCCTGAGTGCTACGGGGTCAGGGACGCCGAATCACGCACCGTGCCCATGGTCACGACGACGCAGGACGGGGGCTCGTACAGGCTGCAGTTCGTCAACCCCGACGCGGCCAAGATGGCCGTGGTGGAGCTCAGGCTGGACGACCGAAGGACCCGACCCGATGCAGGCGCGGGGTCCCAGTTGGGACCCCAGTGAATCCCTCGAAAGGTCGATAGGTAGGACAATGGCAAGAGCGATCAGGGTCACCAGAAGGCAGCTGAGGTCGATCATCAGGGAGGAGGCGTCGAGGCTGCATGAAGCTGGCGCTGATGATCCGGTGGAACACGCGCGGCAGGTGCTCCACGACGTCATCGACGGAAGGATCCCTCTCGGCTCTGCGGAGGAAGACGGCGCCTTCGCGGCCCTTGAGCAGGCGGGCATCGATATCGATGACGTGGCTGCGGCAGTGCAGGAGGTCACCATCCTCGATCCCAATGATCTGGATCAGGATGCTGAGTTCGTCGAGCAGATGCGACGGACAGCACATCGGCTGCTCGACGACGCCATCGACGGTGTCTGACGTTTACCAAGCCACGCCGCGACATACGGTGCAGGCACGGTGTGGGTCTACCTGGTCACGAACACGAGGAACGGCAAGCGGTACGTGGGGATCACGAAAGGCACGGTCGAGGCCCGTTGGGCAGGCCATGTCAAGCTTGCACGCATGGGTGGCACACAGCTGTTCATGCGTGCGATCAGGAAGCATGGACCCGAGAATTTTACCCTCGAAGTTCTCGAGGAGTGCAGCGACTATGAGCTTCTGAAGGCACGTGAGACACACTGGATCGAGGAGCTCGGCACGTTTGCACCGGCTGGATATAACTCCACCTTGGGCGGAGAAGGCAGCATCGGGTACAAGCACACGGAGGCTGCACGTGAACGTCTTCGTGACGCGATGCTCGGCGTCAAGCGCGGACCCATGCCAGAATCGACTAAGCAAAAGCTGAGCGCAGCGAAGCGCGGGCGGCATTTCACGGTGCAGCACAGAGCTGCGATCAGCAAGGCTTCACGAGGAAGGAAGCTTAGCGCAGAATGTCGGGCAAAGATCGGCAGGCGGCAGTGGAAGCCCGTGCAACAGCTGACGAGGGACGGGACGCTACTGCATACGTACCGCTCGTTGATCGAGGCTGAGGCGGCGACAGGTGTGCTTCGGCAGAACGTGTCAGCCGTATGTCGAGGTCGAGCTTTTACGGCGGGTGGATTCATCTGGCGCTTTGCTGATGGCGCAGAACGGGCGTAGCGACGCATGGGATTCCTGGATTCTTCAACGAATAACGTCCTCGTCGACACTGTGCTCACTGACACAGGGCGCCAGATGCTGGCTCGCAACGATGGGTCGTTCGCAATTCACAAGTTCGCCCTGGGCGACGACGAGGTCGACTATGGCCTCATCGCACGCTACGGTCGGACCGTGGGCAAGGAAAAGATCGAGAAGAACACGCCCGTGTTCGAGGCCCTGACTGGGCAGGCGCAGGCCCAGAAGTACAGGCTGGTCAGCATCAGCAACCCGAACCTGCTGCGCCTGCCCCGCCTGTCCCTCAGCGGCGACGCCAGCGTGAACGGCACCGACCTGGTCGTGACCCTGGGCCGGACCACGCAGAAGACCTCGACCCTGACGGTGGAGCAGACCATCCAGAACGAGTCGTCGATCGACGTGGAGCTCCGGGACCAGGTCTTCATCGTGGAGCTCTCCAACCTGTTCCTGCAGGTGCTCCGGGCCACGCCCGAGAACATCGACGGCCAGCAGCGCGCCACCTACGTGCTGCAGAGGTCGCCCACGGAGAACAGCTTCGGGGGCTCCACGGCGCAGTTCACGCTCTCGGTCAAGTCCCTCACGGACGCGCTCTTCACGGTGTACGGCAGCACCCTCAACAAGCAGGTCATCAACACGTACGTCCGGGTCTCGGGCGTGCAGTCGGGCGCGGTGTGCGAGTTCCGTGTCTCGGTGAATAAGTCGTTGTGAGCCGTAGCAATGTTCGTCTACCTCATCACGAACGCTGTTAACGGAAAACGGTATGTCGGCATCACGACCGCGACCATCGATGCGCGGTGGCGTCGACATGTGAGCCATGCGAAGGGCGGGGGCAAGCAGGCTCTTGCCTGTGCGATTCGTAAGCACGGTGTCGAGTCGTTCTCGGTGCGACAACTCGAGGAGTGCGTAGATGAGGCAATCCTGCGTGAGCGTGAGCGTCATTGGATTCGAGAGCTCTCCACGCTCGCACCTGTTGGTTACAATCTGACTGAGGGCGGTGAGGGCGTCTTCGGTTACAGGCACACTGAGGAGTGTCGACGTCGTTTTGGAGCGAAACTCAGGGGGAAGAACCGCGGTCCGAAGTCGCCTGAGACCCGGGCCCGCATGAGTGCAGCGAAGAAGGGCAGGAAGTTCACGCCCGAGCACCTGGTAAACCTACGGGCCGCGAAGCGACGACCCGTCTCGGAAGAGACCAAACAGAGGCTTAGCACAGCTGCGTCCGGACGCGTCCTCTCGGACGAGGCGCGGGCCAGAATCAGCGCCTCGAGTCCACAGCGACGCCGGGTGGAGCAATTGACGCTGGCGGGTGAGCCTGTCGCCGTGCATGAGTCCATGAACGCGGGCGCGAAGGCCGCCGGGTGCCTGCCGCAGAACGTGTCTCAGGCGTGCCGCGGAAAGATCAGGTCGGCGGGAGGCTTCCGCTGGCGCTATGTAGAGTCGACCACATGATGACTCATGAAGACCAGCTCCTCAAGGACATCTTGGATGCGACGCTCGAGGAGACGCAGCAGATGATCACGCGTGACCACTCACCTGCGGGTCGGCGTGCGGCGCTGACGCACGCCTTGACAGAGCCTGGCCGAAAGGCAGAGAGGATCGTCGATGATGATGTCTGATCCCGAGCCCGTCCCTGTCAAGATCGCGTTCCTGGAGGGCGAGCGCGCGGTCGAGGGGCCGGGCTGGTACTGCTGGGAATCCGAGTACCCCGAGGAGGGCTACTTCTTCTTCAGCGCGACCGAGCGTCCGACGGCGCAGCAGCTGCGTGACATCTGCCCTGAGTACGTCGAGGAGGGGGCCTGATCATGAGGATCGCGAGGGAACAGCTGTGACGGATCATTCGGGAAGAGGCGAAACGCCTGCATGAGTCAGCAGGCCCGAGAGACCTGCAGGCGAAGGTCGACGTCATGCGCCGGTTCGCGGACGCATTCGGGTACGTGTTCGAGGACGCGCCGGGCTGGGACCCCGTCGAGGACGACTCCGAGCGCTCGCCCACAGTGTACGTGGGCGGACGGACCGACAGGGGCCAGGACTACCTCATGTGGATCGACAACGACGGCGGGCTCATGTTCGACACGCAGCCCGTCGAGGTCGCCGAGGTGGAGCGCTGGATCAGCGACGGGGAGCACCCGCACGTCGAGTGGCTCGACGAGTTTCGGTGAGCGTGACGTCGTGGCCCCGAGCGTGTAAGATGGCGCCGTGGCCTTCGTCTACCTGATCACCAATACGCTCGACGGCAAGCGCTACGTGGGTCGCACGTCGGGCACGGTCGAGGGCAGGTGGGCACAGCACAGGCGTGCCGCCGAGCGCGGGGACGACGTCATGCTTGTCGCGCGGGCGCTCCGGTGCCACGGTATTGACTCGTTCAGGATCGAGGCGCTGGAGGAGTGCGACGACTCCTGCGTCGGGGAGCGCGAACGGAGCTGGATCGAGCGCCTAGGTACCCACGTGTCGATGGGTGGCTACAACCTGACGTTCGGTGGAGATGGCGGTCTGCTGGGCCACGTCCATTCCGAGGAAAGCCGCCAGAAGATGCGCGACGCCGCCACGGGACGACGTCACACGCCTGAGACGCTCGAGAAGATGCGTCGGGCCAAGCTGGGCAGCAAACAGGACCCAGGTGTGGTCGAGCGACGACGGCAGAAGCTGCTAGGCAAGAAGAGAACGCCTGAGCAGGTCGCCAAGATTGCCGCGGGAAACCGTGGCAAGAAACGAGGCGATGTTGCGCGAGCAAACATCGCAGCTGCGAATCGACTCATTGGTCTGCGCAATAGACAGCCCATTGAGCTCATCGATGATGCAGGGCAGGTGCTTCGTAGTTTCTCATGGATCGAGGAAGCCGCTGTAGCGTGCGGAGTCTCTCGGTCAACGGTCGGAAAAAGCATTCGGATGAACATGCCCATCATGGGCCTTCGATTCCGTCGTGGTGAGCATCAGGGAGCCCAGCCGTGTGCTGGGAACACAGCCCTGGGAGGGTGAGAAGGTCGCAACGTTTAAGGAAATTTTGGCCGCGGACATCAAATCGCGCAGGAGCTACCTCTCCCAGGTCATCGATGTCCTGCAGGAGGACGTCAGCGGCTCCACCAGCAGACGCAAGTACCAGACCTTCGTGACGGGCGGCGTGGGGCCGGGCGTGACGTCCTCCCTGTACCAGACCGTGCATGACCAGGACTTCACGCTGCAGACCGCGAACCCGCTCTTCGACGTCACGTTCGGGTTGTACCCGAGCGGCTCCATCGTCGCGACCTCGCAGACGGGCACGGACGCCGCTGGCAAGGCGCTCTTTCCGTCCTCGTCCCTGATGATGCGGGAGAAGACCGACGCGTACAGGCAGCATGCAGGCGCGTTGCTGGGCGACACAGGGGCGCAGTTCGTGGCGCCCCTGGACTCCACGTCGGCCGACGACGAGATCGACTGTGCCCTGTTCATCGACTTCAAGCGCCTGGTCGCCCGCGATGGCATCAAGCGCGAGACCTTCGCCCTGCGGTTCGCCCAGTCGGCCAGCGTCATCGCCAACCCGACCAACGGCAACCAGGTGCCCAACCTGAGCATCACCTCGACCAGCGGCGTCGCCATCTTCACTGACGTGGGCTCGGCCCAGAACAAGACCGTGACGTTCGGGGGCCAGGTGGGCTCCATCGTCGACGCCGCACAGACGTCGCGCACGGTGGGCCTCATGTTCTACGACCGCGGCATGGCCGTGCTGGACCTGGAGAAGATCACGTCGGGCTCCCAGTTCGTGTCGGGCACGATCGACGCGATGTCGGCGCAGGGCACCACGGTGCTGGGCGCCCTGGGCACGGAGACGGCGCGGAAGTCAGCCTTCATCCCGGACTTCGTGGTTTCGGCCAGCATGGACAACGTGATCGACCACATCTGCGCGGCCAGGTTCCAGTCGGGTTCCCAGAGCGCGATCATGTTCCAGAACCAGACCACGATCAACAGCACCCTGGTCTTCTGCCGCGTCGACCCGGACGATTTCAACTACTCCTCAAACCCGACCTACGTCGACAGCGACAACAGGATCGTCGTGATCGATCCGGGCCAGGAGGACACGCAGCAGTCCTTCACCTTCATCACGAGCGTGGGCCTGTACGACGCGAACGACAACCTGCTGGCCGTGGGCAAGCTCAGCCGCCCGGTCGAAAACAGCCCCGAGCGCGCGCCCTTGTTCCGACTTCGCATGGATTTCTAGTCCGCATTTACATCATTGCTCGACTGGATAGAGTGGTCGGATGGGCAAGCTCTTCGACCACGTCTGCTCCAACCAGTCCTGCAAGAAGCCCTTCCAGCACCGCAAGCCCGACAAGCTCTACTGCTCCCACATGTGCTACGCATCACGCCATGGGACCGTGACGATCAGGTGCACGAGCTGCGGGGTCGACAAGCAGGTGGCCTACCGCTTCCGGGACGCAAAGTTCTGCTCGACCGCGTGCGCTGGGCAGGGCACCGCGGAGCGGCTCAGGGTCGAGCGCGTCACGGTGGAGTGCGAGTGGTGCGAGGAGCCCTTCGAACTGCTGCCACGCATGGTGGGCACGACCCGGTTCTGCTCGAGGGCGTGTCACGAGGCACACGTGCGGGGCGGCCTGCCGCGGGAGGTGACGCTGACATGCGAGGGCTGTGACAAGGAGTTCACGCGGCCCTTTGTCCTGCGCGGGCAGCGGTTCTGCTCGAAGAGCTGCGCCAACAGCGGAGAGCGCAATGCTTGGGCTGGGAACACATATCGTGTAGGATTACCGGCATGGAACCGAGGACTCACTGCTGCCACTGACGAGCGCCTTGCACGCGTTGGCGAGAAGATCTCAACGATCATTGCCGACAAGATCGTGCGCGGCGAGTGGGACCATCAGCCCGGCTTCGAGGGCTCCCACTTCGAGTCGAAGAAGTGCGGTCGCACGTTCTACTGTCGCTCATCGTACGAACGGCGCTACCTGGAGCTGTTGGAGGCCGACGTCGGGGTCGTGCGGTACGAGGTGGAGCCCTTCAGGATCCCATACCTGCACGAGGGTCGGGCACGCAACTACGTGCCCGACGTCCTGGTGCATCGGATCGGCGGGATCGAGCTCGTGGAGGTGAAGCCCGCCTCGCTGGTCGACTCGCCTGCCAACATCGCGAAGGCGGAGGCGGCCCAACGCTGGTGTGAGCAAAATGGTGTCGCCTACGTAGTTGTCATGGAGGACGGGCTGACGACATGAGAACCGTTCATCTCTTCCGAGGCATGCTGGCCCGTGAGCTCGTCGACGTCATCGCGGTGGCCTCCAGCGCTGTCTTCCTCATGCGCTGGCTCGTCGGCCTGTCGTCCACCAAGCGAGAGGCCCGGCGTCGTTCCGAGTCGGAGCTGTGGCCTGCCCTGGTCTCCAAGGACAGGCGCAGGATCGAGGCGTGGCTCATCGTGCACGGACCCAAGGCTCGGCCCGAGACCGTGGGGCTTGTGGAGCAGTTCAGGGACCAGCTCGTCATCGACGAGCCCGCGTAGACCCGGGCCGGCGTCATACGTAAGCTCCGACGGACGCCGGGGCCGTACCTTGCCCCTGCCTGGAGGGGCGCCGGGACGCGTCGCCTCCGTCGGGAGGCTGACAGTGTCGATCTTCGACGTGACCCGGTCCGACATCCAGACCGTCACTTTCATCGCAGAACCTGCCAGGAGCTTCTCGAGCTCCTCGGCGGGCGTCACGGGCTCGGTCTTCGTGATGGCACGCAGGTCGAGGTCCGAGAAGGACGCGGGCGGGTCTCCTGCCTTCGTGGACGACGTGCACGATGATTCTGGGGCGGGTTCACTGCTCAAGGCCGTGCAGGAGGCTGGGTTCCAGGCACGTCTCGTCAGCGGCAGCTTCTTCGCCCAGGCCGCCGCCTACATGGACGGGGTCGATGCCTTGGGGGCCTCCGAGCGAAACCTTGCCGCGTTGCAGGTCAGGCGCCTGGTGCCTTCCTCTTCCCAGGGTCCAGCCATGGCGAAGAAGATGGTCGCGAAGGACCTGTTGGCCCCGTGGCATCGGCCCTCGTGCCCGAGCGCTCACTGGGCCGTGCCCAACTACCACAGCCTCAACTTCTTCACGTCATCCACCGTGGTGACGGGCGGGGTCTTCTTGTATCCCAACGTCGCGGGCGGTCCCACGCACGACGGCCACGTGACGGGCGTGTATGCCCTGAGCGGGGGCTTCACGTTCGGCCTCAGCATCAATCCGCGGTACAGGCCCGACCAGGCCGATCGACCGTTCCATGCAGGCACGATCTTCCACATGTCGTCCTCGTATGCCCTGTCGTTGGTCTCAGGCTCGGCACGCGACCACAACGGACGGGTGGCGGCCTTCAGGCTGCAGCTGCAGCTGAGCCACAGCGCCGACATCGCGCCCAGTCGAGCCGTGCCCGGCACGGCCCCTGGCGACCTGGTCTTCCTCTCGGACGACAACTCGCTCGACTTCAACAGATGGCATCGGGTCGTGGTCAGGTGGGGCACCCAGTACGTGAACGATGGCACCGGGTCATTCAACATCGACGGAGTCGATCGCGGCACGTTCGTGGTCCCGTCGGGCACCATCATGCCCAGGGTGTTCACTGGGCGCGAGGGCCCTGCGGTCCTCGCGGTGGGCAACTTCGTCGACGTCAGCAACAGCGGCAGCCAGGCGATCGCGCCCATGTTTGGGCCCACGCTCGCGTTCCAGCAGGGTCTGCGCCAGCTGTGGGCGTCCGACGCCAGTCCCGACGTTTCGCTGGCACACCCCTTGAACGCGGAGCTGCACGACCTGTCGATCAGGCGCGCCTACACGTCGAACGACGAGATCGCCGCCAGCGGCAGCCAGGCCCCTGGTGGACTGTCGGAGTATGGCTTCTACCTGCCGCCCTTTTTCAGGCAGGCATCCCCGCTTCGACGCGTGGTCTCGGGCGCGGGCGGCGTCCCGTGCTCGCCCTACCAGCTGTACGACGGTTCGACCGAGGATCCGTTCAACGTCCTCATGGCGTTCTCGGTCGACGGCCATCACATCAACGTCGAGAACTTCGCATGCGACCTGGCCAACGACCTGACGCCCTTCATGCCCGGGGTCGCCTTCTACCCGCTGACCTCGCTGGCAGACAAGACTGTGCCTGCCAACAGGGCCCTGTACACCGACAGCTTCACGCGGCGCAGGAACCTGGTCGTGCTGCCGTGCGACGATGGGACCTGGCAGCCCAACTTCGACCTGATCGGCTCATGCCTGACGGGCTCACGCCATGCCTCGGCTCCTGGTCATCCTGATCCGATGATGATCAGGCTCGACGACCTGCTGAGCACGTCGAGCCTGCTCTTCGGTCCTGTCCTGGACGACGCGACCGGCTCGCAGGAGACGATGGCCGCTGCCCTGCTGGGGATCACGCCTGAGGCGCCCGGTGCCTCGCCCGGCCCGGCCCTCGCCTCTAGGTTCGCGCAGACGCTTCTCGCGATCTCGGCGGGCACCTACACGCCCTCGATGCACCGCGAGGTGCCGACGACGGTGCACCAACGGACCCGCGAGGCCTCGTCCAACTCTGTCGTGATGTTCGACGTGAGCAACCTGTTCTACGGCACCCGGATCCTGCCCGGCAGCCTGGTGCTGTCGGAGCCCGCGACCACGGGCTCGGGCGGGGCCATGTCGATGACGCTGAGGGACGACGGCCAGGGCGGCATCTACCGCGCCGACTGTGAGTCGGGCCGTGCGGTCTGGAACAGCGTGGGCACCGTGTTCTACGGGGAGGGCCTCATCGTGCTGCGGCACCCGGTGCTGGCGCTCTTCGGCAATGACGGCTTCGAGGTCTCCTTCAGGGGCGAGCGCCCGGTCCACGTCATGCACGTCGACGTCATGGCACCCGCGGGCAGGCTCAACTCGTCCTCCAATCCGGCCTACCGTGAGCTGCGGCCTTCCGGCGCCGCCAACGATCCCGACACGGGCTTCGTGTACCTGACCGGCATCAACTTCCACGACGAGAACATGAACGTGATCGCGCGCGCCGTCCTGGCACAGCCCATCGTGAAGAGGTTTGGGGATCGCCTAGGCTTTCGTGTCCGCGTCGATTGGTGATGCCTAAGTAAGACCATGAGGATCACGAGGGGACAGCTGCGCAGGATCGTCAAGGAAGAGGCCCAGAGGCTCTCGGAGCGTGGTCGTCCTGACTTCTCCGACCTCGCGGACCGGACCGAGACGTACGACCAGCTCGTGGACGCGTTCCAGACGGCGATGGACGACACGGGCGAGGACTTCGAGGCCCTGGTGTCGAGGCTGCGGGACGACGTGAGGGCCTAATAGATCATGGCAGCTACGAGGAAGCCAAGGAGGCGTCGGGTCTCTCGACGCGCCAAGAAGGGCGACTACACGTCCACCAAAACGGGACAGACCCATCGATTCAGGTCGTCGTGGGAGGCCCGGTACATGGCTCACCTGGACGCAGACCCGGCTGTGAAGACCTGGGGCTACGAGTGCCTCGAGATCCGCTACGTGAGCGCGCCCAGGTCGGGCAGGGTCCGGGTCTACCTGCCCGACTTCCTGGTGGAGCTCGCGGACGGCCGGCGCCTCGTGGTCGAGATCAAGCCCGCCAAGCGGGTGGATCGGCCCACCAACGTCAAGAAGTTCGCGGCGGCCCGGGCCTGGTGCCCGGCCAACAGCGCCGAATTCGTGGTGGTCACGGAGGTCGAGCTCAAGGCCCTGGGCATCCTCTGAATCTTCCGTGCTGTGGACCATGGTCGGGTTTCGTGGGATTGTTCGTTTACCGATCATGGACCCGCGCTAGTGTCGTCGCATGGCTGAGAACGGGGAAAGGCGTCTGGTCCTGGGCATGGACGTCAGCACCGCCGTGACGGCGGCAACGTTGCTGGAGCACGTGCCCAACGGGCACAAGATCGTCTCCATGCGGCATGTCGAGCTCTCGAGGATCGAAGGCTTCTGGGCCAAGGTGGACGAGCTCCAGGCGTTTCTGGAGACGGTCAAGGCAGACGCTGACGTCGAGGGAGGGCTCACGCACGCCTTCGTCGAGGAGTCGTTGCAGGCCTTCAGGCCCGGCCTCTCCTCTGCCGCGACCCTGATGACGCTGGCCAAGTTCAACGGCATCACGTGCGCGATGGTGAGGTCCCTGACGGGCTGCACGCCGGAGCCGCTGGCCGCGACCTCGGCCCGAAAGTCGTGCGGGATCGTGGTCAGGCGCGACGCGGTGGACGAGGCCGGGAAGAGGCTGGACGCGAAGCGCCAGACCTTCCGACAGCTCACGGCACCTGGAGGCCCGCTGGCCCATGTCGCGTTTCCGACCAAGAGGGGCGGTGCCGTGAAGGACTGGGCGATGGACGAGGCCGACAGCTTCGTGGTCGCCCTGGCCGGGCTGCGGTCCCTGGTCTCCTGCTGACTGCACCGTGTCTGCCAGCGGCACGGACATGGTAGGTTTCTACCATGGCGAAGGACAGGTTGGTCGTCGACTCGCTCCACCACGGGGGTTACTGCGTGGGCTGGTACCTTGCTGAGGAACGAGAGATGGGCCTGCTGTTGGGCCAGGCCTGGAACAAGAACCGTAGGACCAAAGACCGGGCCCTCGTCAAGGATGATGATCTCGAGACCTGGGCCGCCGAGCACGCCTTGGCCCCGCTGAAGCACGAGCGCCAGGGCGAGGGTTGTTTCGAGTTCGAGTCCTATGCAAGTGCCAGGGCGGCCCTGGCACTTGCACGTGCTGCGGTTCGTGCCGCGCAGGCGGATGTCACGCTGGAGGAGTGGGAGAAGAAAGCGCTCGCCGCGGGCTGGAAGCCGCCTCGCGGTTGGAAGAAACGCTCCAAGGACTGCCAGTCGAATAAGTAACGTGCATGAAGATGACGATCAAGCGTCTGCGTGGTCTGCTGCGGGAAGCACTTGAGTCTCATGATGCGACCCGCGCCGACGAGTTCAGAGATCGGATCTATGCCGTGCTCGATCAGCTGGAAGAGTTTGCCCAGGGCAGCTATGCCTATGAAGACGTGCCGATGCATCGCCTGGCCGAGCTCGGGATCTCACCCGAAGAGTGGGCCCAGCATGGGGATGACGAGCAGGACGCCTCGTTGAGCTGGCACGTTGACGAGACGAACCAGACAGTGTCATTCTTCCTCGATTGAGGCCTCGTGTTCCTGCGCGTCTCCGACCTGGTGTTCAGGCACCAGAGCCCACGTTTCTACGATGTGCTGCGGCCCGTCAGCTATGCGACCCTCGCTGCCGACGGTCGGGACCCAGAGTACATCAGGATCCGACGGCAGGTCGAGGGCGACTACAGGCGGCTCCTGGGCCAGTCCGAGCGCGCCGAGACCAGCTTCCTGTACGCGACAATTGTGGGCTTCCACATGATGGAGTCGCCCAGGACTTATCCGGGCTTCACGTACTACTTCAGGATGACGTCTGGGCAGGTCGATCGCTGCGTCTTTCACGTGGTCGACCCCAACTTTGCGACCCAGCCGCTTGTGGGCCGACTTGGCCTGGGCCATGCCCTGTGCACGTGGTTCGATCGTTCCCGGTTCATGTCCCCCAGGCAGGACCCAGTGCTAGGCCGTGAGGACCCTAGGATCGAGGTGGTCGTCCAGGACCCCATCGCGTACGACAGGTTCGTGACGCAGGCGGAAGACAGGCTGGAGGGTGCCATGGGTGCGGTGCGCATGAACACGGGCGGCCGCTGGCACTGACAATCAAGGGACAGAATGGGAATGAGCCTCGTCACGGTGGGGGAGATGCATGCCTTCATCGCGTCCGTGTTTGGCTCGATCAAGCCCTCGCGCGATGGACTCAACGTCGCAATCAGGTGCCCGCGATCCGAGTGCGACTCGTCGCGCGATCCCAGGAAGCACAAGCTCGTGATCCATGTCGAGCGCCAGTGCCTCCACTGTTGGGTCTGCGGCTTCAAGGCCCGCAGCCTGATGCCGCTCCTCCTGCGTCATGCCTCGCGTGAGGCTGCAGCGACCTACAGGGAAAAGTTCCTCGCAGGCAGGGTGCTGTCGGTCTCCGAGGAGGCCCAGTGCGCGGAGCTGCGGTTGCCAGACGGCTTCAGGATGCTGGCGTGCGCGGCCGAGTCAGACTCGGCCGCGCAGCGTGCCCTGCGGTACGTCTGCGACAGGCGCGGGCTGGACCGCCGGATGCTGTGGCGCTTTCGGCCAGGCGTGTGTGATGATCCCGGCTGGCGGGACAGGGTCATCATGCCCTCCTTCGATGGCCAGGGCGGGCTCAGCTTCTTCACGGGCCGTGCTCTGGCGCCGGGCATGGTCTCCTACAGGAACTGCGACGTCGACAAGGGCTCCGTGGTCTTCAACGAGATCAACGTGGACTGGAGCTCACGCCTGGTGCTGTGCGAGGGGCCGTTCGACCTGGTCAAGTGCGGTGAGAACGCCGCGCCCCTGCTGGGGTCGAGCCTGCCTGAGGAGGGCGTCCTCATGGATTCAATCCTCGTCAACAGGACTCCTGTCGCGCTCGCCCTCGACTCGGACATGAGGGTCAGGTCGCAGGAGCTGGGTCGACGCCTGTCGGAGTATGGGATCGACGTCCTGGTGGTCGACCTGGGTGATCGGCACGATCCGGGCGAGATGACGCCCGCAGAGTTTCGGGACCGGCTCGTCGAGGCCCGGCCCTGGAGCTGGCGCGGCATGCTGTCAGCACGGCTCGACAGGGCGACCCGCGCGACGGCCCGGCTCTAGGACGCATACGTAGGGACGCATGAACGAGACCGTCCTACGTGCCGCCGTGCGGGTCATTCTCAGTGAGTCAGGAATCGACATCGAGCGGCTCACGAGGGACCTGCTGCGCTCGAAGCCCAGGAGCTCCGACAGGCGCGACACCGTCGAAGAGCTCATGGGAGCGGTCGTCAATCCCTCACGTGGCCGTGCCTTCATGCCGCTGTATTTCGTCCTGTGCGACGCTGCCCAGGTCGACGGACTCGAATACCTCAGGCTCAAGGAGGAGGCCCAACAGGCCTGGCTCGATCACGTCCAAAAAAAGATGCAGGCGAAGGGCCGCATGACGTCGCACGTCCCTAAGGCGATCGCGTCGATGCATGGACGGATCGACGCGGTGTTTCGGGACGTCGTGACCGCGCTCTGCGGGCTGAGCATCGCTGCGATAAAGGACGCTGTCCTGACAGCCGCCGCAGCAGAGACCGATATCGACTGGCGCGGGAAAGAATCGATCCCTGAGGACTACTACGCCCTCTGACGTACTTAGGGACGATGAGGTCCCAGCGCATCAAGGAGGCCCAGCTGCGGCGGGCCATCAGGGCAGAGATCAGGCGCAGGCAGGCGCTGGACGAGGGCGTCTTCGACGATGTCAGGGCCGGGATCCAGAAGCTGTCGGCCTACGTCACGAAACAATTCGGGTCTGTCGCCCAGAAGTGGGCCTCCGCCATCGGCCAACGCCTGCAGGCGTTGGCGACCATGCCAGACGATCTGAAGACGGTCTTCTCGGCGATCAAGGCGGGCATGCAGCAGACGGGCGAGTCCTTGCCCATGAACGATGCCCTGAAGCAGGCCAAGGAGCTCGGCAAGCTCGGCAAGGATCAGGCGCTGGCGCAGGTCGAGCAGGACCTGGAGGGACCTGTCAGGGAGAAGGCAGCCGCTGCGAACGAGGGACTGTACACGCGGACCCTGTACGCGACGCTCGCCGAGACTGAGCTGCCGCCCGCGGGCTCGCGGTTGGATGAGTCCCTCACGGTCACGTCTGTGCTGGGAGTGGGGCTCGCGGTCATGGGTGGCCTGCCCCTGGTCTTCAAGGGCCTGCACAAGCTCGCCCGGGTGCTGGGGGCTGAGCGGGCATCGAAGATGTTCGAGCACGCGTACCATGTCACGCACCATTTCGAGGAGAAGGTGATCGACCTGGTCGTCCCAGACAAGCTATCGTACTTCGTGTACAGCTTCCTGTGGAAGAAGGGCATGAGGCTCTCGAAGGACCATCTCGAGTTCATGGACTTCCAGCTGGGCAAGGAGGGAGCCATGAAACGTGCCCAGGGCCTGATCTTCAAGGTGGTCCTGATCTACTTCGCCTGGAGCGGCCTGCAGGGCGTGCTCCACGCAGGCGCGAGCATGCTGGGCTTCGTGGAGGGCACTGCGACCACTGTCAAGGGGATCGAGCTCGCCCGAGGCGCGACGGAGGTGGCAGCGCTGGTCCGCGCAGGGTCTGGAGCCGGAGCAGCCGCGGCAGCCGTTGCCTCGAGCGTCTGAACTCCTTTCGTCTCCCAAGATAGTCTAGAACTGAGAGCATGAGCAGCGATCACAACCAGCAGCCTTGTGTCATCGAAGTGGTTAGTGCGGCCGTCGTCATGGCAGGACGCGTCCTCATGATCCAGCGCATGCCCAAGCCGGACCGGCCCATGCTGGACTACGTCTTCGCGACGCCTGGTGGCAAGGTGGAGCCGGGGGAGACCCACGGGATGGCGCTGGTCCGGGAGCTGGGCGAGGAGCTCGGGCTCCAGGTGACCAGGGTCGGCAGCGTCGTGTACTCGGTCGTGGTCGAGCCTCCGCTGGTCGCCGCGCCCGTTCGCGTGACGTGTTATAGGATCGATCTGTCAGACGCCGTTGGGATGCCTCGTGCCCTCGACGGCGTCGTCGGCTTCGCATGGTTTCATGGACCGGGGTTGACAGCTCTCGAGCTGGCGCCGGCGGACGCGATGGGCCTACGCGAGCTGCAGGCTGAGCTGGCGCGCAGCGTATCGCATACATAAGCACATGCGTATCACACGTGGGCAGCTGAAGTAGATCGTCGTCCAAGAGGCTCGCAGGCTTCGTGAGGGCAGTCCGTTCAACGACGATAATCGTCCGGAGCTCATCGAGTTCGTACAGGAGATGACCGATACGATTTTCGACTCGTTGCAGTCGCATGGTCTCCTGCCGTCCTGGGCACAGGACGAGAGAAACGAGCAGGACGTGCGCGAGGCGATCCAGGTGGCCCTCGAGGGCATGGTCGACGAGATCACGAACATGTCCTGACACAACGTGTGCTTTACATGACACCTTGATGCCATAAGATGGCTCGGTGTTCCTGCGCTTTGAGACGCGACCCAGGAAGCGAAAGCCGCTCAAGGACGACATCGTTCGACCTCGTCGTCTGCGTCCTGACGACAAACGTGCCATCTCGCAGGTGGCGATCATGCGTTGTGACCAGTGCCAGCGTGAGTTTGAGGTCAGGCACCACGCGCAGATGAAGTCTGAGCAGCAGCATCACTTCTGCACCAACAGATGTCGATGGGATGCCTTCAAGGTTGGTGGATGCCTGTATCGCGCAGACATTGCCTTGATTCGTCCAGACGTCCTCGCACGTGCCTGTGCTGCGTCGCACAGTAGCACTGCTGAAAAACGACGTTCTGCTTCGCTCAAAAGGTTTCATGCCACTCGGCCTGACGACTGGCAGAATCCTGGTAATACCCCTGAGGGATGCAGGAAGCGCCATGAGACCATGAAGCGCAATGGCACCTACAGGAAGTCACAACCGGAGGATGGGCTCCATGAGTACCTGGTCAAGCGCTTCGGGAATGTCGAGCGCCAGAAACACGTCAATGGCTGGCCCATTGATTTCTACGTTCCATCGCTGGACACGTACGTGCAGCTGGATGGCGTCTACTGGCATGGCCTGGACCGTCCCATCGAAGAGATCCGCGGCAGCTCGGTCCCTCGAGATCAGCAGATTGTCAGGAAGTGGGAGACGGACAGGAAGCAGGACGCCTGGTTCGTGGAGCAGGGCATAAGGCTGATGAGGATCACGGATGTGGACTTCATCAAAGGAAAGCGACCACTGTGAAGATCGCGCATACCGCAGACATCCACATTCGTGGTCTTTCACGACATGATGAGGCAAGAGAGGTCTTTCGGGCCTTCGCAGCTGACTGTCGGGCACAGGGCGTCGAGCACATCGCAGTCGAAGGCGACGTGTTCCACACCAAGACCCAAGGCATCACGCCCGAGTACATCGAGTTCCTGACATGGTGGCTTAGGTTGTTGGCCGACGCGACCGTGCCCAGGTCTGACGGGCAGCCCACCGTGCATCTACGGTTGGGTAACCACGACGGCAATCTCGTCAACTCCACACGCCAGGACGCCGTCACGCCTGTCGTCGACGCGCTGGGGGATCCGCGGGTCAGGCTCTACAAGGCTAGCGGCACGTACGAGTTCGCGCCTGGTTTCAGCTGGTGCGTCTTCGGCATCTTCGACCAGCAGGGCTGGAAGGACGTCCGGCCCACGCCGGCAGGCGTGAACATCGCATGTTACCACGGAGGGGTCGCAGGCGCGCGGTCAGAGACCGACTGGGAGATCGAAGGTGGCCTCGACCTGACCTTCTTCGAGGCGTACGACTTCGTCTTCCTGGGCGACATCCACAGGACCCAGCACCTTGCTCGCAGGGGCCCGGGCGACAAGCCTTGGATCTCGTACCCTGGCACACCCATCCAGCAGAACTATGCAGAGGCCCGGGAGCACTGCTACCTGCTGTGGGACATCCGGTCCCGTGACGACTTCGACGTCACGGAGCGACCGCTCCCCAACCCGCGACCGTTCGTCACGCTCGAGTGGCGCGGTTCCGCGGAGGAGACGGTCGCGAAGGCCGGTCCGCTGCCGCCTGGGTCCAGGTGCCGCGTCAAGGGAGGCGATGACCTGACGCAGGGCGACATGAGCGCCCTCACGGGGGTCCTCAGGACGACGTGCGCGCCCACCGAGGTGACGTTCAAGGTCGAGCGGCAGTCTGCGCGGCAGGTCGCCGCGCCTGATCGCTCCAGGCTCGTGAAGGCCGACCTGCGAAGCCCTGAGGTGCTGCTGCGCCTTCTCAAGGAGCATCATGGTACGGCGGCAACGTCTGTCACAGATGCCGACTGGGAAGAGGTCTCGCGTCTGCTGGCGGGGTACCTGGGCGCGATCGGTGCCGATGATGACGGAGCGCGGAACGTCAGGTGGAACCTGCGCTGTCTCACGTTCGACAACATGTTTCCATACGGAGAGGGCAACTCGATCGACTTTGACGCGCTGCAGGGCATCACGGGGATCTTCGGGCCCAACAGGTCGGGTAAGTCATCGATCGTCGGCACCCTCATGTACTCCCTCTTCAACACGACTGACCGTGGGCCCATCGAGAACCTGCACGTCATCAACGCCAGGAGGTCCTACTGCAGGTCTAGGTTCGTCGTGGGCGTGAACGACGTCGACTACCTGATCGAGCGCCAGACCGTTCGTCACGAGAACCGGAAGGGGATCCAGCAGGCAGTGACGTCGCTGAACGTCTTCCAGGCCATGCCCGACGGGTCCTACAGGGACTTGTGCGGTGAGCAGCGTTACGACACCGAGAAGGTGATCAAGGGTCTGATCGGCACGGCCCGCGACTTCCAGCTCACGTCCCTGAGCGCGCAGGGCGACGTGGAGCGCTTCATCAGGGAAGGTTCGACGCAGCGGCGCCTGATCTTGGCCAGGTTCCTCGACATCGACGTGTTCGAGCGTCTGCACGATGCCGCGAAGGAGGACGCGCGGTCGCTGCGCGATGTCTTGCGTCGGCGTCCTGTCCTCGACCATGCCGCCGAGGAGCGCCGGTGCCTCGATCGGCTCGCCGAGCTCGACCTCGGGCTGCGGGCGCTGGAGGACGAAAAGCGCGCGAACGCCGTGGAAGAGGAGTCTGTTCGAGCAGAGCTGGGCCGACATTCCGGCTTCGTGCCCGTCACTGAGGCGCAGCTGCAGGACCAGGACCGGGCCCTTGACCTGGCACGTGGACGACTTGACTCGGTCAAACGGGAATTGGCGCAGATCGACGAGACAGCGGAGAGGCGCCGGCAGGACGTGGAGCGCCTCGAGGCAGTCAAGCAGAAGCATGATCCTGCGGAGCTCCGCGCGAGGCTTGCGCAGGTCTCGGAGCTGTCAAGGGCGACGGACGCCTTGCGGCACATGGTCGAATCGTCCAAGGCAGAGCTGGACCGGTCGCTTCGTTCCCTCAAGACGCTGGCAGGCGTTCCTTGCGGCGATAGCTTTCCTGATTGCCGCTTCATCAAGGACGCGCATGTCGACAAGTCAAAGCTCGACTCGCAGCGCGCCGCCGTCTCCGACCTGATTGCACGCCTTGAGGACAAGGAGCGGGACCTGACTGCGGCCGCTGCCGAGAGGATCGAGGAGCGACTGAAGAAGCATGACCGTGCCGTCGAGCTCTTGTCCAAGGAGGCCATCGACGGTGCGCGGTCTGAGGCCAGGCGCGAGCACCTCGCCGCTTCCCTGCCCAAGCTCGAGGACGACCTGTCGCAAGCCCAGGCACGTCGGGACCAGCTGGTCCGCGACAGGGACGCCACCGAGAACGTGGAGGTCATCGGGCTCCGTGCCCGGCTCGACGCGCTGAGGACGCGCCTGCACGAGATCGACTCATCCAGCCTCAGGCTCGCGACCGACAGGGGCAGGACGCACGAGGCCCTCGAGCGGTGCCAGGAATCGGCACGGGAGCTCGCAGTCCTGGAGCGCCAGCTCAGGCTGTACGAGCTCGTGATGGCGGGGTGCTCGAAGCGCGGGATCCCACGCATGATCGTGGCCGCGGAGCTGCCGATGATCAACGCCGAGATTTCTTCCATCCTGCACGGCATCGTGGACTTCACGGTCGAGCTGGACGCGGACGAGGACACCAACGCCCTCGACGCCTACCTGAACTACGGCGACTCTCGCCGGCTGCTCGAGCTGGGAAGCGGCATGGAGAAGTTCGTGAGCTCCATCGCCATCAGGGTGGCTCTCACGAACGTGTCGTCTCTGCCCAAGACCGACACGTTCATCATCGATGAGGGCTTCGGTTCGCTCGACGACTCGGGCCGTGAGGCCGTCGGTAGGCTGCTGCAGTCTCTCAAGCGCTACTTCAGGAGCATCCTGGTGATCTCGCATGTGGATGAGATCAAGGACGTCGCCGACAATGTCCTCGAGATCACGAAGATCGAGAAGGACTCTAGGGTGGTGGCGCCGTGACCGCCGTCGCCCTTCCTCGAAACAGGACGGCGCTCGACCGCGTGGGTTACGTCCTGGTCATGCCCGACGACGTGGCGACGCCCGTCCCCATGTGCTGTCCGCTGTGCGATCGGGCGATGGCATCGTCAGACGACGAGGCCTCGTTTCTGGAGCACGGATGCTGTCACGCGTGCGAGCTCGAGTGGGTGCAGCCCGATCGCGCCGCCTGGAGCGCCGGACGTCGGCCCGAACGCGCGCAGGTCGCCTCTCGCGCGGCGCTGAGGCCTCCGATCACGTTGAGGCTTGAGGTCGACTGACAGCGCACCCAGCCCGCCGTCCTCCTACCTACAGGAGGAGCTGGTGACATGGCAGAGGGCACGATCGACCACAATGCGCTCGCGCAGGCAATCGATTCCACCTGGGGGCGCTCGTCGACGCCCAAGACGGCGGGGAGTTCGGTGAAGTTCACGATGGGCGGGGGCAGGCTGACCGCCGTCTACGTCGCCATCGTGAACTTCGGCACTGAGCATGAGAGGATCCAGACACGGCGCCGGTGCTCGGACGAGTCCGAGGCGGTGCTGGCCGCCGAGGTCAAGCGCGTCAAGGCGACGTACAAGGAGCTCGCGGGCAGGTCACTGTCACTGAAGGAGCTGTCGTCCCGGGACGAGCTCGAGCTGGTGGGCGCGTCGCCGCACAGCCCGCGGCGGACAGCCATGTACAGGCGCCGCTCCATCATGGAGCTCGCCTGATCGATGGCGACGACGCAGCAGAAGCTGGAGATCGTCAGATGCGGTCGCGATCCCATCTACTTCATGAAGAAGTACTGCCGGGTCCGGACCCCCGTGGGAGGCAACACGCCGTTCAGGCTCTGGCCCTTCCAGGAGGAGTGCATCAACGACTTCATGCGCCATCGGCTCAACATCGTGCTGAAGGCGCGCCAGCTCGGCCTCTCCACAGTCACTGCCGTGTATGCGCTGTGGATGGCGATCTTCCAGAAGGACCGCAGCATCCTGGTCATCGCCACGAAGCTGTCGACCGCGATCAACTTCATCAAGAAGGTCAAGTTCGCGCTCCAGAACCTGCCTCCGTGGCTGGTGCTGCCGAAGCTCGCGGGTGAGACCAAGAGCCAGCTCACCTTCAGCAACGGCAGCGAGATCACGGCGACCCCCACGTCGGAGGACGCGGGCCGCTCCGAGGCGCTGTCGCTGCTGATCATCGACGAGGCGGCCTGGATCAAGAACTTCGAGGACATCTGGACGGGCCTGCAGCCCACGATCTCGACGGGCGGGCGCGCCATCCTGCTGTCGACCCCCAACGGCGTGGGCGGCCAGTACTACAAGCTGTGGACCGACGCCGTCGCCGAGCTGAACGACTTCAACCACATCAAGCTCATGTGGGACGTCCGGCCTGACCACGACCAGGAGTGGTTCGAGAAGGAGACCCGCGGCATGGGCAAGAGAAAGATCGCGCAGGAATACCTGTGCGACTTTCTGAGCTCGGGTGAGACCTTCCTGCAGCCCGATGACCTGGACTGGCTCCGCAAGCACATCAAGGATCCGATCGAAAAGAAGGGGTTCGACAGGGGCGTCTGGGTGTGGGCGCATCCCAAGGCGCTGCACAGGTACGTGATCTCGTCCGACGTGGCCAGGGGCACGTCGGGGGACAAGGGCGACTACTCCACGTTCCACGTGATCGACTGCGACGAGTGCGAGGTGGTCGCCGAGTACATGGGGCGCGTGCCGCCCGACAAGCTGGGGGACCTGCTGAACGAGTTCGGGCTGCTGTACAACAAGGCCCTGATCGCGCCGGAAAACAACACGTTCGGCTTCTCCACGTGCACGCGCCTGCGCGATCACCACAAGTACCCGCGGCTGTACTACAAGGACGCCGTGGGGGACGCGTACGATTACAGGCCGTACAGCGACGACGAGGTGCCCGGTTTCCCGACCCAAGGCAACACCCGGCCCCAGATCCTGACGAAGCTGGAGGAGCTGATCAGGAACAGGATCGTCAGGATCTACTCGCGCAGGTTCTGTGACCAGATGCAGGCCTTCGTCTGGGCCGGCGCGAAGGCCCAGGCAGGCAAGGACAGCCACGACGACCTCGTGATCAGCCTGGCGATCGGCTCGTGGCTGCTCGACTGCATCTTCGGTGGCGGAGTCCGCGCGGGCGCGTCGCGCACCGCGATGCTCGCTGCCGTGACCGTGACGCGGCGCGACGTCAGCACCATGCCTTCCACGACCGTGACGGCGCTGGTCGATCCACGCATCGTCGCCTCGCTGCAGCACGCGGTGTACGGAGGCGTGCGACGGATGCCCAAGCCCGGTGCCCTCAACGATTTTTCGTGGCTAGGAGGCTGAGATACCTATGGACGTGAGTGCCCAGCAGAAGAAGAGGCCCGGGATCTCGGTCACGCGAGTGCGCCAGATCATCGGTGAGGAGCTGCGTCGAGCGCGGCTGCGTGAGTTCGCAGATGAGCCCGTCGGCCCTGACCACGAGGCCACCGCGAAGCTCGTGGGCGCGGCGAGCAAGCTCCTGAAGGCCTGCTCGGCGTTCCAGGACGCGACCAAGGACATGCCCGCCGTGGCGATGTCGATCGCTGTGCAGCTCGGCGGGATCCAGAAGGCCCTGGGGCACATGGTCGAGGCGCCTGCCTCGTACACCAAGAAGCCCAAGGAGCCCAAGGTGGTCCGGCTGAGGGTCACCGCGGACGACGGGGACGACAAGTGAGGACGGTCGAGCGCCTCAGGCTCCTGGTCAGGCAGGAGCTCGTGGCCGAGGCGCGCCGCGCTCCTACCAGGAAGGCGCGCAGGATCTCGACCCACAGGAGCCTGACCACCGTCATCACGCGGTATCCAAGGATTGTGGCGCTGTCGAAGGAGCAGGAGCCTGGTCACTACGGCACCTGGGACTCGGTCGTGACGTCGCGAAACCCGGAGCTGGAGCTCGAGAAGCTGGCCGTGTACAGGACCATGGCCGACAGCGGGCCTGACGTCTCGTACGTTCGCGTGGGCAAGCTGCTGCCGAGGATCAGGCGCGCCGTGGGCCGCAAGGGGATCCTGGCCGCGTTTGAGTCGAATGGGCTGTCAGACGTCTTGGACGGACTGGGTCTGCTCGATGCCCGGGACGCCGAGGCACGTGCTGGATCTGACACGTATTTCTGAGGCGCATTGGCCGCCGCGCCCTAGAATAGGGCAGGAGAGGGAGGGGCCGGGTGCCCAAGAGGAGAGAGTCGTCGCAGAGCCTGTTCGCCCGCTTGGCACGGTTGTTCCGCAGCGGGCCGGTCGTGAAGCGCAAGGTGCGCGCCGTCAACACGTCTGCCATCCTGCCCGACCAAAAGTCGTCGGGCATGCTCCTGTTCCAGAAGGCCCATGGTTCCGCGTACGCCAGCATCACGAGCCAGGCGTACAACATGAGCGAGCGGCTCATGCGGTACCAAGATTTTCAAGAAATGGAGTATTCACTCACTGGTGATACTCTGGTGCCATCGCCCGATTCGCCGACCGGTTTTTTTCGGATCGATGAACTTTCGGCGCAGTGTGCTGCGCAGCCTGGTCGGACGTTCACTGTCTACGCATACGACCATGAACGTCGGCAGATCGTGCCTGCCCTGGGCAAGCAGGCACGACAGACCTGCGTCGACCATGCCTGGAAGGTGACGTTCGAGAACGGGCAGACGATCACCGCCAGCCCGGAGCACCGCCTCATGATGCGCGACGGGACGTATCGCCGAGTCGAGGACCTGCAGCCGGGCGACTCCATGATGCCCTTCTACCGCAAGGACCTGTTCGAGAACGCGGAGCAGGGCACGAAGGGCTACCGCTGGGTCTACACGATGGACCCGCGCTTCCGCGGCTGGACCAAGGAGCACCAGCTGGTGGCCGAGTGGGTCGCAGGTCGAAAGCTCGCTGAGGACGAGGTGGTGCACCACGTCAACTTCGTGAAGACCGACAACAGGCCCGTGAACCTGCAGATCATGGCGAAGGCGGACCACGACTCGTACCACGCCGTGCTCAACAACGCCGTGAAGTGGGGCGAGGAAAACCGGGAGTGGATCGAGACGTTCAAGGCGCGTCATGCGGCTTGGATGCGGGAGCATGCACCCACGCAGCGTCGTGACGTGACGTTCGCACGGATCCTTGAGGTCGCAGAGCGGGTGGGCTTCAGCATGCCCAAGATCACGTCTGCCCTCGACGTGACGTGGAACATCGTCTACGACAGGCTCGTGGCGAACGGGTTCGCGAGCTTCGAGCAGTTCGTCGCTGCATACGTCGACGGTCAGAGGGAGTCGATCACCCGCGCAGGGCGACCTGGGCTTTTGACGAGGGACCTCACGATCGAGCTGATCAGAGGTGTCATCGAGCGCGCCGACACGAAGCGTTCGCTCGCGATCAAGCTGGGCTGTACCGTGAACGTGCTCGACAAGTTCATGGCCCGGAGGGCCCGAACCACGTGGCAGGAGCTGCGAAGCTCGATGGGCTTCGTCGCCGACGGTGACGAAAGGCCGCGCAAGGGCGGCCGTCCCAAGGGCAGCAACGCCTGCGCCCTCACTTTCAAGCAGGTGTGCGACGCGTACGCGCCCGGCATGACCCTGCCGCGCCTGGTCGAGGCGCTGCCGAAGGGCACCAACAAGAACACGGTGCTGTCGCGCCTGGCGCAGTACGGATACGCGCGGTGGAGCGACTTCACGGCCCAGCACCAGAACCACAAGGTGGTCTCGGTGGAGTACGCGGGCGTGATGCCGCTCTACGACCTGACGGTCGACGGCTACAAGAACTTCGCCACAGACTCTGTGGTGTCGCACAACACGCCCGAGCTCGCGAGCGCGCTCGACATCTACGCGGACGAGACGATGGCCCAGGACGAGAAGGGTCGCGTCCTCCACATCCACAGCGACAACCCGCGCATCAAGGACATCCTCGAGGACCTGTTCTACGACACGCTCAACATCGACTTCAATGGTCGGCCCTGGGTCCGGAACGCGTGCAAGTACGGCGACATGTGCCTCTACATCGACGTGTCGGCCGAGCACGGGGTGCTGAACGTCTTCCCGATCGCCATCAATGAGATCGAGCGTGAGGAGAACTACGACCCGCGCGATCCGTTCGCGGTCCGGTACAAGTGGATCACGGGCAACAGGCGCCTCGAGAACTGGGAGGTGGCCCACTTCAGGCTCCTGGGCAACGACATGTTCCTGCCGTATGGGACCTCGGTGCTCGAGGCGGCCCGCCGCATCTGGCGCCAGCTGATCCTGATCGAGGACGCCATGCTGGTCTACAGGATCACGCGTGCCCCTGAGCGGAGGGTGTTTTACTTCGACGTGGGCAACATGCCCCCCGAGGCGATCCCGGCCGCGGCCGAGGAGCTCAAGATGCACATCCGCGCCAATCAGGTCACGGACGCACGCACGGGCAGGGTCGACCTCAGGTACAACCCGATGTCGGTGGACGAGGACTACTACATCCCGGTCCGCGGCAACGAGTCTGGCACGAAGATCGACACGCTCGCGGGCGGACAGAACACGGCGGCGGTCGAGGACGTCGAGTACATCCAGAAGAAGATGTTCGCGGCCATCAAGATCCCGCGCGCGTATCTGGGTTATGACGAGATGCTCAGCAGCAAGGCGACGCTGGCCCAGGAGGACATCAGGTTCTCGCGCACGATCGCGATCATCCAGAAGATGGTGATCGCCGAGCTCAACAAGATCGCCATCATCCACCTGTTCGCCAATGGCTTCGAGACAGAGGACCTGCTCAACTTCACGCTCAAGCTCTCCAACCCGAGCACGGTGGCGCAGCAGCAGAAGCTGGAGCTGATGCGTGCCAGGTTCGAGATCGCGGGTTCCGCGCCCGAGGGCCTCCTCGACAAGAAGTACCTGCGACGTGAGGTGCTGGACCTGAGCGAGGAGCGCATCCGTGAAATCGACGAGAACAGGTTGCTGGACAAGCAGATCGACGATGCCATCGACGCGGCCGAGGGGGGCGGCGGCAGCGGTGCTGGCGGAGGCGGCGGAAGCCTGTTCGGTGGGGGCGGAGGAGCAGGCGGCGACCTGGGTGATCTCGGAGGCGGCGATGAAGGGGGCGACCTGGGCGACCTAGGAGGCGGCGACGAGGGCGCAGGTGACGTCGGAGGCGGTGAGGCAGGCGGCGACGAAGAGCCTGAGGAGGACCTCAACGCAGGAGAGGAGCCCGAGGAGGACGAGGATCCTGGGATCGAGCTCCTGACTGGCGTCGATGATCCTGAGCACGATGGTCCGCGCGGCCTGCCCTCATTGGGCGCTCGGCAGCTACCGATCAAGCCGGGTGGCCAGCTGGCGCGCGCCTTGCACAACAGGTCCCGCAGGCGGACGCACGGGGCGTCCAAGACGCACATGCCTGATTTCGGCAGGATGGTGTCGGTCGACCACGCGGTCGAGGATCCGACCGACTCGCGCTGGTTCAAGGCAGTCGTCAGCGACCCGTTCGGCGAGGGCTCAGAGCGGACCTCAAGGCGCCTTCTGGTGCTCTCTGCCGACACTCGGTCCATGCTTGAGCGCATGGCACGCAAGCTGGGCATGCCTATGCCCGTGGGGTCCGTCAGCCATGACGGCGTCCTTGCCGAAGATATCGGCAGAGACGTGCAGGACCTGATCGACGCGGGCGCTCCGCTCGGTGCTGATGCGGGCCTGCTATCTATCGATGCTGAGGTGACGTGAGATGGCGACCCGTGGCCACAACAAAAAGAGGAATTCAGGGCTGCTGTGGGAGTTCATCGTGCGCCGGATGTCGGCGGCGCTCGTGGAGGGCGACAAGCGCGCCCAGGCGGCGGCACTGCGGCTCCTGAAGCGGCACTTTGCCCAGGGGACGGAGCTGCACAAGGAGCTCCGCATCGCTCGGGCGCTGATGAAGACCTCGGGCGTCACGCCGGCCACCGCATCGTCGATCTTGGGGGAGGCGAAGGCGGCGGCGCGGGGCCTGGACCATGTCCGGCTCGACAAGGAGAAGGGCGAGCTGCTGCGGGCCATCGCACGGTCCTTTCACGACGATTCGTTCTTCGAGGCCCCTGTCGAGGACTACCGCGCCTACGCCACTGTGCAGACGCTGTTCAACGAATGGCGCGATCCTGCCCATGCTGACCTGGGCCGGTTGGCTCGATACGAGGACGAGCTCGTGCGGAGGCTGTCGGCCGCGGCGACCCCGGCGGGCGAGCGCTTCTTGAACGACGAGAGCCCAGGCGTGAACAGGCTCGCGGCACACATCATGACCCGACGCCTGAACGAGCGCTACTCGAGCCAGCTCGATCCTGCGCAGCGCGACCTGCTGCGTGCCTACGCATTCAGGTCTGCGGGTGGTTTTGACCCCGCTGCGCTCACCAGGCGCCTTGAGGAGGCCCGGGCGGTCGCGCTTGCCTCGCTCGATCGCATGGGGCTCGACCGGGCCGGGCAGGACCTGGTCGTGCTGCATGAGCAGATCGGTGCCGCCCGCCGGGCAGTCGTGGCGGAGGACCTGACCAAGGCGGACGACGCGCTCCTCGCCCGCGCCTTGTCGTGGCTCAGGTTGCGGTCCGAGGTCGATGGCACGGCCGCGCCGCTGGTCGAGGGCGCCGCTCCGTCTGGTGCCCAGGCCGGTCCCAGGCTCCTCGTGTCCGCGCCTGAGTTCGTCTCACGGACGCCTGCCTTGGTCAAGGAGTCGCGGGAGCAGAACGACGGCTTCATCGTCGTGAGCGGCATCCTTCAGAAGGCCGACACGCTCAACCAGAACGGCCGCGTCTACCCGCGTGCGATCCTGGAGCGCGAGGTCAGGAACTACCAGAAGTTCATCAACGAGCACAGGGCGACAGGCGAGCTCGACCATCCCGACTCGTCCGTGGTGAGCTACAAGAACGTCTCCCACAGGGTGCTCGAGGCCGCGATGGACCACGATGGCGTGGTCAGGGGTCGCGTCATGATCCTCAACACACCCTCCGGCAAGATCCTCCAGGACCTGCTGGAGGGCGACGTGCAGCTGGGCATCTCCTCACGCGGCGTGGGCTCGACCCAGAAGCAGGGGGACTACGTCGTCGTGCAGGACGACTTCCAGCTGATCTGTTGGGACTTCGTGAGCGAGCCCTCCACCCCGGGCGCCTTCATGCTGCCCGAGGGCGCGCGGTCGCCTTGGATCGCCGAGGGCAGGCTGTTGACCCGTGTCGAGCGCATCGACCGCCTGCTGGCTGAGCTCCTGGTCCGCTGAGTGCCGACCAGAAAAACGCGGGAAACGTCGACAATGGAGACACAATGAAGCTTTCGCGTGTTGAGCTCAAGGCCCTTGTCAAGGAGTGCCTGCTGGAGCTGCTGGCTGATGGGCTAGGCCCGATTCCGCAGGGACAGGTCGCGGAGCGTCGGGCGGTTACCCAGAGGCGTCCTGGGCCGCCCTCGCGTACCGCGCCCACGCGTCCGAGCGTGCCCGCGCCCGTCAAGGAGGCGATCAGGAGGCACTCGGGCGGTGACCCTGTGCTGGCAGGCATCCTCGCTGACACGGCGGCGACCACGCTGCCTGCCATGCTGGAGGGCGAGCGTCGTGGTCCCGTCTCGGGCGATGCGGCCCAGCGCGCGGTCGCGAGCGTCGCGCCCGAGCAGATGTTCGACTCGGGCGCGGTGGACAGATGGAGCAAGCTCGCCTTCATGCCCGGTCGTCCGGGAGCGTCCGAAGGCCTGCCGCCCGAGGACGACGGCGACCCTGGACAGGGTTGATACTTACGCGCATGCGCAATGTCGTGCGAGAGTCCAGGGTGCGATGCACAGCCTGCCACGGTGATGGAGGCTGCATGGAGTGCGGTGCCACGGGACGCGCTGACAGCGGTCGCTGCAAGGCTTGCGGTGGCAGCGGAAACTGTGGAAAGTGCGACGGATCAGGCGTCGATCAGGCCATGAGCGTGCCTGAAGGAAAAGGACGGGGGACCATGAGGCTGACATCGGAGCTGCTCAGGAAGATCGTGGGGGAGGAGATGACGCGCTCGCGTCGGACCGAGGCCAAGGGCCTGGGCAAGATGAAGGACGTGGAGAGCGTCAAGGCCGACGAGGTCGACGCGGACGAGTACGCGGGCACGCTCGAGCGCAAGGTCGACCATGCCAAGGCCCTGAAGACCGAGGAGGCACGCCTGATGCGTCGCCTGGCCAGCATCAGGGAGCAGCGTCGGCGCCTCGTGCGGGAGCTGGTGGACTGAGGAACACGTCAGGAGGATTGCGCGATGCCCGGTGAAGGAAAGTACGGCACGGTCTACGACAAGCTGCCTGCCAAGAAGCCGCTGCTGGAGAAGCTCTTCAAGAGCTCGCCCCAGTACGACGGTTCCTATGGGCACACGAAGCTGGTCGACACGGCGAACGCGAGGTTGATCCCTGCGCTGCAGCAGGGCGACCTGCAGCTGTACCCGTCCGTCGACATGAACTATGGGACTGCTCCCAAGTTCTCCGACGTACAGGTGGGAGACGCCGGCAAGCCTGGCACGCCCTACACGCCCAACCTGGCGTCCCCGGGCGAGGGCAACGGTGCCGATCCGACCAAGATGCCGGACGCGGGCCTGGTCCCGACCGACATCAGGCCCAATTTCGTGCCGGGCGAGAACGGGACGATGGATCCGGCGGCGGCCGTGCCCGCTGTCTCGGCGACGATGTTGGGCAAGCCCTTGGTCATGGGTCAGAGCCCCAAGGCCTGACGCAGGCAGCGCTTCGGCGGCGGGCGATACTTAGGGGGACAGCATGGCGACGAGACAGCTATACGAGGAGGCCATCGCAGACGCGAAGCAGGTCATGAGCGTCGCGGAGGACAACGCGAAGCGAGCGATCATCGACGCCGTTGCCCCGAAGATCCGGGAGGCGATCGAACGCAGCCTGCTCGAAAACCAGGGGCTCGGTCCCGAGCAGGACGACGACGTCCTGTTCGACGTGCCTGATCCCCTGCAGCCCGTTTCTCAGGGCGCAGATCCCACCGCTGCTGCGATCAGTCCGCCTGGACCTGACGGCAAGGTGATGTTGGACCTGGACGGATTGGGCCCGTGCGATGCCGCCGATGACGGCATGCCTGTGCCCGCAGGCGATCCTGGACAGCCGGGCGATCCGGGGGCGGACTTCGTGCTGAACGCCGAGTCGCTCTCGGTGCTGGAGCCCGTGCTCGTCGGTACCGGCAGGTGGTCTGCGGACGAGACTGAGCTCAGGACCTACCGGCTCGGTGAGGAAGTTGCGGCCGCCGTGCGGGCAGATCCGCAGGCACGGCGGCGCCCGGCCTTTCGTCGGAAGATCGACGAGATGATCTCCCGGGTGAAGAATACGTATGAGCGCGTGCAGGAGTCGGTCAAGGACTCCTCCAAGAAGCAGGCGCTCGAGAGGAAGCTCGAGGCTTTCAACAGGGCGTTGGGGAGGCTCACGGAGATGTCGAAGCGGGGTATGGGTGCGCGAGTCAATGAGGGCGAGGGTGAGATCACCCTGAAGCTCACGGGCATCGATCCCTCGATCGACCTCGACAACGTGGGCGTCGACCTGATCAAGGACGAAGAGGGCGAGGGCGAGGGCGGCGACGATGTCGGCGACCTGGACCTGGACGGTGGCTCGGGCGGCGAGGGCGGCGACGACCTGGACCTGGACCTGGGCGGAGACGATGACGGCGAGGACAAGAAGATGGGCGAGTCACGGCAGCGGCTGAGCGACAACACGGTCGTCGAGATCGACGAAGGCATGCTGCGCAGGGAGATCGCCAGGGCGCGTTCGCTGCGCGAGGAAGCCGTCCCCTCCACCAAGGGCAAGGCGCCCCGAGGGGCCGAGCTGGACGACTTCGGCGGCGGCTCGGACGAGGGTGATCCCTGGCTCGACAGCGACGTCCCGGTGGGCGCCACCTCGATCAAGGTGGTCGGCGAGGCCGACGGCGACGACGAGGTGCTGGAGATCGACATGGGCGAGGGCGACGAGCCCCCCATGGACGAGTGCGACAATGACATGCCGATGGAGGGTGCCCGTCGCGGACGGCTCGCCTCGCTTCGGGAGGCCGTTCGCAGGGCCCGGCGCTCGGGCGACGCTCGCAGGATCGCCGAGGCGACCGCGGCCTACCGCCGCGCATGCAGGACGGCTCCGGCCGGCCGACAGACTTCGGGCCGCGTGGCTGAGAGCGCCACCCGGTTCCGTGCAGGGGTCCGCCCGAATGGCGGCCCGGGGCGAGCCCGCGCGGGGGCAGGCATCGCCGAAAGAAACCTCCGCAGCCAGTTGGTGCAGGTGAATCTGCGCAACGCCAAGCTGACCGCAACCACGAAGCTGCTCCAGAACGAGTCGCTCACGGCCCAGCAGCGCGCTGACGTCGTCGAGAAGCTCGAGGCCGCGAGGAGCCCGCGGGAGGTCAAGCTCGTCTACGAGGCTCTCGTGGGTTCGCTCACGAAGCGTTCGAGGGCGCTGTCGGAGTCCATGGACCGTCCGGTCCGGGGCTCGTCGTCGCGGCCGACCAGGCCCGCCAGCACGACTCTGAACGAGTCGTCCGAGGCGGCCCGGTGGGCGGTGCTCGCAGGCATCCGCTGATCACTGGCTGAAGTCCCCAATTGGGGCAAGGAAAGGTTTTTCGTCATGGCGAAGTTTTTCACGCTCGAGCAGCTCACTGAGGGCTTCCGCGAGCGCCACGTCGGTGTCGAGAGGCGGCGCCTCATCGAGAAGTGGAGCAGGACAGGCCTGCTCCGTGGGCTCGAGAGCCACCGCCGCGAGTACATGGCCCAGCTCCTGGAGAACCAGGCGGCGCAGGTCCTGCGCGAGTCGAACTCCCTGTCGACGGGCGGCGGCGCCGTCACGTCGAGCGGGCAGATCCAGGGCTTCAGCAACATCGCGTTTCCGATCATCCGCCGCGTCTTCGGTGGCCTGGTCGCGAACGAGCTGGTCTCGATCCAGCCCATGTCGCTGCCCTCAGGCCTGATCTTCTTCATCGACTACACGTACGGGTCCAACGTGGGCGGCGAGGCGGGCATGACCAGCTCTCCCACCTTCGAGACCTACCAGCGCGGCCAGTCGATCTACAACAACCCCACGGGCAAGGGGATCCAGTCGGGCTCGCTCGCCACGGGCGGCATGTACGACATGGTGAACACCGGCTACACGAAGGTGCACTCCGGCACCCTCAGCATGTCGGGCTCGAACCTCAACATCGGCGCCTGGACGGGCGCGTCCGAGGCCTGGACCGCGGGCGGCATCGTCGCGGCGGCGACCGACTTCTCGGGCACCAACGCCAGGATGCTCCGCTTCGACCCGCAGATCGACGTGGACCTGGCGAACGCGCAGCTGGACGTGGTCTTCGGCCTGGTCTCGACCGCGGCCATCCAGTCCTCGATCCCGAAGGCCGACCTGCTGGCCGTGGACCAGCTGGCCGTCTTCTCGTTCCCGGGCGCGGGCAGCACCACGGCGTGGGGCCAGACGTACCAGTCGGGCCAGGGCCTCCTGAACCTGCGCAGGCTCAACCAGCGCGGCAACTGGAACGGCTCGACCTTCACGCCCGATCCGCTCAACGGTGACCACGTCCTGTTCGCCCTGAAGCTCAGCAACGGCGGCTCGGTTCCGACCTGGAACACGGCCGCGGCCAAGATGTCGATCTCCATCGCCGACGCGCTGGTGGCAGGCGACAGCACGGGCGCGGTCCTGACCGTCCCCTCGTTCGAGACCGACTTCGGCTCGACGCCGTCGCCTGTCATCCCGGAGATCGACATCAAGATCGAGTCCATCTCGATCACGGCGACCTCCAGGAAGCTCAGGGCCAAGTGGAGCCCCGAGCTCGCGCAGGACCTGAACGCGTACCACTCGATGGACGCCGAGGTGGAGCTCACGACCATCCTGAGCGAGCAGATCGCCCTGGAGATCGACCGCGAGATCCTGATGGACCTGCTCACGCAGGCCAACGGCGCCCAGATGTACTGGTCGCGCGCCCCGGGCCGCTTCGTCAACAAGCTGACGGGCGCGCCCGTCAACCTGGCCAACTCGCTGTCGATCGGCCCGCAGTTCACGGGCACGGTCGCGGACTGGTACCAGACGCTGGTCGAGACCATCATCGACTGCGCCAACACGATCCACAGGAAGACCCTGCGCGGCAGCGCCAACTTCCTGGTCACGGGCCCGGACGTCTGCACGATCCTCGAGTCGTCGGTGTTCTACAAGCCCAAGTACTCGATCGACGGCGACGGTCAGGTGGGCTCGCCCTTCACGATCGGCTGCGAGAACGTGGGAAGCCTGTCGAACAGGTTCACGGTCTACAAGGACCCGTACTTCCCGCGCAACCGCATCTTGGTCGGCTACAAGGGCAACAGCTACCTCGAGACCGGGTACGTGTACGCGCCCTACGTGCCGCTGATCGTGACGCCCACCATCTTCCAGGCCGAGGACTTCACGCCCCGCAAGGGCGTGATGACCCGGTACGGGAAGAAGATGATCCGCAGTGATTTTTACGGGATTGTGACAGTGCTCGATCTTAACATCATTTGATCGGCGCCGAATTTGGCGCAGGATCAGATGATGTGAGGACCTGATCGGCTAGAGCGCCCTGGTGTACACCAGGGCGCTCGTCGTTTCCAAACAAAACCTATCGTACCATCTACTGTCGTTGCATGGCTGTCGTGTGTAAGGACTGCGGCACCGAGTGTTCGGCACCGAACGCGCTCGGGTACCACCTGCGCAAGGCACACGGCACGACGTACGTCGAGTACCTGGTGCGCCACGAGCACGGCGGCATCTGGCCCAGGTGCAAGTGCGGAAGCCCGAGGAAGTGGCACAACGGAGGGTTTCGCGACTTTTGCTCGAGGTCATGCGCCGCCTCCGGCGAGGACAACGCGATGGGCAGGCTCAAGGGCGAGGCATCGCCCAACTTCGGCAAGCGGCGCACGGCGGAACAGAGGGCACGCTACTCGGCGGCCGCGAAGAAGCGATGGGACGGCGACGACCCGCGCCGGGAGCAGATGAAGACCCAGGCGTACCGCGACGCGCAGCGCGCTGCACAGAAAGAGGCGTATGCGACCACGAATCGCGCGGAAAAGGTCTCGCAGGGCAACAGGCGCTTCTGGACTTCCTCACCACTCGCCCAGCAACGCCGTCGCGAGGCCTCCGATCGAGCCATCGTGCTCCTGGAACAGGACAAGATCGGCCCCTGTGCGCCCTTCAAGGCGAAGTGGAAGCACAACCCGTTCACGGGCAAGGAGGAGCGCATGCACTCGAGCTGGGAGTCGGCGTTCCTGGACCGCTGCGTTCGCGAGGGCTACCCGGTGACGAAGGAGCACGGGCTGCGGGTCCCGTATGTCGGAGGCGACGGGAACCAGCACCAGTACGTGCCCGACTTTGTGGCCCTGCACGAGCCCGTGGTGTTCGAGGTGAAGGGCCTGGTGCGTGAAGACGACGAGCGCAAGCTGGCGGCCCTGCACACCTGGGCCGACACGAACGAGCACGAGGCCGTGTTGGTCGACTATCTACCAGCATGAGGATCACGCTGGGCAGAATCAGGCGGCTTGTGCAGGAGGCCGTCAAGCATGACTTCGCTGCGGCCGAGCGGCGGATGAAGGCGCAGATGGATGCTGTCGAGAATATCGCACGGCGCTTCCCGCTGCTCAGGAAGATCCGCCTGGCGCTCGCGTATGCTTCGTGGTCGAGGGTCAGGCCTGGTCGCCAGCACGACGCCGACGGCGCGACCGTCAGCCCAGCCGAGCACGCACGCATCCACGATTTCCTCGTCTCAGATCCCGAGGCCGCGTCCACGTGGCGCATCGGCCCACTGCAGCACGACGACAGCGGGCCATGGTTCCAAGCGGCACGCATGGAGGAGATCAGGGACGCCGAGAAGAAGCAGGAAAGACAGCGGGCCTCGGCCGCGCGTGGCGCGCAGGCCTCATTGGACGTCAGGGCTCTTGATGTCCTGCCTGCGACAAAGTTCACGAAGCGTCAGCTCTACGTCGCGGCCGAGTCGGCGGGCCATGAGCTATACGACGACAGCGCCTCGAGCCTCATCTGGGACGCCAGGTCGCCGAGCGAGGCGAAGCTTGAGCGCACCAATACGTACCGTTGGGCCCGGCGTTACGCCGGAATCGTCGGCGAGGATGCGCTGGACTACGAGACGTTCCAGCCGCCCGACTTTTCGTATGTGTTCTTTCCGTCCCGTCCGGGCGCGGGTCTCGACGTCGGCGAGAAGGCACACTTCATTCGTGACAGAAAAAAGATGGCTGACGCGGACGGGAACATCTACCTCGTCGACAACATCAGCGGCACCGCCATCAGCGTCATCAAGCCCACGCTCACGACCAGGCAGGAGTACACCGCAGTCGTGACCAAGACACTGAAGGCAGGCGCATGATTGATCTGGTTGTTGATCCAGCATGAACGTAGTGGGCGGCATCGCAGACGATCCTGTCCTGGGCGCAGACCAGGAATACCAGGTCGTGGGCGATGCCGAGCTCGACGGCCTCCGCGAGTTCGTGCGGGAGGTCATCAGGCGCTGTCGGACGACGCCGAGGCCGCTGGGACGTCATCGTTCCTGCGTCTCGATGGAACAGCGGAGCTGTCGACGCTCGAACCCGGGGACAGGATCGGCGTCATGAGCGACCGTTTCCAGGACCTGATGGGCGTCCGGGTCGTCCGACAGTTCGATCAGGCCGACCGCGAGACCCAGACCGGCTACGGCGAGGAGGTGGCCGTGTCGCTGGACCACGTGGTGCCCGGCAGCAAGGCCAAGTACTACTTCCCGGACGACGAGGTCGACACGTACGGCAGGGACGTCCCCAACCCGTACCGGCGAATGGCCGACCGCAACGCTCTCGGCCACATCGAGAGGGGCTGAGAGGTCGCAGTCAATTCCGAGAAACTCGGACATGGGCCAACCCTGACGTGGGTCGGTACATCCTGTGGAGGCCCGCCGATCGTCGACCTAGTTATCGGTCGAACGGCACGGGCCGGAAGGGGGCGAGGACGAGATGGGGATCGGCACGAGGATCGGATCGAACGGCGTCAACCAGGTCGACGGCGCGAGCGGCTGCCAGGTCGCGGGCCATTCCAACAACTTCGGCTTCGCGCCCTTCAAGATGGAGACCTCTGGCACGGTGGCGACGGGCCAGTCGCAGGTGGGCACGGCCTTCGCGCTGACGTCGCCCGGCTTCTACTGGGTCAGCGGCAGCACCGCCGCGACGGGCACGCTGCCCGCACCAGGCAGCTTTCCGGGCGCGCACTTCATGTTCAAGGAGTGCAACAACTCGTTCTCCTTCATGCTGTCCGGATCCGCCAGGACCGAGGCAGGGGCCCTCTTCACGCGCAACGGCGCGGGCATCGGGTCCGTCAGCGGCTCCACCGTGGCAGGCGGCGCCCTGATCGTGTCGAGCGGCTTCGGCGCCTCGCTCGCTCGGGGCGACAAGCTCACTGTTCCTCGGGGCGGCAGCGTGTGCCTGTGGTCCGACGGCGGCACCTACGTCGTCCAGGCCTCGAGCGGCTCCCTTCAGATCGAGGCGTGAGCACCATGTCCAGACCCAGGCGACTGACACAGCACCAGCTCCGCGAGACGATCAGGGCAGAAGCCCGTCGGATCATGCACGAGGACGCTGAGGGCGGTGGCCTGCGCGTCAGGGACGTGCTGGCGCAGGTCGAGGACGACCTGCGCCAGGCCTCGACCAAGACGTCGACCGTCGCGCGCGCCCTCACGGCGGCCCAGGACAGCAACGTCGCCGCGCGACAGATCGCCCAGGAGCTAGCGGCCTGCCTGCAGGGCCTGAAGGTCGCGATCGAAAAGATCGGACGTGCCCGGTCGCGCGCGGGCGGTTGATCCGACGAGCGCTTCACCAGGAGAAAGACAGTGCCTCTCAACAACCCTCTTCCGGGCGGCAACCTCGCCGCTGAGTTCATCGTCTCGGGTTGGCCGTGGCTCACGGCCTCCTTCGTGCCTGCCTTGACCACGGTCAGGCACTCGTTCGCCAACGTCGCCTCCAGTTTCGCGCTCAAGAACGCGCTGACGGGCTCCGACATGGCATGCAGGATCGCCTACGGCTTCACCGCCAATGGCGTCTCAGGCAGCAACAGGGGCACCCTGGTGCCGGGTGAGTCGTTCTCAGGCGACTTCAAGTTCACGGAGTTCTACGTGCGGTCGCTGACGACGTCGTCGATCGAGTACGAGCTCGCGGTGAGCTTGACCGGCGTGCCCGCGAAGCAGATCCTCTTCATCACGGGCTCGAACGGTTTCGAAGGCGTGGGGTGAGCGCATGGCACACCTGGGCTGGACATCGCCGGGTGGGTCCTCCTCGGACGGCTCCGTCGGACCTCCTGGGCCGACGGGTCCTGCAGGATCTGCGGGCCAGAGCGGCTCCTCGGGCGCGTATGGGGACGGGTCGGACGGCACTTCGACCGCCAGCGCGGGCACGACGACGTACACGGTGCCCAAGTACTTCACGACGCTCACGGTCCCGAGCGGGTCCACCATCGTCGCCGAGCAGCTCTTTTGCTCGGTCCTGCTCGACGTCCAGGCAGGCGGCACCGTGTCGCGAAAAGGCAACGATGCCTCCGGCGCGACGGCAGGCGCAGCTGTGTCCGACAACGTGATGGGCGGCGGCACCGCCGGGGGCAACGGCGCCACGGGCGGATTCGTCTCGAGCGGTGGCACCTTCGGGTCCAACGTCGTGGGCGGCCAGGGCGGCGCAGGCGGCAGCAACAGCAACGGCGCCGGCGGCTCAGGCGGCGGCAAGGGCGCGTTGGATGGGCGATCGACCGGTTGGCGCACGACATCAGGCGTGCCCGGCCGCGTGCTTGCAGGCACGACAATGTCGCTGCTCCTGGGGGGCACGGGCGGCGGCTCCGGACGCGGCGACGGCGCCGCAGGCGTGTCGGGCGGCGGCGGGGGCGGCGGCGGGTGCCTGTGGATCGGCGCGAAATCGATGCAGATCGACGGCAAGATCACGGTCGAAGGCGGGCACGGCGGCAACGCGACGGGCAACGCAGGGGGCGGCGGCGGGGGCGGAGGCGGCGTGATCTGGTACGTGACGCAGGCCCTCACAGGCTCGGGCGTGATCACGGCGGCAGGCGGGGCACCCGGTGCGTCGGCCGGCACAGCTGCCGCCGCGTCGTCTGGCTCGAATGGCGTCGTGGTGGCGCTCCTCGGTTGATCATCGCATGCCACCGTCTGGTGCGCATGAACTGCCACAAGAAGAAGAAGGAAGGAACTCCCATGAAACTGGCGATGAATCTCATCTGTATGTGCATCCTGGGTCTCGCGGTGGCGATGGGCTGCGGCCCGCTCCAGACCGACGCTGCTCTGGGCACGACGCTCGACCCGCTCTCTGTTCAGGCGATCGCGTACACCGTGACCGCCCAGAACGCGCCTCCGACGGGCACGGCCTGCAACGATCCCTCGAGCAACTCCTGGTGCAAGTGCGGCACTGACTACACTGACAACGCGGCGCGGTGCAACACGGCGACCGAGGTCCTGATGGTGCATGTGCCCGCGCCCGGCTGCCAGGTCTCGTCCGCGGTTCTCAGCTACCAGGCCTCCCTGTGGAACGGCGGCACCTCTGTCTCGATCAGGCGCATCATGCGGCCCGTCACACAACCCACGATGGGCGTGGCCGGCCTGTGTGCCTCGACCTTGCAGGCGTCCTGGTACAGGTCGGGTCCTGAGGCGTGGACGATTCCCGGTGCCGCCGGTGACGGCACAGACAGGACCGCGTCGGGCCCCTCACGCGCGCTGGCTTCGGGCGGGGTCAGGACCGAGTCGTTCGACGTCGCGGCCCTGGTGAACGGCTGCCCGGTCACGGGCGACTGCGTCCTGGCCCAATTCAACGCAGGCGCACACGTGAACGTGCTGCCAGGCACAGTCGCCCTCGTGTATGAGTGTGCGGGTCCGCAGACCGTGTGCGGCGACGGCCTGGTGGAAGGCGCCGAGGGCTGCGACGATGGCGGCCAGGCCGCAGGCGACGGCTGCTCTCCCGCCTGCGCGGTCGAGGCAGGCTATGCCTGCGCTGGGTCGCCCAGCCAGTGCTCGACCACGTGCGGCGACGGCGTCAAGGCAGGCGTCGAGGCCTGCGACGACGGCAACCTGACGAGCCACGACGGCTGCTCCGCCTTGTGCACCGCTGAACAGTGCGTGTGGCAGTGACGGCGCTCAGGACCCTGCGCGGACGCGGTCGAGCACGTCCGAGTCGTCGTAGGTCCTGAGCTCCTTGTCCGTGATCCTGACCAGCCTGAGCCCGTTGTCGCCGAACCAGGCGTCCTGCAGCCGGTCCTTGTGCCAGGTACCGAGGATCTTTCGGTCCGTGAGGGTGCCACAGCGCTCGATCACGTCCATGGGCCTGTCCAGGCCGTGCCAGTAGACCCCATCCAGCTCCACGTACACGTCCAACGGCACCACGTAGAAGTCGACGGTCCAGCGGCCCATCCGCACCTGCTGCTTCACGGCGTCGTGCCCGAAGGAGGAGACCAGGATGCGTCGCAACCTTGCCTCAGGCCGTGAAGTCGCCTGCCCGTGCGTGAAACGTGCTCTCATGAGAGGTCCTGCAGCATCGAGCGTGTCTTTCTGACGACGCGTTCCCATCGTCCATCGCCTTCATGCGTCTGCACGATGCGACGTAACACGTCGAGCAGCTCCGCGTCTTCGTCTGGATCCGAGAACTCGTTGGCGATGTGGTCGACCAGGTCGTCCACCACCTTGGGCGACGGATCGTTCGACATCATGCGTAGCACAGCCCTGTCGCGGCGCAGCTCATGCAGCGCAGCACGTCGCACGTCCTCGTCTTCGTCCTCGAGCGCCGCCCGCTGTGCCTCAGGCGTCGCATGTTCCACTGCCTTGTGCCTGACGTCGGACGATGGGTGCTTCGTGAACGGATCGATCAGCCTGCGCCGCAGTGCCATGTCCTGGTCTACGTTCTGCACGTCGACCAACATGCGCCAGAACCTGTCCTCGGCCTGCTTGTAGCGCATGAGGGCCTTGGCAGGGGCCGACGTGCTGAACGTGTCGATCGAGTTGACGAACGTGGTCACATGCTCGATCGTGCGCGGGTCGAAGAAGACGGCTTGCGCCGGTTCATTTTCGTGGATGATCCCGGCGCCGTCGTCGCGGACGCCTGTGTATGCGAGCTTCTTGGACAGGATCACGGTCCACCTGCGTGGGTCCTTGTCCGCCAGCAGCCGCGTGAGGTTCCACAGCATGCCGGCCGGGGTCCTGACGAGGGCGTCCGCCTCAGCCCTCGTCACCACATCGTCGAACACCGCACGCTTGCCCGGCAGGTTCCACACGCCACCTTTCATGCGGCGTCGCAGCTCCTCCACGTCCTCCGAGTAGCGCGCGGCATCGTAACGACGAAGGTCGAGGACGGTGTCGGATTCCCTTGACCTGAAGACGTGCGCGTACTTCCTGTCACGCGCAAAGTCAGCTCCGCGCCCTGCGCGCAGTTTCTGCACGTACGCAGGCGTCAGCGGGTAGCCGTACAGCCCGATGGGCGTGTCGAAGCTCGACTGCGGGTTGATGCCCAGCTTGTTCAGGTCGCTGTAGTGGACGTAGGAGTTGGGCCCCGTGAACTCCTCGATCGATCCCAGGGCCTGTCTTCTCGGCACGCCTTCCTTCTTCCAGCGTGCCATTTCCTGTACGATCGATTCGCGCACGAGCCCGCGCAGGGCGTCACGGTGCATGGCCGTACTTATGCGAGGTAAAGCATGAGCACTTTCGCGCAGACCGTCGCGCCCACGCCCTATGGGACCTTCGACACTGACCCTGATTTTCAGGCCGAGGCCGATGGCTTCGTCACGTTCACGAAGCGGAAGCTGGGAGACGACGTCCTGTCGGTGGAGCTGACCAAGCGCCAGATCTGGGCCTGCCTCGAGGAGGCGACCATGGAGTACGGGAAGCTGGTCAATGAGTCCCAGATCAAGGGCGACCTGGTCAGCATGCTGGGCACACCCACGGGCAGCTCGGGCAGCTACACCAACAAGTACCTGCATAAGACCCTGGAATTCCTGATGCGGCAGGCCGACCCGTACGCCTCGTACGCGGGCGTGGGCGGTTCGTACGACTCGGTGTTGGGATATTTCGACCTCGAGCCCGGCCGGCAGGACTACAACCTGTACACGGAGCTCAAGGACGCCGCCTCAGGCACCCTGGTCGCGGGCTCGGCACCCGCGGGGTGGAACGGGAAGCTCAGGATCATCGACGTGATGCACACCTCTCCTGTCGCGGCGCAGCACTTCCTGCTCAATGCCTCGAACGTCACGAACTTCCTCGCCACCGAGTTCAACTACGAGTCGTACGTGAATTCCACGGTCTTCTACGTCCTGCCAGTCTTCGAGGACGTCCTGCGCCGCAGCATGCTCGACACCGCGTACAGGATCAGGCGCTCGAACTACAGCTACGAGGTCAGGGGCAGGAACATCAGGATCTTCCCGGTCCCGTCCAACACGGACACGACCCCACGGCTGTACGTCAGGGTGGCGCAGCCCCAGGATCCGACCGACCCGTCGTACACAGACGAGTCGGTGCAGGGAGTCAGCAGCGCCAGCAACGCACCCTTCAGCGACATCCCGTTCGCGACCATCAATGCCTGGGGCAGGCAGTGGATCCGCCAGTATGCCTTTGCCCTGTGCAGGGAGCTGCTGGGCATCGTCAGGGGCAAGATGAAGACCATCCCGGTGCCCAACGCCGACCTGCAGCTCGATGGGGATGAGCTGCGACAGCAGGGCCGTGAGGACAAGGACAAGCTCAGGACCGAGCTGCGGGAGTTCCTGGAGTCCGTGTCACAACCCAAGCTGATCGAGCAGGAGGCGACCATCGCCGACAACTTGGCCCGACAGCTGAAGCACGTGCCCATGCCGCTGGGCCGATTTGTGTACGTTGGATGAATGATGCCCATATCTATGGGCACATGTATCTGTCATCCCGTGCTGTTGTCCATGAAGACTCGATGAAACGAACGGTGCAATATGACCTGCATCTGTTGCGCTGCGACACATGCGGAAAGGAATGGGAGACGCGGGGAAGTGGCACGCGGCTCCAATCTCGAAAGACGCATGCGTGTTCGAACGAATGCAAGCGGGCCTCGCATCGGGCAGGCGGAGCAGTCGCGATGATCACGGGCGCTACTAACATTCAACGTTATGGCGTCGAGAACGTCTATGCCGCGCCCGTGGTCAAGGAGAAGATCAGGCAGCGACATCTCGAGCGTCGCGGCGTTGATCATCCGTCAAAAGACTCGACCGTGCGAAAGCGCGCTGAGGAGTCGACGCTCAGGAATCATGGTGTACGCTTTGCTCAACAGTCTCCTGCTGTGCGTGAGAAAGCGCGACAGACCATATTGAAGCACTGGGGTGTCGAGCACCCGATGCAGCTCGAGCATGTCCAGCGGGCCCTTGAAGCTGGTTGCATGGCGAAGTATGGTGTGAAGCGAGCGTTGCAGCTGCCTGCGATGTTCCAAAAAGTGCACGATGCGCGGAAGGCTTCTGGCGCATATGCACGTCAATCGAAGGCTGAGAACGCGTTCCATGCTGCGTTGGTCGAGCGATTCGGCACAGATGATGTGGAACGTTGGGTCCTCGTAAACGAGCATTGGCCCATCGACTTCTGGGTGAAGAGCATCGACGCGTACGTGCAGTTCGACGGCGTTTACTGGCATGGCCTGGATCGACCCATCGAACAGATCCGCAGTAGCCCAAAGCCGCGGGACAAGGCCATCGCAGGCAAGTGGGATCTGGACAGGCAGCAGGAAGCGTGGTTTATGCAGCAAGGTCTGCGGCTCGTGCGCGTGACAGATGCGGAGTTTCGTAGGGATGTCACAGCCTGCATTGAACGTGTGAAAGCAGGATGATGTGGCCATGGCCGACGTTTCGCGGGATATCCTAAGGGCCTTCGTGAGGGAGGCGTTGGCATGCGCGCTGAGCGAGGAGGCGATCGCGCCCTCGGCGGCGGCGGCCCGTGGGTTGGCGCTCATGGCACCCGGCGGGGACGGGACGGGCGACTACGTGCTGTACGACCAGGACGTCGCCGTGCGAACGATGCTCGAGCTGCCGGGTGAGCCTGCCAGGGTGATCGTGCCTGCCTTGTTCGCTGCGCGCGCGGTCGTGGGAGCGCTCTATGCCGTGCAGGACGCCCGGTGCGGTGCCAGGGTCGTCAACACCGTCGCCGCTGAGAAGGGATTTGGTCCGCTGCTGTATGATGCTGCCATGGCTGACGGTCCTCTCGCGCCGAGCCGCGATTCCGTGTCGCTCAGCGCGGAGCGGGTGTGGCGCAGGTACCATGACAGGCCCGACGTCGTGAAGACTCCGCTCGCGGGCCGTTGTCGTCAGCACGTGAAGGTCAGGCCGTGGCTCAACTTCGCGTACTCGGTCGAGAACAGGGCCGACCTTGCCGTCCTTCGTCGTCGCCATGAGGCCGCCCTGGGCGAGCTGTCGTACGATTTTTCTGCGGCCGAGGTCTCGCAGGCACTGGCTGGTGCCGGCAGCAAGTACTTTGACTCGAGGTACAGGGAGGCATGATGTCTGTCGGTGACCATGTGCTCAGGCAGTTCGTGCGCGCTTGCCTCGTCGAGGCTGCGGTCGCCATCGACCATGCCGTCGCCTCGGGCCTTGCTCTCATGATCAAAGACGAAGGCGAGCTCCAGAAGGTCGTCCTGTACGATCCTGACCAGCTGATGGACGCCATCGTCGACCGTCGCCAGGCAGACATCGACGTGACGGTGCGATCGATCTTTGCCTCTGCAGCGCACAGGGCCGCGCCGCACTGCGGCGACGACGTGCGTCGGGTCGAGCTGTCAGCCGCGCGCCATGGGTATGGACCCATGCTGTATGACATTCTGATGTCGCAGGGCGCATGGATCATGCCCGATCGTCAGGACGTGTCGCCGTCGGCTTCGATGCTGTGGCAGCGGTATGGAGCGCGGTCCGATGTCGAGTTTCGTCCTCTTGATCCCAGCTGCAGGACGTTCACGAGACAGCAGGACCCACGTGGCGCGTATCTTGATCGTGCCTGTCGGTTGCGTAATCCACTCGACTTGACGTCGCTTGTCGCGAGGCACAGCGAGGCGATGAAGCGGTTCGAAGACCTTGTCGACAGCGGCGAGGTGAAGACCGCGATGACGTATGAAAAATTCATGGCCCGCGCCGGCATGGTGTACGCGAGCAGGATGCTCTGAGGGAACAGGAGCACGATGGCACGTCTTTTCATCGGACCCAGGGAACAGGCATTCATCGACGACATCACGCGCGAGCTCGTGAAGGACGTCGTGGGCCAGCGCCTGTTCTATTACGCCGTCTCGGTCGACAAGACGCGGGCGCATCCGGTGTACGACGAGGCGATCGACAAGGTGTTCGATCCGCCCGTCGAGCTCGATGCCCTGGTGGGCCAGCCTGAGTACGCGCAGGTCGGCGATTCTTTCGGCGTCGATCGCACGGCGAAGCTGGAGGCCTACGTCCAGTGGCGCGACCTGGTCGACAAGGGCGTCGAGGTGACAGTGGGCGACTTCTTCACGTACGGCGACGTCACATACGAGGTGGTCACGGTCCTGCCCATGCGCAGGATCTACGGGCAGGTGGAGCGCACGGACGGGATCAAGATCTCAGGCGTGACCGCGCGCCAGGGCATGCTGAAGATCAGGCCGCACGGGCCCACCGACATCGCCCGCACCGATGCGGACGCGGTCCAGGAGACCTTCGTGCAGCAGCGAGGCCTGCGCGAGAACGCCAACGGGCCTACCAACGACCGTCGTGAGCTCGTGCAGAACGGCACGCTCGAGCCGCCGCTCACGGGCGTCCGCGAGGTCTCCAGGCGCTCTGCCCGGGGGCCTGCGTTCTATGACGAATGACTGAGAGAACCCAGGTGACGACCACCACACGTTTCAACGCAGGAACAGAGACGCCTAGGCGCGCGGGCGACCTGCCCACGGGCTACGACGGCCGGCTCGACCCGCCTGAGGGCCTGACCGTGCCGCCGTGCGGCGTCGAGGACGTCGACGCCGCCGTGTACGAGGCATTCTCCTCCGGGCTCGGGCTCCAGGTGCAGGTGGAGGGGGACGAGCTCAGAGCACCCTCGGTCGTGTTTGCGACGGGCGAGCGCTGGGCTCTCATCAAGAGGCACCGCGGTGTGCGTGACAAGGCGACGGGCGCCCTCATCCTGCCCATCATCACGATCACCCGAGGCGCGCCGATGCAGAGCATGGCACAGGACATCGCGGGCCGCGGCATCAACCAGCAGACGGGGGAGCTCGTGGTCGCCCGGCGCCTGGACCGCACCGACAGGGGCCATCAGAACCGCCTGAACGCGCTCTTCCTGCGCAACCAGCAGAACGTGGCCGTCCCAGTCGGACGGGGGGCCCCGGGCCAGCTGACGACCCGAGGATCCGTGGGTGAGCGGTCCCTTGATGGCGACGTCGTGCGAGGGGCCCTGCTCGCGGCTCCCCTGACCCGGAACGTCGTGGAGACCATCACGGTGCCTGCGCCGCAGTTCTTCACCGTGACGTACGAGGTGACGTTCTGGACACAGCACCTGGCGCAGATGAACCAGCTCTGGGAGCGCCTCGTGTCGGCGCTGCTGCCGCAGGGCAACTCGATCGTGCTCAGGACCGAGAAGGGCTACTGGTTCGTGGGCACGGTGGACGGGGACTCGCACCAGCCCGAGGGCAACCTCTCCGAGGTGGGCGAGCTCGAGCGCGTGGTGCGACACAAGCTCTCCCTCAAGGTGCCTGCCTACCTGCTCGCGGGTCCCGGTCCGGGCGCACCGGTGCCCGTCCGGCGCACGGTCTCCTCGCCCGTCGTGTCGTTCACCGTGGAACCTGGCGGGGCCGAGCCGGCGTCGGGAGAGGACACGGTGGACGATCCGTACCTGGGAGCCGACGATCCGACGCTGCCGCTCGATCCTGACCGTACCAGGAGACCTGATCGCCGCAGGACGGGCGCCGGCCGCCTGGTGCCCCCGGGCGCGGTGACATCCTCGGACCCGGCCCTGGGTAAGCTGCGACGTGGTGCCTCGCCGGCCAGGTACCTCAGGCACGTCTCGATCGATCCTGTCACGGGACGGCGCACCGTGGAAAACATCAGGATCGCGTCCTCGAATCCGTCGGCAGGCGAGACCGTGTACTCGTCCTCGCCCACGGGCGGCCTGGACGGTCTCGCGGTCGTCGTCACGGGCGGCTGACCCGCACGGCAGCCTTCGCGGACCTGCGCTCCTACTTATCGTCTGGATTCAACGTCGACGCAAGAGGAGTGCGGTAGATGGCCGAGCAGACGTTTCGCAGCCCCGGGTTCTTCGAGAGGGAGATCGACCTCTCCCAGCCCGCAGCGGGCGGTCCTGTCGGGGTGCCCGCCGGCGTGGTGGGCACCGCCAAGAAGGGCCCGGCCTTCGTGCCCGTCACCGTCGCGAAGTTCGACGGTGAGTTCGATCAGGTGTTCGGGGGCCTGGACCCGGCCCGGCCCGGCCCGTACGCGGTCAATGAGTTCCTGCGCCACAGGTCGGCCCTGACGTACCTGCGCGTGCTGGGTGCGGGCTCGAACTCGACCGAGACCGACATCTCCACCACCGTGCAGAAGGGCAGGGTCAAGAACGCGGGCTTCCACCTGGACGGCGCGGCGGCACCCAACGACAGCCAGGGCAGGCACGTCAACGTGGTCCAGTTCCTGGTCGCACGCCATGCCCTGCAGGCCGCCGAGGCCTATGGCATGCCGGTGTTCACGGACAACGACTCGTACACGGGCGGCTACGCGCACCTGGTTCGCGGCGTCATCATGACGACCTCGGGGTCCAGGATCATGGTGCTGAACGGCAGCGAGTCCACCGTGGGCGCGATCTCGGCCGCTGGCCCGAACGACGAGGCCTCGGTGGAGGGCGGCAAGTTCAAGCTGGTCGTGTCCACGTCGATGGGGTCGAGGTTCGGAGTCACGGACGGAAACGCGGGAATCAGGGTGCTGACGGCGTCCCTGGACCCCAGCAGCTCCGACTACTTCGCGAAGGTCCTCAACACGGACCCAGAGCGCTTCGACGCGGAGCAGCACCTCCTGTACGCCGACTACGCGGTCGACGACGAGCTCGCGACCGCGGTCGCGGTGGGCGTCCTGTCGGGCTCGGCCAGGACCAGCACGTCCTCAGGCGACACGGCCCTGACGATGCGCGCGGCATACGGTGCCTTCGACACGCGGTACACCTGGCCCGGCACCCCCTGGTTCATCTCGCAGCCCTTCGGCGCGACCGAGCACGACCTGTTCATGTTCGAGGCCCTGGACGACGGCGAGCACGCGAACCAGCTCTACAAGATCAGCATCACCAACGTCAAGGCCTCACAGGACGACGCCCGGCCCCATGGCACCTTCACGGTCCAGGTCAGGGACTGGAACGACACCGACACGAACCCGGTGGTGCTGGAGCAGTTCTCCAACTGCTCCTTGGACCCGAACGCCGACAACTTCATCGCGAAGGTCGTGGGCGACCGGCACGTGACCTTCAACTTCGACGCCACCGTGGTGGCCGAGCGCAGGCTCGTCGCGTTCGGCAGGTACCCGAGCAGGTCCAAGCACGTCCGCGTGGTCGTGAGTGAGCCCGTGCGCCGGGGCCTCGTGCCCGCGCGCGCGTTGCCCTTCGGGTTCCGCGGCCTGGAGACCCTGAAGACGAACGACAGCCTGACCGACTCGGCGCCCTCCGCCGCCAGCGCAAGGATCGTGGGCGTGCTGGGGGTCTCCTCGGGCTCGGCCCTGTCCGGTTCGATCGTGCCGCCCGTGCCCTTCCGGTTCAAGGTCACCAAGGGCACCATCCCGAGCACCGCCGCGTGGGACGGGCAGCCTGGGCCCCTGGAGCTCACCGTGCCCTCGCTGTGCTGGGGCGTCAAGTTCGAGCGCAACACCGACCCGACCAACCCGAACGTGGCCAGCGAGAAGAACGCCCTCCTGGCGTCGCTGACCAAGTTCGCGGGCATCCGGAAGCTGGACGTCATGGTGACGGGCTCGGGCGCCGACCTGCAGAACAACAACAAGTTCACGCTCGCACGCGTGGCGCTGTCGAACGCGACCGTGGCTGACCTGACTGCCTCGGCCTCCGACCACATGCGTGAGGCGGCGTACCAGCGCCGGGCCCGGCTGGATCCGAGCGACTACCGGATCACTGACCCGGTCCTGGGCAAGCGCGTCACCCTGGCCACCGTGCTGGCGCAGTCGACCCCGGCCGACTTCAACAGGTTCTCGCCCTTCATGAAGTTCACGACCTTCATGGCCGGCGGCTTCGACGGCGTCAACATCCTGGACCGTGCGGCGCGGCGCATGAACGATGAGGCCACCTCGTTCGACGCAGGCGGCGGCGCCGAGTCCACGTACGTCTCCCCGGGCTTCACCTCGAACATGGCAGGCGCGGGCCAGGCCAACAGCACGGTGGCCTCCTACGTGACCGCGGTCGACATCATGACCGACCCGCTCGCGGTCAACACGAACCTGCTGGCCGTGCCCGGCGTCCGCGAGAGCTTCCTGACCGACTACGCGGCGAAGCGCTGCCAGGAGTACGGCCTGGCCATGTACGTCATGGACGTCCCGGCCTACGACGAGGACTCGACCCGGCTGTACGACAGCTCCACGGCCCGTCCCGACGTCGACAGGACCTCGGCCGCGTTCGAGGCCAGGGTCGTGGACAACAGCTACGCGGCCACCTACTTCCCCGACGTCTTCATCGACGACCTGACGAACAGGCGCCGGGTCAAGGTGCCCGCCTCGGTCGCCGCGATGGGCGCGCTCGCCTTCAGCGACAGGGTCGCCTACCCATGGTACGCGCCTGCGGGCTTCAACAGGGCCGCGCTGGACTCCGTGAAGAACGTGACCGTGCGCCTGAACGTGGCCGACCGCGACAGGCTGCACGACAGCGGCCGCATCAACCCGATCGCCACGTTCCCGCGCAACGGCTTCGTGATCTACGGGCAGAAGACCCTGCAGGTCAACAAGTCGGCCCTGGACAGGGTCAACGTGCGGCGCCTGCTGCTCGAGGTGAAGCGCATCGTGATCGGCATCGCACGCAGTGCGGTGTTCGACAACAACACCCCCGCCCTGCGTGCCCGGTTCAAGTCCGACGTGGACCTGCAGCTGGCCATCATCCAGGGCCAGGCGGGCATCGAGGGGTTTAAGGTCACGATGGACTCCACCAACAACACGGCCGAGGACGAGCAGGCCAACCGCCTCAACGGACGGGTCGTGATCGTGCCCACGCGGACCGCCGAGTTCATCGCGATGGACTTCATCGTGACCTCGAGCGGGGTCAGCTTCGCGTCCTGAGAAACACGGAGAATGACGGTGAGGATCAGGACGCGCTTGATGACCAGCTGGCTGATTTGCAGGTCGCCCTGTACGACGTCGATTCATGAGTGACGGCCTCGGCGAGGGTCGCATAGTTACTCGCTGACACGAAGGAACCAAGGAGAACGGCGTGGCGCAGGCTAAGTTTGGGAGCGCAGGGGTCTCGGCTCGGGAGATCGACCTCTCGGGGCCCGTCCAGGTGGAGCCCTCGGGCGTCCCAGCTGGCGTGGTGGGCACCGCCAAGAAGGGTCCGGCCTTCGTGCCGGTCACGGTGGGCGTGGTGGACGACTTCACGGCCAAGTTCGGTCCGACCGACGGCGAGAAGTTCGGTCCCCTGGCCGCGCACGAGTGGCTCCGCCGCGCCACCGCCCTGACGTACCTCCGGGTGCTGGGCGTGGGCGATGGGCTCCGCCGTGACACGGACGGGAGCTTTCCGGGCCGCGTCAACGAGGCGGGCTTCGTGGTGGGCGAGCAGCAGCCCCAGGGCACGACGGGACAGCTGACTGCGAACCAGTTCGCCACCTCGGGCTCGGGCGCGTCTCTGGGCCGCACCTACTTCCTGGGCTGCTTCATGTCCGAGTCCGCCGGGTCCACAGTCTTCAGCTCAGCAGGGCTGCAGGGCGTGGGCGGCGTCACCCCCGTCGTGAGCTCCTCGGTGCCCATCGTCAGGGGCGTCCTGATGGCACCCTCGGGCGTGATCCTCAGGCTGTCCTCGTCCGTCACGGCCTCTGCCCTGCCTGGGCCCACGCTGGTGGCGACCGAGCACAGCGCCCAGGGCTCGCACTTTGGTGCCGTCGTGCTGTCGCAGGCAGGCACGGCCAAGCAGGAGTTCGTGCTGCTGCTGAACGGGCACCAGGGCACGGACCCGCTGTACCCGAGCGCCATCACGGCCTCGTTCGACATGACGGCGCCCAACTACTTCGTGAACGCCCTCAACAGGGATCCACTGCTGTACCAGCGCGCGGGACACTACCTGTATGCCCACTGGGACCTACACCCGGCGACCGCGGCCCTCACGGGCTCGGGCCTGACCGCGGCCGTGTCGGGCTCGGGCGGCGTCTCCGCCTCTCTCGGCGGCGCCGAGCACGCCGCGTTCGTGACGACCGGCGCGCTGGCCAGGAACACCGGGGGGGCCACCGTGCCCAACTACGAGAGCTTCGAGGACAGGTTCTCGAGCGCGGTGACGCCCTGGGTCACGTCCCAGCGCTTCGGCGGCCAGCGGGTCGACCTCTTCCGGCTGCACACGATCGATGCGGGCGCGGGCCCCTCGACCGCCGTCAAGTTCTCTGTCGAGAACATCGCACCCTCGAGCGATCCGGCCAACCGCTACGGCACCTTCGACCTGATCGTGCGTGAGTGGAGCGACAGGGACTCGGACGTGCGTCCCGTGGAGCAGTGGCGGCAGCTGTCGCTGGATCCCTCGAGCGACAGGTACATCGCGAAGGTGATCGGCGACCTGCATGCCTTCTACGACTTCGATCGGACCGAGAGTGCCCAGAAGCTGGTGATCGAGGGCAGCTATCCGAACCGCTCCAACCTCATCAGGGTCGAGGTCTCGAGCCAGGTGGACGGCCAGTCTGTGGACCCGACCGCGTTGCCCATGGGCTTCCGCGGCGTGACCCACCTGGTGACCTCGGGCTCCGCACCCATGACCTCGCCGCCGAGCGCGCAGATGGGTGCCTCGGACGTGCTCAAGCGTGCCGTGACTCCTCCGGTGCCCATGCGGACCAACATCACGGCGGGCTCAGGCGCGAAGGTGAGCGTGAACCCGCTCCTGTACTGGGGCGTCCACTTCGAGCACGTGACGAGCCTGACGACGCCCAACGCCTCGACGCAGGCCAACGAGTCGCTGGGGTCGTTCGCGGCGTTCTTCCCGCGCTTCGCGACAGACGCGGTCAACTTTGCCGAGGGCGACAACGCGGGCATCGCTGACACAGACGCGAACGGCGTCATGGATGCCGACCGCTTCTGCCGCAACGGCTTCACGCTCGAGAACCTGCAGGTCGTCACCGCCTCCACGGGCGACGCCGATCCCCAGGAGTGGGACGCCGCGGTCTACGTCCGGAGCGGCGACGTGGTGGTCAGCGATTCCGCGAAGACCCGGGGCTTCAGGGTCGCCGACCTGACGCAGGCCAACCGGCGCTTCGCGAAGTTCACGTTCTTCGCCCAGGGTGGTTTCGACGGTGTCAACGTGTTCGACGCGCAGGAGGCTGCCCTCACCAACACGGCCGTCACGAACGACATGGACGCGACCAACAGGGGCCGCAACATGGGACCGAACGTCAGGGCCTACGCCAAGGCGCTCGAGATCATGCAGAACACGGTGAACGTCGACATCCAGCTCCTGGTGTTGCCCGGCATCAGGCATCCGATCGTGACAGACGCGGCCGCAGAGGCCGTGCGCGAGCGCTTCGACGCCCTCTACGTCATGGATCCGGAGCAGTACGACGACGCGGGCGATCTGGTGACGACTGACCAGCAGCTGCCCAGCGTCACCGCGACCGTGGCGTCGTTCGTGGACAGGGCGCTCGACAACTCCTTCTCTGCCGCCTACTTTCCGGACGTGGTCATGCCCGACCCGACCACGGGCACCAACGTGGTCGCGCCGCCCAGCGTGGCTGTCCTGGGCGCGATCGCCTTGAACGACGCCCTGGGCCAGCCCTGGTTCGCGCCTGCGGGCAACACCCGGGGCTCGCTCACGACCGCCCTGGAGGCTCGGGTCAAGCTGTCCAAGGACAACATGGACGCCCTGTACGACGCCTCGATCAACCCGATCGTGGCCTTCCCGGGCACCGCGACCTCGGGCACCAACCCGAAGGGCGGCGTGGTGGTCTGGGGCCAGAAGACGTTGCAGGCCGCCGCCTCGGCCCTGGACCGGATCAACGTCCGGCGCCTGCTGATCGAGATCAGGCGCCAGGTGCGCCTGATCGCGCAGACGATCGTGTTCGAGCCCAACAGGGAGGCGACCCTGGCCCGGTTCTCTGACGCGGTCAAGCCCAAGCTGGCGCGCATCCAGGCGCTGCAGGGCCTGACCCGGTTCCTGGTCAAGATCGACACGTCCACGACGACGCAGGCAGACGTGGAGAACAACACGATCCGGGGCAAGATCTTCGTGCAGCCCACGAAGAGCGTCGAGTTCGTCAGCCTCGACTTCGTGGTGGCCAACAGCCTGAACCAGGTGCCCTGATGCGGATCACGAGGGGACAGCTCCGGCGCCTCGTCCGCGAGGAGGCCTCACGACTGGGAGAGGGGCCCAGGGGCAACCCACAGTCTGAGCCCGAGTTCGGCGACCTGCTGGACGCGCTGGAGGCCCTGCGTCGCAAGGGGTTCGGCATCGATGAAGTGATGGGGGTCGCGGTGGAGCTCACGAGGGGCAGAGCATGATCATCACGAGGGGACAGCTGCGGCGCATCGTCAAGGAAGAAGCGGGCCGCCTGGGCATGGGTCCTGACCCGGCGGGGCGCGGGTCGTTCGAGTCCTCCGAGGACTTCGACAACCTCCTGGACGACGTCCTGGACGCCGCGAAGGCACACCAAATCACGCCCGTGCAGGTGCTCGAGGCACTGCGGGGCCAGTTCGAGGCATGAGGCAGGAGAAGATGCGATGGCTGCAAAGAGGTTGACGGCACGGGGCCTGCGCGAGCTGGTCAAGGAAGAGTTCTCGCACATCAAGAATGGCAGGCGCGCCCTGCACGAGGAGGCTGGCGGGTGGAGCCACGAACTCACGGAGGCGATCGAGAGCGTCGCTGAGCTGATCGTGGACGAGCTCGTGCAGCAAGGCGTCGCCGGCGACGAAGACGCTGACGAGATCAGGACGGGTGCCGTCGACGAAGTAGGACGAGTCGTCGGCGACATCATCGACACGTGGAACGAGACGCACTGAGCACGTCGACGTTCACGCGTCGATCGTCAGCACGACGTTCGAGCATCCCCACACCTTGACCACGCCAGCCTGGGCCGCGACCTCACGCTCGCTCAGGCCCTCCGCCGCGTTCGCCTTGAACTTGAAGCGGTTGAAGCGCCGGTCGAAGTCTGTCCACCAGAACCTAGGCGGTGTTTCTCCGGTTTTTCTGAGGCCGGCCTTGATGTAACCTGCGCCGTCTCCGATGCGTCCGTCGACGTACGTGATGAGCCCGGCTCTGCTCTGCTCCTTGGCACGGGTGAGCGCGGCCTTGATCAACCTGGAGAGTCCGCCCCGCACCACTGTGTCGAGCGCCGGACACGACCGGGCGACCTCGAGCCGATCGGAATGGGCACGGTGGAATGGCTTACGGAGGGAGAGGGCCATGACGACCTCCCCGCTGAGGACCAACCCCAGGCACTCGTTCGCTGCCACGTCGCCGTCCAGGTGGTTGGCCTCGAAGAAGGCACGCCGCTCCTTGGCGGACAGCGCCCTGAGCTCACACTCCCGGGCCGAGACCTTTCTCGGCGTGAGACCCAGCCTGTGCCTGATCAGCGACTCCACGATGGGCCGGCGGTCGCGCCAGTCGTCCTCGAACACGTGCATGAGCCGGATGCCCAAGGCCGTGCATCGCGCCGTCTTTCGGGCGTGGTAGAACGAGTCCCTTCCTGCCTGTTCGCTGTGCCAGTACAGGCCGTTATATTCGATCCCCAGCATTTTTTCTGGAACAAAGATGTCGATCTGCTGCCTGCCTCCGACGATGCCGACGACGTTGCTCTTGGCGACGTAACCGAGGCTCTCGATCCAGCTTAAAAGCTCGCTCTGAGCCTTCGAACCCGAAGCATCGCAGCTGGGACAGCGGTCGCCCATCGCCAATGCAAGCGTGATCTTGCTCGTCCATGCGCACGTCGCGCAGTGGACGTTGACCGACGTGCTGTAGATGTTCTTGTACCCTTCGACTGAATCAAAACGGAGACGCGTGTTGCCTGATAGCCGTTCCTCGATCTGCTGTTCAGTGAACCTGACATGCGCGTACTCGCGCACCGGGTCTCGTTTAGCCCATGTCTTGGCGATCCTGGGATCATCAATGACCGTCCTGCCTTTGCTCCAGATCGTCAGTTCGCCGTTCGCGTAGCGTTCACGAAGCCTGTCATTGACAGCAGCGATCTTTGGATCGGTCTGGGCGTTGGCATCCTTATTCCACGGAGTGCGCTCGCCACGTGCATACGTCTCGTGAATCTTCGTTGCTGCTTCTGCGATGCGCGGATCTTTTTCCTTGGTCAGTCCCTTGTTCCAAGCCGTCAGCTTGCCGTCTGTGAACGCCCTGCGCCGACCGATCGCTGTCTTTTCCGCTCGGCGCTTGACTCGTTCGTCGTTGTCTTTGGTTAGGCCTTTTGCCCAGCCTGGGCGGCCCCGTAGCTTGCCTGCTCGTGCTGCAGCGATCCTTGCGGCTTCCTGTGCACCGTGCGCGGCAACGAGGTTTGCGTTGTGGCCCCTGAGAAACCGCGCGTAGCCATGTCGCCAATTCAACCATTGCGTGGTCGCACCGCATCCGCATCCGCACTTGGTCGACCCACCGTTGAGTTGGTCCCAAAGCGCCTGCGAAGTGCATCCGTGCGCAGTCACGAGGTGAGCGTCAAACGCAGTCAGGCGCTTTGTGCTAAATCCGCAGCCAGCCGGACATTCGATCGCTTCAAGCGGTACTCCTTTTCTTGCACCCATCGGTTCTATTGTTGCTTGTCTGCTGTTGGTCGTTTCGGTGTGAATGTGAATGATCGTTCGGACGTAGTTAGTCCGTGCGATTGCTGAGGTCGCAAAAAGGAGAACTGCCGTGCCTGCTGAGACCCTTGATGTGGCTTCGATGATTCCGAATAAATTCGAGCCCCTCAGAAAAAACCGCTGGATTCTCATGGTCGAGGGCATCGACGCCTACCTCCTGAAGACCGCGAAGCGGCCGCAGTACACGACCGAGGAGGTCGAGATCCCGTGGATGAACTCGCACCGCTACCTGGCGGGCAAGACCAAGTTCTCCACGATGCAGATCACGCTCCACGACCCGATCGCGCCCTCGGGCGCGCAGCAGGTGATGGAGTGGATCCGCCTGCACTTCGAGTCCGTGTCAGGCAGGGCGGGCTACGCCGACTTCTACAAGCGCGACATGCAGCTCAAGCTGGTCGATCCGGTGGGCACGGTGGTGCAGCTCTGGGACATCAAGGGCACCCTCATCGCCGACTGCGACTTCGGCGAGCTGACGTACGAGGACGGCACCCCGGTGGAGATCTCCTTGACTCTCCGCTACGACAACGCTGTGCTGCAGTTCTGACACGATTGTATGACAAGATACATCGGTCTTTGGGCGTCATACAATGGTGTCTGGAGGTCGAAAGTGTCGTCCCATCGCTGTCCTGATCCTGCCTGCACGTACGAGAACTCCAACCTCATCTCGCTGAGCGTCCACTGGCGCAAGGCCCACAAGGGCACGGCCGAGGACCTTCGGGTCCGACTGTTTCACGCCGGCGTCCGGCCCACGTGCAGGTGCGGTTGTGGCGGTGCAGTGAAGTTCATGGGCATCCAGGCCGGGTTCACGGAGTGGATCCGTGGTCATGTCTCGCGCGTGAAAAACAACTGGGGCCACAACGATGCGGTGCAGGCTCGAAGCCAGAAGACGCGCCGAGAACTCTTCGAGAAGGGTGCGACCACCTGGAACAGCGGCCTCACCAAGGCGACCGATGAACGCGTCGCTGCCTATGGACAGACGCAGTCAGCGAACTTCACGCCAGAGCGACGTGAGGAACGCGGCGCGACGATGACCCGTTCGTGGCGGACGGGTGCGATTACGCCGCTCACAGGATCCGCCCATTCGCAATGGGCTGGCGGCGTGTCTGCCCTCCAGGCCTTGTGTCGTTCCCATCTCTACAGCAAGTGGACCTATCCTAAGCTGGTCACGGCCGGGTTCCGGTGCACGACCCCGGGCTGCCCATCGACGGACGAGCTCCACGTGCATCACGACGAAGTGCGATTCTCGCAGGTGCTCCGAGCGGTCGTGGGTGTGCTGGGGGAGCCCGGTGACGACCACGAGAAGAAGCACGCGGTCGCGGAGGCGGTTGCGACCTACCACCTGGACCGGAACATCAGCGGGGTCGTGCTGTGCTCGGCGTGCCATGCCCAAGAGCACGCGGCCGAGGCATAGCTACCTGCATGCGCATTCCTCGCTCAGAGCTCGTCAAGATCATCAAGGAAGAGATCGAGGGTCTGCAGGCGCTCGACGCGGCGCTCTCCGTTCCGATCGACAGGGCCATGCACGACAGGGTCGTCCAGGACCATTTCTTTCGGATGATGCAGCGGGTCTTGGAGCTGGTCGACGTGAACGACGCCCTGCCTCCCGGCGTGTATGACCAGGTCCTCGATCCGGGATCCGGGTTCGCCCGCGGAATCTTCGACGCGATCGTCGACGACCTGCGTGAGCTCATCGAGTCCGAGACGTAAGGCGCGGCGGACGCATAGGTAGACGGCATGAGGATCAGGCTGAGCGAGCTGCGAAGGGTCGTGCACGAGGAAGCGCTGCGCCTGCAGGAGGCAGGAAAGAGGCCTCCTGGAATGGGTGGGCGCCGTCGAAAGCGCGGCACACCCGCGGTCGGACCATCTGCGCCCCTCACGCCTGAGGCCCAGACGACGATGCAGCACCTGGGCGATGCGCGAGACTCGCTCGGGTTGGCGCTCGAGTCTCTGGGCTCTGACACGAGCCTGATCGAGCACATCAACGTCGCCGTGGACGCCATCACGAAGGCACGGATGGCGCTGCGGAAGCAGCGCTGATTCGTCGACCCACGCGGTGGGTGTGGGGCGTCCCCGCCGCGGTGTACCGTGGTCTGGTCCGGGACGCCCACCATGATCAAGATCACCGTAGACATCGACCGACGCCGTACCGTGCTGACGTGCGCGCTCGGCGGACAGTTTCCCGCCGTGAACGGGAGGCTGCTCTCGCTGGAGGCGTCCGGCAGGGAGCTCGCCGCGTTCCTCGAGCTGCACCAGGTGCCCGTCAAGGCCACCGAGGGCATGTCGATCACATGGGCGGGGCGCAGCGCCGGACGCGCCCTGCGCGCCGTGCAGGCCTTGTTCGCTAGTTCGGCAGGCGCGTGCTCTTCGAGAACGTGAGTCGGGCGCCCGTCTTCCACGCCATCAGCTGCACGTCGATCCCGTCAGGGGCGCCCTCGAAGTGGGTGGTCCCCCGGCCGCCCCAACCCTTCTTGAGGCCCAGGCCCAGGAGCGTCTGGGCCGCCTCGGCGGCCCGTTCCGGCACGATCGCGCACGACACCTTCCAGTAGGCGCTCGGATCTCTGTCGACGCTGGGCGGGGTCCACGCGTAGGCGACCTCCGACAGGGCCCGTCGGGCCTGCCTCGTGAACCGCACCAGCGCCTCCCTGTCGTCCTGGCCGGCCTGGCGCTCGTCGCTGCTGGGTCGCCTGGGCCTCGCCTCGGCCACCATGCCCCTGACCGTCTCCCTGAGCAAGGCCGCGGCCTGCATCGTCGTTCCCATGACGGATAGCAGCTATCGTATGCTGATCTCCAGGCGTGCCCTGCGCGTGATCGTGGCCGAAGAAGCGAAGAGAATCAAGGAAGCTGGTGCCCCGACCAACCAGGGCCGTGAGCGCATGCGGACGAGCAGGCGGGGCCGTCCTGCCAGCTCATTTTCGCAGCTGCAGCCCGGCGTCGCCTTCGCAGTGCGTCCTGCGACGCAGCGCATGGGTCAGCGTCCCAAGCCCGCGCTGCGTCTGACCGTGACGTCTGTGTCGCCTTATCGTCCAAACGTCATGCCTGCCCGTCTCGAGGCCGTGGACGGGGACGGACGCAGGTACAGCATGACCGACGACACGGGCAAGGGCACAGAGCTGTACCTGGTGCACGGTGAGCGCGTCGTCTGGAGCGGCAGCATCGACTATGTCGAGATCGTCGACGGATGACGGGAAGTTTTGGCTCGCACGCGAGCAGGAGGACGACAGCTGTGATCATCACGAGGGGCGAGCTGGGACGGATTGTCAGGGAAGAGGCGGCGAGGCTGCAGGAGGCGCCTCGGGGCGGCCTCGGGGCGGCCAGGGAACGTGAAGAGGCCCGTCGGCAGGGAGCAGGGCGTCGTCGTCATGGCCCGAAAAACGCGCCTCGGATCACACCGCGCAGCAGCCTGGCGCAGTCGAAGGAAGCAGATCGTCTCAACGGTACCTCGTCGAGGTCGTCCAGATCCAGCGAAGGCGGAGCCCGGACGCTCGAGGACGTCGGCAGCTTCGAGGCCGCGCAGGGCGGCGACGAGATGCGAAACTTCGCCGACGCGCTCGAGGAGCACAGGGACAGGCTCGGGGGCATCTCGGGTCGCGAGGTGGCGGCGCTGCGAAAAAAGATCGAGGCCGTCATGAAGACCCTTCGGGAGCTGGCCAAAGAATGGGACGGGCTCCTCCTGGGACCGGACGACGAGCACTGATCCTGTCATTGACCTGGACCCAGGCCTTTTCTTCTAAACCACAGCAACGGGCCACATTGACCGAGTTCCTTGCGTTCTTGGCGACGTGGCCCCGTCTTTTACGGGCGCCGGACGCCCGGTAAGGTCCGGCCAGGGGAAGCATGGGAGGGACGACGATGTCGGACGACAGGGAACAGCGCAACGCGGTCTTTCAAGGCGCCTACGCGCCGCCCGGGGCGCTGTCGGCACAGGGCATGCCAGCGGTCAGCACGGTGGAGCAACTGAAGGCGGACTTCGGGGGGCTGGAGCTGCCCTCGGAGGTCGTGCCGCTGCCCTCACGCGGTCTCGCGTATGAGCCCGGCCACCCGTTCGCGGGCGTGGACACGGTCGAGATCAAGGGCATGACCGCGCGGGAGGAGGACATCCTCACCTCCCGCGCGTTCCTGAAGAAGGGCACGGTCATCACGGAGCTCATCAGGTCGTGCCTGGCGGACCGCCGGGTCGATCCGGCCTCGCTCCTGGCAGGCGACAGGAACGCGCTGGTGGTCGCCATCCGCATCACGGGCTACGGCCCTGAGTACGAGGCAGAGGTCGACTGCGCCGCCTGCGGCGAGCGCACGCCCGCCACCTTCAACCTCGGGCAGCTGCCGCTGCGGTCCCTGGAGCTGCGGCCCATCGAGGAGGGTTGCAACCTGTTCGCCTTCACGCTGCCGAGGTCGGGCAAGAAGGTGTGCTTCCGGTTCCTGACAGGCAGGGACGAGCAGGAGATCGTGGCGACCGCGGAGCAGCAGCGCAAGCACGGCCTGGTGGGCGCCGCGGACCAGGTGGTCACGACCAACCTGCTGCACTCCATCGTGTCGATCGAAGGCGTGACCGACAGGGCCAAGATCGCGGCCTTCGTCAGGAACGGCATGCGCGCGGGCGATTCCCTGGCCCTCAGGACCTTCATCAAGGAGAGCGAGCCCGGCATCCGCATGCGGCAGGCGGTCGAGTGCAGGAAGTGCGGCGCGTCCGAGGAGGTGGACATGCCCATGGGCGTCAAGTTTCTTTGGCCTCACGCCTGACGACAGGGCGCAGGTGCTGCTCGAGCCCATCTTCCTGCTGATGTACTACGGGGGCTTCTGCTACAAAGAGGCGTATACGCTGCCCGTCGCGTACAAGCGGTGGTTCATCGAGCGCGTCTCCAGGGAGCTGCAGCGCACCTCCGAGGAGGGCGCGACCGCGACCCGGGCCCTGCACGGCAACACGCCCGACGTCCGGGCTGCCCAGGGCCGCGCCAGGAGCCACGTGCCCGCGAGGCTCCGGCGCTTCAGCTGAGCCGTCAGGCCGATATGTAGTCCCGATGACGACTTCCCCCAAGCACGGCACGGCCGCACTTCGACGCGCGGTGCGCAGGCACATCCGCGAGGCCTGGTCGGAACGGCCGGGTCCGATGGGCCCAGGCTCGCAGGGAGCGAGCTCCGACGTCACCGACGTGATCGTCGATCCGGGCGTGGCACGCAAGGTGGACGAGCTGGTCGACCTGGTCGTCGACTACGTCGTGGGCGAGCCCCAGGAGGCCTCCATGCTCCGCGACTCGATCAACGACGGGATCAGGAACGGCCTGCGCTATGCGTGGGCATGAGGAGGCCGCTTGATCATCACGAAGAGGCACCTGCGGAGGCTGGTTCTGGAGGAAGCAGCGGCGCTTCGTGAGGCCCAGGGCGACTGGCATGCGTTCCTGGCGGCCGTCGACGCCCTGCGTGAGGCATGCTCCGAGGCGATCGGGACGGGTTCCGCGGCGGGCGTGTCCGCCAAGCTCATGAACCGCCTCGAAAAGATCGACGGTGAACTGTACGAGCTCCGGGCGGAGCTCGAGTGAGGATGAAGACGATGAGGATCACGAGGGGACAGCTGCGGCGCATCGTCAAGGAAGAGGCGCGGCGTCTGCACGAGAGCGAAGCCAGCATGCCCGAGGCACCTGACCAGGGCCTGGTCATTCGGCTCCTGAATGAGGCGATCACGCTGATCGAACGGGCATCCCAGCTCGCCTCACGCGGCGCGCTCGAGGCGCCCTACGCCGAGGAGCTCGAGCGCATCGACGAGGAGCTCAGGTCGTTCGTGCTCGACCTCGGCGGCGGGGACGACACGGCGGAGTGACGATGGGAACGGCTGCACAGAAGCTGTGGAGCGACGTCCACGAGGTCTGACATGGCAAAGCGCCTGCACGAGCTGCACCTGAACCTGCTGGGCAAGATCTTCTTCGCGTCCGTGGCCGCGTGGTTGGTGGGTCGCGCCACCCATGTCAAGGTCCGAGGCACGGAGGAAGAGGTGCGTGCCGTGGCCAACGCCATGATGGCCTCGCGCGCCTTTCAGGACGAGATCAGCAGGCCCGGGGCCTCTGTCGAGAGCGTCATGCAAAAGCTGGGCCTGAAGCGCGCCAGCGCCCAGGAGTTCGAGAGAACCCTGGGCGTGCCGTGGCCTCTATAGCGCGGCAGCGATTATTTTGAGGAGTCCGCACAATACATTGGTGTGTGCTCCTTGAGATCAAGTCTGAACCTTCCCGTCGCGTCGACTATCCCAAGCGCACCCTCGTCCTCCGCTGCGACGCCTGCCAGCGCACCTTCGAGAAGCGGTTCTTCCAGCACATCGCAGGTGCCTCCGTCCACGCCTGTTCGAGGAAGTGCCAGGGCACTCTACAACACAAGGGCGGCGCGCTAGACGTCAAGAAGCGCGAGCGCTTCGTCGAGCGCTACGGCGTCGACAACCCGCTGAAGGACGCCTCGATCCGGCGCAGGGTCCGTGCCACCAACGTGGAGCGCTATGGCGTGCCCGTGTCGTCGCAGGCCGAGAGCGTCAAGGAGAAGGCACGGGCGACGAACCAGGAGAAGTTTGGCGTGGACTGGCACACGCAGTCAGCGAACTTCGACGAGAAGGCGCGGGCGACTTGGTTCGAGAACTACGGTGTCGATCATCCTGCCAAGAGCCCTGTGATGCAGGAGCGCTACCGTGCTACCAACATGGAGCGCTACGGTGTGCCTCATGTCTTGATGCTTCCTGAGGTTCACCGTGCAGGGGTGGAGGCTGCGCACACGCCCGAAGCACGTGAAAAAGCGCTGGACTCGATGAAGGCAAACGGCACGATCGGTCGGCAGATCTCGATGGCTGAGGAACGGTTCGGACAATTGCTCATCGAGCGGTTCGGCCAGGAGGACGTGGAGGCCCAGGTCTGGGTCAACGGCTGGCGGATCGACTTCTACGTGAAGAGCCTGCGCACGTATGTGCAGTTCGACGGCGTCTACTGGCACGGCCTGGATCGACCGCTGCATGTGCTGCAGGAATCGCAGGAGGAGCGCGACAAGGCCATCCTGGGCACACGGGAACGCGATCGTGCCCAGGACTCCTGGTTCGCGGGGCAGGGCCTGCGCCTGGTGCGCGTCACCGACCTGGAGCTCAAGTGGGATCCAGCCGCGTGCCTGGCCCGAGTGGCGAACGCATAGCTACCAACATGCAGATCACGAGGGGCGAGCTGGGACGGATCATCAGGGAAGAGGCGGCGAGGCTGCGCGAGGGTGCCTCAAAGGAGGACATGCTCGCCGCTCTGTCGGGCGTCCAGTCTGCCCTGGACGCCGCGCTCGACACTGCGCAGACGTTCGATAGCGACGTCTACCAGGGTCTCAACGATCTCAACAAGTCATTGTATGAGATCAAGCGCAGCGTACGACGAAAGCACGGACTTTGACTCTCACAGTTCATCGAACGGCCACCACTTAGGCGGTCGCGAGCACGGGGCCCAGCGCGCGAAACGCGACTTCTCGGCGACGTAGAAGCAGCGGTATGCCGTCACGGCGTCCGGGTGCCTCCATTCGTCGGGCATGCACTGGACGAAGTCCTGGTGCGCGCGCCAATCGGCCTGGGGGAGCAGGCCCATGACGACGTCGAGCGCGGCCTCGGACCTGTGCCGTCTGCTGTAGCGCCGCGTGTACTCGCGGAAGAGCTCCTGGGCGTGCTCCGCCAGCCAGGCCGCGTTCTCGGGCGTCGCCATGGTCCACAGCACGCAGGGATGGTGGACGTGGGTGGGTCTGTAGGGCACGGTCACGTCCGGATGCAGCGTCTGGAGCGCCGTGCACAATAGCTGCACCGCTTCGAGTCCCATCTTGACGACGTGCCTGTTGCACTGGTCGACCGCGGCCTGCCGCGGATCCTCGTTCAGGACGAAGATGTTCACGTCCTGACCCTAGCACGCCGGGCCGGGAGCGCCACACGGCGTCAGTCCACGTCTGCCAGCATCCAGCCGCTGTACCAGGACGGCGTGCCGCGCTTCGCGTCCCGGGACCTGCCCGTGGCGAGGTTGAGCACCAGCCTCTCGTCGCTATTGGGCTTCTTGACGGTGATGGTGGTCTTCGACCGCGATACGACCTGCGCTGTGGCCTCCTTGCGCTCGCCGTAGCCGGCCCGGGGCACGTAGACCAGGCGCACCTGCCCGGGCTCGGCATCGTCGTCCGCCTCGTCCAGGCTGCCCATGTCGGCGTCGTAGATCAGCTGGTCCCGGTTGTCGTCGTCCGCGTCCTTGGCGACCCTGGCCCGGTCCGCGCCCTGGCGTTCCTCGCCTGCCTGCGACGGGTCCTCGCCGAACCGTTCGGTCAGCGTCCGACGCAGCAGCCTCACCAGCACGGCCTCCATCACGTTTCGCATGCGGGTACCTATACGGCCGTGAGGCGGAGCCTACGTACCCGGCGTGCCTGCCGCCGACGCCTCCAAGCAGGGGGTCTCCGACCAGCTCGACATGACCCGCAAGCTCGCGGCCCTGGTGGCCCGCATGGCAGCGGACCACCGCGCGATCGCGCAGGCGCAGGAGACGCAGCTCGACAAGGTCAAGCAGCTGTCGGCCGCGCTGGCGGGCGCCTCGACCGACGAGGCCGCGAAGCAGTTCAGGTCGTTCGAGCAGGAGGTGGGCAAGTCCGCCAAGGAGATCGTGGACTCGCTCGAGGAGCCCGCGGGCGCGGCCACCGCGCTCGAGCGCAAGCTGGGCAGGCTCGGGCAGCAGATGGAGAAGAAGCTGCCCAAGTCCGCAACCGCGACCGCGGGGGCACTGAGCGGGCTGTGGCAGGGGCTGAAGAACGTCACGGCCATCGGCAAGGCCTCGTTCTCGATGTTCACGGGGCTCCTGGGCTGGATCACCGACGTCTCGGCCGCGATCCTGGCGATCCCGTTCAAGGTGTTCCAGGGCCTGATCGACATGGCCCAGAACGCGGGTGGCATGGACGAGCTCCGGCAGGCGATCGAGGCCGTGCGCAAGGAGTTCGGGGCCCTGCGCGGTCCCATCGCGGGCACCGTGATCGAGGGCGCCCGGTCCATGAAGAACTTCTCACAGACCGGGCTGTCGACCTGGCAGGTCTTCGGCACGGTGGCGGAGCGCCTCAACTACCTGCGCGAGGTCGCCACTGCGATGGGCGCGGTGTTCGGGCGCCTGACCAAGGAGTTCAGGGAGAACGGCGGCGCGGTACTGGCGTACCAGAAGGCCCTGGGCCTGTCGAACGAGCAGATGAAGGCGATGGGCGAGTTCGCGGTCTCGACCGGCCAGAGGCTGTCGACCTTCCTGAACGAGAACGCCAAGTACGCGCTGGAGCTGGGCCGCGCCTTCCAGGTGGACGCGAAGCTGATCTCACGCGACATGGGCAAGGCCTTCGCGGACGTGAAGCACTTCGCGGGCGCGACCGTGCGCCAGATCGCCGAGGCCTCCGTGTACGCGCGGAAGCTGGGGGTCGAGCTCGAGAAGATCACGGGCACGCTGGACACGTTCGAGACCTTCGACTCCGCCGCCGAGAACGCGGCCAAGCTGGGCCAGTCCTTCGGCGTCATGGTGGACGCGTTCGAGCTCATGAACGCGCAGGACCCTGCCACGCAGGTGGAGATGCTGCGCAAGCAGCTGGCGGGCGCGGGCGTCGACACGGCCAACATGTCGAGGCAGCAGCTGAAGCTGCTGTCGCAGACCACGGGCCTGGACGAGGCCACTGCCAAGATGGTGTTCTCGCTCAAGAACCAGGGCGTGTCGCTCGATCAGGTCCGCAAGAAGGGCGGCGAGGTCGAGCGGAAGCAGCTGTCGCAGGCCGAGGCCATGTCGAAGCTGGCGGACTCGATCGAGCGCCTGGTGAAGAGCGGCTCAGCCATGCAGGGCGGCTTCTTCGACATGTTCATCAAGGGCTTCTTGGGGGGCGTGCAGGGCTCCAGGGAGTTCTGGCGCATCATGATGAACATCAGGGTGGCCCTGCGCACGGTCTACATGGAGGGCGTGAAGCTGGGCCGCGTCTTCGTGCAGGTCTTTCCGGGCGTCAAGGACCTCCTGGGCGGCCTGGCCGACTTCTTCAGGCCCTCCAAGTTCAAGGAGCTCGCGGCAAAGGTCAGGGGCGTCTTCGAGGAGTTCTTCAGGGACCTGTCGTCCCCCAACGGCAAGGCCTCCTTCGCGAACCTCATGAAGCGGCTGCGGACCGCCTTCTTCGACTTCTTCGACAAGGAGTCGACCTCGGGCCGGCGCCTGCTGGCGGGCTTCGAGAAGGTCATGGGCGCCCTGTCGACCATCGCGGCCGACGGCATCAGGTGGCTGGCGGAGCAGGTCACGACCGGCATGCGCTTCGTGGTCGACCTGCTGTCGGGCAAGGTGGACCTGGGCTCCCTCACGGGCGCGGCCGGCGCGGGCGCGGGGTTCGTGGGCCAGGTCCTGGCTCCCATCCTCAAGGCCCTGCAGGACTCCTGGCCCATGTTCAGGGACGCTGCCTGGGACTTGCTGAAGGCGCTGGCGGGCAAGGTGGTGGACTTCGTGTCCTCGCCCGAGTTCCGCAAGGCGATCGAGCCCGCGCTGCCCGTGCTGGCCGCCGTGCTGTTCGGCCCGGCCCTGGGCCGGGCGCTGCTCGCCGCGGGCACCCAGACCATCGCGCAGTCGGCGCTCAAGGCGCTGTCGGGCGGCGGCAAGGCGGTCGAGGCCGCGGGCCGGGGCACCTCGGCCGTGAACGAGGCCGCGTCGGCCGCGCAGAAGGCCTCGGCCACCACGGCCAGCCCGGGCGCCGACGTCCTCAAGGCCGCGGGCGAGCAGGGCAAGGCGGCCGAGGGCGCGGTGGCGGCCACCAAGGGCTGGGGCGTCAAGGAGGCGGTGGCCCTGGGCCTGAAGCTGGTCGCGATCGCCGGGGCCATCGCGGTGGGCGGCGTCATGCTGGCGGGCGCGGTGCGCGCCATCGTTGCCATCCTGGACGGCATCGACATCAAGAAGACCACGGTGGCCATGCTGGCCATGGCCGAGATGATCGCTGTCTCGATCCCGATGCTGCTGGCCGTGAAGCTGGCCCAGCGCGTGGGTAAGCCTACCGAGATCATCAAGGGCGCCCTGGTCGTGGGCCTGATGACCGTGCTGGTGTCAGGCATCACGTACCTGGTGGGCAAGATCCTGGACGGCTTCGCGCCCGCGCAGCTGACGGCGACGGGCGACGTCATGCTCAGCATGACGGGCGTGTTCCTGGGCATGGTGCCCCTGCTCCTCGCTGCCGCTGCGATCGGGGCCCTGATGTATGGGCCGCAGGGCCTGGTCATCGGCGCGTTGGCCCTGGGCGGCTTCGCCGTGATCTCGGCCGCGGTGGCCGCGATGGCCTCGACCACCGTCGAGATCGTCAAGGTGATCGCGGCGCTCCAGATCGACTCCAGCTTCAAGGCCAAGAGCGACGCCTTCCTGGGCATCCTGCGGTCGCTGCAGTCGTTCGCCGACACCTTCGTCAGGATCGCCGAGGCGTCACGGCCCTCGTTCCTGGAGCTCGTCACGGGCAGCGGCTCCACCTTCGCCGACAACGTGGACAGCGTGACGCGCCTGGTGGAGGCCATGATCCATGGCAAGGACGGTCGCGGCGGCCTGGTGGGCCTGATGGAGACCGTCAAGGGCATCGTGCTGCAGATGGCGGCGCTGCCCGGCAAGAGCCTGGAGGGCGCCCGGGTCTTCGCGGAGACCACGACCTCCCTGGTGGAGCTGGTCCGCGTCATCACGCCCCCGCCCGAGTACTACGAGGCCGCCACCGACTTCATCCAGCAGATGTCGGGCGGGGACCAGTTCCAGCAGATCGCCACCGACGTCAGCGTGTACGCGGCGTACATGGTGAAGCACGTCAAGGACGTGTCGGGCATCGTCAAGGACCTGGTGGCCGAGTTCCTGAAGGTGGACCTGCCCAAGGAGAAGGCGCAGCAGGTCACGGCCGTGGGCGGCGTGTTCTCGACCGTGAGCGGCGTGCTCAAGGCCGTGATGCCCAGCCCGGACGTCATCAGGTCGTTCACGAGCACCCTGAAGGACACCAGCGGCGTCTTCTCGACCGACAAGGAGATCAGGAAGTTCGACTCCGCAGGCCTGGTGGCCTTCATGAACACCCTGCTGGACCAGGTGCAGCAGCTGCTGCCCATCATCACGGGCACGGTGCTCAAGCAGATCGTGGCGGTGGGTGCGGGATTGAAGCCCGAGGACGCGGAGCGCGTCAAGGTGGTGGGCACCGCGTTCGGGTTCGTGACCAGCCTGGTGGGCTCCCTCAACGACTTCGCCAAGATGTCGGGCAACAGCACCACGACCGTCGTCAGCAACGGCGTCGTCACCAGCATCGCGAGCCAGTCCAAGGGCCTGGGCGAGCTCCTGATGCAGCTGGGCAGCGCCCTGCCCACGGTCGTGTCGGGCGCGGCCATGGTGGTCAAGGCCTTGCCCACGGACGAGGGCTTCGTGAAGAACGTGTCGACAGCGGGCAAGCTGTTCGGGCTGCTGGGCGAGATCCCGAAGCTGGCGACCACGATGCGGGAGGCGCTGGCCTCGGGCGGCGACGCCTCCCGTGAGTCGCTGTCGAAGACCCTGACGGACCTGACCACCTACGGCGACTTCCTGGTCGCCACCGCGGGCGTCTTCAAGTCCGGCGCGATCACGACGGGCCTGAAGGCGGTGGCCGACATGGTCAAGGCCGCCAACGAGCTCGACAAGGCCCTGAGCGACGGCAACGTGGCCAAGCTCAACGTCGCGGCCAAGCTGTCGAACGTGGCCAAGGCCGTGGGCCTGGGTGGCTCCGCCAAGTACACGATCCAGAACAAGGGCGTGGTGGTCCACATCGACCTGACCGTGACCATGAAGGCGGACGAGGTCGAGAAGGTCGTGATCCAGCGCAAGTCGAGCGTGATCAGGGACAGGCTCAACCACGCCCAGTACGACGGCTCGAGCCAGCCCTCGCCCATCCCCGACAGCCCCAACAGCCCCAGCCCGGCCCTGATCGAGTGATGTCGTGCGCCGGCGGGACGTGGTAAGAACAATCTCGAGAAAGGTCGATAGGTAGGACCATGGCCAAGACCGTGAAGATCACCAGGGGATAGCTGCGGCGGATCGTTGCAGAAGAGGCAGGCAGGTTGATGGAAACCCCTGGCGGTGGCTGGAGCGCCTCCTCTGGGGCTGATGCGATTGACGCCGTCAAGGAGTTTGCCGAGCGCAACAATCTTCAGTTTGAAGCGCCGTACTTCGATGAAGAAGGAACGGAATTTGACGCCATGGCGTTCGATTCCTCTGAGGGTGCTGAGGCCCAGGCTGCATTCGTTCTGGACGGTCAGCTCTATTTCAATTCGCAAGAGCGTGGTCAGATGAAAATCTCGCCTGCGCGTCTCAAAAAGAAGACGTGGAATGGCTGACTTGTTGGGCCCGGCTCAAGACCATGACCTGGGAAGGATGAGACGATGTCGGTGAAGAAGATCACGCGCAGGCAGCTCAGGCAGATCGTCAAGGAAGAAGTGGGTCGGCTCGTGGAAGCTCCCAGGAAGGGCGGCAAGAAGGCAGCGTCCGGGGAGCAGAAGTCGTACAACGACTGGCGGAACGAGCTCGACAAGGTCCTGGATGAGACCGGTTACGGCAGCATCTCGGACACGCCCGCCTTCAACAACCTCTCGAGCGAGAACCAGGCCGCAGAAGAGGCCGCGAACGACATCCTGTACCAGTTCTACACCGAGGGTATGTCGGAACAGGACGCAGCCGACAAGCTGGAGAGCGAGGCCGAGTTCTGGGAGGGCGTCGACCTGGACGATCTGGCTGCAGAGGATCACGAGAGGGACGATGCTGAGTGCGAGGACTGCTCCGGCAGCGGCGACTGCTCTGAGTGCAGTGAAGACGGCACAGACACCAACACAGGCGAGACGTGCGAGAACTGCGGCGGCACGCACGAGTGTCCTTCATGCAACGGCAGCGGCGACGCGGATCCACACGCCGACGACTAAACTCAGGGAATGGCAGGGCTACGACGGCTCGAGCCAGCCCTCGCCCATCCCCGACAGCCCCAACAGCCCCAGCCCGGCCCTGATCGAGTGATGTCGTGCGCCGGCGGGACGTGGTAAGAACAATCTCGAGAAAGGTCGATAGGTAGGACCATGGCCAAGACCGTGAAGATCACCAGGGGACAGCTGCGGCAGATCGTCAAGGAAGAAGCGGCGAGGCTGGTCGAGGTTGCTTCCGCCCCCAAGTCCGAGCACGACTGGGACTATTTCGTGCACATGACCGCGTACGAGGTGCAGCACGCGAACCAGCGTGAGGAGGACTGGGACGGACCCACGATCGCTGACGAGGTCTTTCGGCCCAGCGACGACGAGACCGTGCGCACGATGCGAGACGCGTCGGGCGATCCTGCCGAGGAAGAGCTGATCGACGCCGCTGTCATGAAGTACGCAGGCGAGATGGGCCTGGACTCCGACGAGCTCCGGGACGCCTTCTATGAGGGTCTCGATGCCACCGAGGAGTACATGGGCGATGATGACGACGATGACGAAGAGGACGACGACGGCTTCGACCGTCCCCCTTTCACGGTCGACGTGCTCGTGGACGAGATGATGAATGGGCAGGACGCGGTCTCCCTTTCGGATCTGCGTCCTGAGGACGCTGAGGCGTTCCGGACCTGGTTCGCGTCGAAGGGTGCAGGAGACATCGACGACGACGAGCGGCGGTTCATGGTGCACAAGGGCAGCGGTTTCGTCGTCGCTTTCGACGACGTCGACCAGGCCGGACGCCTGGCGATGCTGCTGCCGGGCCTCGAGGAATGGCAGGACTACGACGGCGACGAGGCGCTGCCGTTCGACGAGGACGACGAGGAGATGACCGGCCCGTCCTGAGGACGCTATGGTTGCCTGCATGGCAGCAGGCGACGTGAAGACAGACATCCAGGCAGACGCCCTCCAGGCGCTCGGCAGCATCCCAGACGAAAAGGCGAGGCAGTTCGCGGAGGGCCTGAACCGGGCGATCCGGTCCGCGGTCTCGGGCGCGGTCGAGGCCGTGCACCGGCTGCGGGACGAGGACCCGTCCGCCTTCGCGGAGCTGCTCCGAGGGCTCGAGGCGGCGCGTACTTAGCACGTGCCGTTCACGATCGATGGCAGAGAATTTACGTACGACGTCGGCGTGCCCGACGCCCAGGGCGGGGAGCTGCCCAAGGGCTCCTCTGGGACCCCGCCCGTTTCTGTCGAGGACACGACGGGCAAGGACCTGTCGAGGCCCACGCGGCTCACGCTCTCCCAGTTCCTGAGCGACCTGACGACGGGCAAGCAGGGCGCAGCGGGCCGCGCCAACAGGTACCCGATCGATCGCGACGCGACGTACCCGCCTGAGGCATCGGCCGAGGACGGGGGCTACCCGGTCCCGCTCGCGGACGCGCGGAACTCGGCACGGTTCGCGCCCGGCAGGAACGCCGGCGGCCTGGCCACGCGTGGACCCGACGCAGAGCGCCTGACATCGATGGGCTTTCGAGCGGGCGCGCGGCCCGACTCCAAGGTGGACGGTCACGGACTGCTGCAGGCCCCTGGCGCCGTGGTCGAGGGCTACACCTCGCACGTGCTGCTGCGGAACCGTTTCACGCCCTTCAGCCGCGATGTCGAACAGACGCTGGAGCAGGCAGGTAGGCCGGTCGAGCGCCCACTGCGTCTGCCCGGCGGCGCGGAGGTGAGCCAGGGTCGGCTGGCCACGCTGGGCACCACGTTGACCCTGCGCGCGGCGCAGGAGCTGACAGCGGGCGATCCAGGTAATGATCCCAACAGCACCCTGACGTCGGCGGGCGCCCTTGCCCCCTCGCCCGCGCAGCTGGGCGTGGTCCGCGTCCGGACGGCCGTGCTCTCTGCGCAGGACGTGCTCAGCACGTTGACGCAGGAGGCGTCCAGCGCGACGCTCAACGTGGTGGACGAGTCCTGGGGTTCCCTCAACAGCGTCGCAGACCCGTTCTCAGGCATCGCGTCCGTGGGCATGTACGGCCTGGCCCTGGCCCTGGGTGCCGGGGTCGTGCTCCTGGTCGAGGGCCTGAGCGCCCTGCTGGGATCGGGTAAGAACCCGCCTCGAGCCGCCTCACGCGATGCCCTGGGCCGCTATGCCCCGGGCAGCTACACGCTGGAGCCCCGGGCGAACCCGGGTGCGTTCCCGCCTGTGCCCTTCGACCTGGGGGCCCTGTTCGGCATCCGGGGCACCGTGTACCCGTTCGTGCGGGCCCTCAAGGTGGGCACGGCTGCCTTCTTCGGGGTCGATGATTCCTCGGTGGGCGCCGCGATCTCCTCGGGCGTCAAGGCCGCGCTTGGGTCCCCTGGTTTCTACGCTGGGGCGGCACGGACCATCCTGCGCTCGGGCGTGCTGCTGGTGGACCAGCTCAAGCGCATCGGCGGCAACCCGGTCGACGTGGTCAAGCAGATCATCGGCCTGGTGGACGTGATCCGGGGCTCCCGGCTCATCGCGGCCCTGAACGTGTTCGCGCAGCTGGGAGACCAGCTCCTGTCCACCGACGACAGGCTGCTCGACGCGCGGACCGGACATCCGGCGCGCCTGTCGACGATCGACTCGTACACGGACGATTCCACGCCCGCGGTCGCGAAGTCCCGGCTCAAGGAGTCGCTGAAGCTCGCCTGGGCCTCCAACCGGACGCCCACCGTGCTGTTGATGCCCAAGGGACTCGACGGTGCCCTGCTGCGGGGCGGCTCCCTGGGCTCCTTCGACGGGGGCCGGGACAGGTTCGAGGCGCGCTCCAAGAACGAGCACCGGGTGCTGTCGACGGCGGAACAGCGCGCGGGCGGGCCAATGATCCCGGTCGAGGAGGCGCTGGAGCTCGAGCGCAGGCTCGAGGCAGAGTACGTGCCCTTCTACTTCAAGGACCTGCGCACGCGTGAGGTGCTGTCGTTCCATGCCTTCCTGGCCTCGCTGAGCGACGGCTTCACGGCGGCCTGGGAGGACTCCGAGGGCTACGGCAGGGTCGAGCCCGTGGGCGTGTACAAGAACACGCGGCGCAAGATCGGGCTGAGCTTCTACGTGGCCTCGACCAGCCCAGCTGACTTCGACGAGATGTGGGTCAAGATCAACAAGCTCGTCACGCTCGTATACCCGCAGTACACTGCGGGCAAGCAGCTGACGGTGGGCGATCCGTCGAGCCCGAGCCACCGCTTCACGCAGCCCTTCAGCCAGCTCGTGGGCGCCTCACCCCTGGTCCGGCTGCGGCTGGGTGATCTGATCAGGAGCAACTACTCGCGCTTCGCGCTGGCCCGGCTGTTCGGGCTCGGGGGCGACGGCCTGCGCCTAGACTCGACCGACGTCGTGGCCCGAGACAGGCCCGCGGCCTTCCGCGAGAAGCTGGCCGTGGCCAAGCGCAACCCATCGTACGCGATGCGGGTGAAGCCCGGCCTGTATCCGCTCAGCGACGACAAGGGCCTGGGCGGCCTGCCGGGAGCGGACGGGCCCAAGAACGCGCCCGTCCTGGACCTGACCTCGCTCAGCGAGGCCTTCGAGGCGACGTACCTGACTGAGCACTCGGCCTTCGACGGTCGCGTCATCGTCAGGGTGAAGATCGCGGAGGCGGTCAGGCTGCGGCAGCCCAGGCTGTACGAGTACGTCAAGGACGAGCACGACAACGAGGGCAGGCCCGCGCTCCGCTACGTCGACGGCGAGTACGTGGTCCCGCTGGACGCGCTCGATCCGACCCCTGAGACCGTCGCGAAGATCATGGCGGAGCTGGACCCAGGCGGCGCGGGCGACCAGGGGCCCACGAAGCTGGCCGAGTTCATGAGCCCGGCCAAGAACGCGCTGGTCAAGTCCTTCAGGTCCGCGGCCGGCAAGGGCCTGGCAGGCAGGATCGACTCCCTGGAGTTCGACTGGTACGACCGGACCGTGTGGGACACGTCACCGGGCAGGACCGCGCCCATCATGGGCAAGGTGACGATGCAGTTCACGCCCATCCATGACGTCAGCCCGGGCCTGGATCATCAAGGGTTTGATAGGGGACCTATCTACCCTGTCGGTACTTTCATGCGTCATGGCGACGATGACACCGACGGGAAAACACGCTGATGCCCTGGAAGCGTTGTGACGGTGGTGATTTGTCCTGGCAGCCTGAGGCGCTTCGCATCTATGGCGAATGCAAGGTCTTGGGCACGACACATCGTCGTCTTGTCGAAGGCGGACTCGCTGTCTCATTTGCAGCTGTGCGTTCGTTTCTACGCGCAGAAGGAGTGTTGCGTGTCTACAAAAAAGTGAAGACGTGGCGACGGCAGTGCGTCACGTGCTTTAACGACTTCGACGCTCGAGCCCCACGTGTGATGCAATGTGAGACGTGCGTGGGCGGACGTGACCTGTCAACTAGGATGTCGTCGTACGCGAAGTGGCGAAAACAGCAGGAGAAGCTGCACCAGTTTGGCCTTGATGCAGGAGCCCTTCGAGCGATTCTCAAGGAACAAGACGAGTGCTGCGGTCTGTGCATTCGAAAGCTTGAAGTCCCATGCCTCGATCATGATCACGCGACCGGTAAGGCGCGCGGGTTCTTGTGCCATAGATGCAACCTTACACTGGGTCAGGTCGAAGCTGCGGGCGGTACAGAATGGCTGAAGAGAGCTGAGGCTTGGTTGACGCGAGGTGCATCGCCCGCCGAGGATGACACGGACGGAAAGACGCGTAGTTAAGACCATGAAGATCAGGCTGGGCGAGCTGCGAGGGATCGTGTTCAGCATGCTGGCTGAGACAGGCCGCACGCATGCCCGGTTTCGCGACGTGGTGCTCCATGACATGGACGCTGTCGACGCGATGATCGCATCCAGCGGGACACTCGCACCTGACCAGATCGCACGCAGGATCGTCAACGCCGTGCGGGGGAAGTTTGGGCGTGACCCGCGCTGGACCGCGCAGTTCGAGCGTGAGCTTGCGCTCTTTCTCGAGTCATACATCTTCGCGGGGCGCTGACCGATGCCTGCCGCCTCACGTTACGCAAGGGCACCCGTGCTCGGGCTGGGTGCCCAGTTCGGCACCTCCCGCGCGGTCGCCGCGATCAGGGCTGCAATCCGCACGGGCGCCCTCAGGTGCGAGGAGACGACGTTGAGGGGTGCTGACCGCCTCGACACGCTCGCGGGCTCCGTGTATGGGGACGGGCGCTACTGGTGGATCTTGGCCGCCGCGAGCGACGTGGGCTGGGGGCTCCAGTGCCCGCCCGGCACGATCGTGAAGATCCCGCCCTTGGCCGACACATTGGCCCTGTGTGCCTGATCACATCGGGGTACGTGAGATGATTTCCACAGCTTGCTGCGGTCGCCACACGGCGAGGCTGGCGCCTTGCGTTCCTTCGGCGATGAACGCTGCCTGGAAACCCATGGGCTCCAGAGCACGCATCAGCGGCAACACGGTCCCATATGACGGGAAGGCACCGGCCACTGTGCTGTCCCGTGCCGCGTGCACGCTCACCAGCTGCGGATCGATCCTGCGTGCTGTGGATCCATCGGCGATCTCTTGGTAGACTGCTCTGTGCGCTGGCACACGCGTGTCAAGGATCGCAGCAGAAGAAAACAACAACCGCACCTTGTACAGCGTGGGTTCGTCCCTGTGGTTTCCCTTAGGTCGCCTTGCCGCTGCGGGAAGGGCCCACCTGTATTCCCGTGCGACCGCCTCCGAGTCAGTGACGAACATGATCGGGCGTTCGTAATCGGCTGCCGTTTCCATGCAACAGTACGGGCTGCCGTGGAACCAGACGCGAGGCAGCGTTGTTGATTCATCGAGTGTGAGCTTGACAAAGGCACGCAGGGTGGCCAAGCTGCTTGTCATCATGCCGTAAGTATCGGGTGATGGCCGAGGACTTTTCACGCCTTCAGGACGTCAAGCAGCCCAGCTACGGGCTCGTGTATGAGCTGCTGTGTACAGCAACGAACTTGCGGTACGTGGGGCAGACGACTGACACCCTCGATTCAAGGTGGCGTGCGCATTGTGATAATGCTCTGAAGAGACATTCATCTGTTGAGCTTGCGAAAGCGATCCGTGAGTATGGACCGGACAGCTTCGTTCGAAAAGTCATCGTCGAATGTTGTGATCGTCGTGAGCTAAATGCGCTCGAGACCAAGTTCATCATCGAGCTTGGCACGGTGTGGCCCATGGGTTACAACATGACGCATGGAGGAAACGGACCGTGTGAGGTAACACGAAGCAAGATCAGCAAGACGCTGTCAGGTCGACAGCAGCCACGTGAACTCGTCGAGCGCCGACGTGCCGCCAACAAGGGACGTAAGCGTGATGCAGATTCACGTGAACGGATCAGTGCTGGTGTGCGTCGTCACAATGAAGAGCATGGGCCAAGGAAGATCAAGTTTGAGCATGCCGAGACGTTGCATCGATCTCGACGTGGAAAAAAGCACACGGAAGAGTCCCGAAAGAAGATGAGCGCGAACAGGAAGGGCAAGGGCATGTCACCTTGCACCGAAGAGCGCCGCGTAAAGCTGCGGGATGCTCTTTCGGGTCGTGTCGTGTCGTCGTTGACTCGCCAGCGGATCAGCGAGGCGCTTCGCAGCAGGCCCAAAAAGATCGACGGTGAGACACAGGCACAGATTGTGAAGGCACGTTTGGAGGGGGAAAAGCTGGCGACGCTGGCTGCACGCCACGGCGTCAGTGTTTCCTTCATCTCGACGCTGTGCAAGCGTGTTCGTGAAGCGGCGGAGGCGAATGATGGCTGAAGACTTCAGCTCATTGCAGTCAATCTTTCGCATGCTGGGTCCCTCTGACCTGGCAGGCACCGTGCGCTTCGGCCGCGATCGTGAGGTGGACCGCGGCCTCGCGGCCCGGCTCCTGGAGCTGATGCTGGCGACCGACGCCCGGGGCGTCCTGTCGGGCGCGGCCCTGCGGGAGAAGCTGTCGGAGCTCGTGAAGAACGCGGCGCCTGAGGCGGCGGCACAGCTTCACTCGCTCGTGCGCTTCTACAGCACAGTGGGCGCGGTTGACGGCTCACCCAGGGAACAGCGCCTTGCCCGCATGGGCGGCAAGGACGTGGAGGCCAGCATGGCCCAGGTCGTGGGCGCGGGCGTCCCGATCCCGCCCGGGCGCGACGTCACCTTCGTGCTCAGCGACTCCCCCAGGATCCATCCGTCGGTCCGGGACGCGGGCAAGGTAGAGCTCTTTCTCAACTCGATTCCGACCCTGGAGCTGTCGCGCTGCGTCCCGTACCTCGATGTCGAGTTCCAGTTCGATCGGCCCGCTGGGCCGCAGCTCCAGGCCCCTGGGCTCCACAGGTTCCTGCTGGGCGCCGCCAAGGTGGACGAGCTGCCGGGCCCCGACAAGGCGATGGTGGAGGCGCGGCGCCTGACGAAGCCCGACGGCACGGGCGAGTTCGACTTCGCGGGCATGGAGCTCTTCACGAGCCCGCAGACCCTGCTCAACATGGCTCCCGTCGCTGAGGGCACCGACGGCATGCGTTACGCGCCCGTGCTGGACCCGACCCGGCCGCTGGCTTCGATCGAGGGCTTCGAGGTCACCGTGCGTCCCACCGTGGGCGTCTTCACGTACAAGAGCGCACGATTGACGCTACGGCTGCACGACCGGTCCCGTCTGGCCGAGCTGAGCGACCTGGTGCGGGCCGACGCGTTCTCGCGCACGACCGTGTGGATCACGTACGGATGGCGCCACCCTGTCGAGCCCGACAACCCGTACGCGGTCTTCATCAACACGACCATGCTGGCCCGGGAGGCGTACGGGGTCGTCAACTCCTCCTTCAAGTTCGAGCAGACCGGGCAGGTGTCGCTCAGCCTGGAGCTGTTCACGCGGGGCATGAGCGAGCTCAAGACCGTGAAGACCTCGGAGAGCCCGGACGGGCCCGCGGTCGTGCTGCGGGAGATCGAGCAGCTGGCCGCCGACGTCGCCCGATACAGGAAGCTGCTGCGCCTCGACGCGTCCGAGGGCGTCAACAAGGAGATCAGGCCCTTCCAGGTCCTGGACGCGGCCGAACGCGGCGAGTTTCCGGACCTGAAGGCCTCAGAGGTGCGGGACGCGGTGGCCCGCCTCCGGAAGAGCCTCACGGGCAAGGACGCCCGGCTGGACCAGGGCGCTGCCGACGACCTCAAGGCCGCGCTGGACAGGCTGTACTCGGCCGACCGCGCGGGCAAGTTCGACTTCAAGACCCGGCTCGAGAACACGACCGCGGCCGCGATCAGGCGCAAGTTCGATGAGGTCACCTCGGGCGCAGATCCGTTCCTGCCCACCGCGGCCAAGTCGCCTGGGCACCCGCTTGCGCCCATGGTCGACGCCTACAACACGGAGCCCAGGTCATCGGGCATCGCGGGCGTGCAGAAGAAGCTGGTGTCGTTCGCGAAGCTCTTCGCGGCCTTCGCGGTGCAACCCATGCTGTCGCTGCAGGTGGTGGACGAGGTCCAGGTGTTTTTCTACGCCCTGAACGACCAGGCAGGCACGGCGGCGGGCACGAACGTGGGCGAGTTTCCGATCGACCTGCCCGTGTTCCTGGACCAGTACCGCGAGCACGTCACGGCCCGGGGCAGCGAGAGCGTCACGGTCGAGGAGTTCCTGGGCCTGGTCGTCAACTCCCAGGTGGACGACCCACGAGCTGTGGCGTATGGGCTGCGGCGCTTCTTCGAACCCTACGACCCGAAGAACAGGGACCCGGTCGTCTCCAAGAAGATGCAGGGCGACTACGAGAGCGCCCTGGCCGCGCAGTCGGCCCGCATGGGCCCGTTCAGGAAGCCTGCCCTCGAGCTGTACGTGGAGACCGTGGCCGAGGCGGCCTCACGCGAGGGCGAGCCCGACGCGTTCGCGGCCATGGGACTCGCTGTCTCCGCACGGGACGACGGTACCCTGGCCGATCCACGTGCGGGTGCGAGCAGGCGCATCATGCGCATGCACGTGTACGACAAGCAGCTGAACCCGCACAGGGCACCCGCGCTGCTGCTGCGGGGCGAGGACGACGGCACCTTCATCGAGGTGGCCTCGGGCGAGGCAGGCAGGAAGCTGAGCGAGCCCGGCTCTGCATCGTCCCTGCAGGCTCTGCGCGAGCACATGTCGGCCCTGGGCCCCGGTGCCGACGTCTCGTCAGATCCCCGCACGGGCGCGGTGCGCGTGACGCGGGTCGGGTCCAACGCGCAGATCAAGGCCGCGGTCTCGCGTCTGGTGCCCACGATCACGTACGGCTCCAACGCCTCCGCAGTCATCAGCGCCGAATTGGCCTCGAAGCAGGACCCGCTCCTCAGCACGGTCCACATGCAGAGGGCAGGCAAGCAGAACGCGACCGCCCCCAACGGGGCAGGCACGGCAGGCCTGCCCCTGCGCATCATCCCGGCCTCGCTCACGATGCCCACGCATGGGTGCCCGCTCGTGCAGCTGGGCCAGATCTTCTTCGTCGACTTCAGCACGGGCACGACGGCCGACAACCTCTACATCCTGACCGGGCTGACGCACACGGTGGCCCAGGGCAAGTTCGAGTCCTCGTGGCAGCTCACTTTTTACGACGCGTATGGCAGGTGGCAGGGCGCACCCAACGTGCTCGACTACTTCAGGCAGCCCAAGCCGTCGGCATGATCGATATGTAGATGTCATTCGGTGGATGACATCATCGCGGCGCTGGTCGTCATGGCGGATCCTGACCCGGGGCGGCCGCTCTGAACAGAACACGGGCTTGAACAAGGACAGGACGATGCAGATCACACGACGACAGCTGCGAAGGATCATCAGGGAAGAGGCCGCGCGGGCCAGGTCGAGTTCCCTCCGCGAGGCCATGGTCTCGGCCCCGGGTTACACAGGGTTGGGGCTGCCAGACGATGCCTGGGATCCCACGCCTGACCCTGCGATCGCTCAGGCGGTCACGCAGGCCTTCACCGCCAGCACCGTGCGCGAGCTCGAGAGCTTCGTGGAATACCCGACGGAGCGCGAACTCCAGAGCTGGACCCGCAACGTCGAGGCCGAGGCGGCCTGGCTCGCCGCGCAGGTCGACAAGCTGGTCGAGCAGGCGTACAGGCGGCTGTTCGGCTAAGATCATCGCCAGCCTGAAGCACCACAGTCGACGGCCCTGGGCACTAAGGGACCAGCGCAGGCTATGGTGTTGCTGTGCTGGTCTGCGTCGACAAATGCGTGCTGGGCACCGAGCGCCATCTCGCCTGGCAGGACGATCCAGGCACGTGCTGGTGGTGTCATGAGGTGCCGGGTGATGCCTGGCACCTGACTGGGACCGTGAAGCCACGGACGCGGTGCCTCGACACTGCCCTGCGGCTGCGGGGCGCGGCGCCCGATCTGTCGCCCGGGCGCCGCTGGATCCGTTCGATCGAGACCGTGACACGGGGAACCCACGCCGGCGTGCCCTGGGCCCTGGTCATGCCCCGCCGCGAGCACGCCGCCTTCGTGAAAAGGCTCGTTAACTGCGTCCATGGCAACCTTGACAGGGTTACGCTGGATTATCTGGACGGTCCGTGGATGGCGGGGACTCGGGTGCTTGGGCTCCTGGAGAGGGCGCGGGTCGACCGGCGCGCGCTCGAGGCGATGATCGTGGTCGAGCGCTCCGAGTCCAATCTGGCCGTGCTGCGGTCGTTCATGCCGGCATCGGGCGAGGACCTCGCACCCCCGGTGACGTACGATAGGCTCGCGACCGCGACGGGCCGGCTCACGGTCGCCCGGGGCCCAGGCATCCTGACCCTGCGCAAGGACTGTCGCCGTCTGCTCCGGAGCAGGCACGGCCGCGACGGACTCGTGTGCGCGCTCGACTTCGCGGGCCTGGAGGCCAGGATCGTGCTGCATGAGGCGGGGCGTGACTGCGACGATCCGGACGTGTACGGTTGGGCGGGCAGGGAGGCCCTGGGCGGCGCCTTCGAGCGCTCCGCCGTGAAGACCGCGGTGCTCTCGCGCCTGTACGGGGCGGGCAGGGCCCTGGTGGTGCGGCAGCTGGGCCGGGAGGGCCCGGAGGTCGACGCCTTGCTGGCCCGCGTGGGCGAGCTCTTCAGGTTCGATGAGCTGGGTTCACGCCTCCACCGGGAACGTGCGGAGGCAGGCGTGCTGCGCAACAAGCACGGCCGGCCCCTGCTCATGGACGGTCACGAGAACCCGAGCGACTCGCTGCTGCTCAGCCACTGGGCCCAGTCGACGGGCGTCGAGGTGTCGCTGCAGGGCTTCGAGCGCCTGGTCCAGGACCTCGCGCACGAGGCACCCAGGACCGCGCCCCTGTTCGTGCTGCATGACGCCCTGCTCCTGGACGTGCACCGGGCCGACGTGCCTGTCCTGTGCAGGCCCAAGAGCGTGACCGTGCCGGGCCATGACCGGACCTTTCCCCTCAGGTACGAGGTGGTCTCGGACGAGGAGACGTAGACGTCATGGCAAACAAGCGCACGAGGCAGAAGAAGGCGAATGAGGTCTCCGAGGAGGACGTTAGGGCCGACATGGAGACGGGCGGCCGAGAACCCGAGGATGTGGACGAGCTGCTTGAGGACCTTGCTGTTGAGCTCGGGGTCTCGAGCCCGGATGACATCCAGTACGGCGAGGGCCGCACACCGTACGGTAAGAAGTACATGGCAGGTGCTGCGAACACAGGCGTCGTCACTCACTTCTGGGACGACGATGATGGTTGGCAGAAGATGCCTGAGCCTTTCGAGCTTGCCAGCAGCTACATGAGCGAGAGAATGACGCCTCTGCGGGGCATCGTGGTCCAGGAGATCAGGCGCCTCCTCGAGGCCGGCCGAGGTCCGGGCGGCGGGGGCTCGTCCAGCCCATGGAGCAAGCTCGCGACCGCAGTGAGGCGGTGTCAGGCGCAGGCCGAACGCATGGGGAGCCTCGAGGGCAGGCAGGTCGCGGCGCAACTGGGCAACGTGGCCGGATCGTGCGACCGTTTCGCCTCGATGGGCCTGCGCTGATATGTAACGTCATGGCGAACGTGAGGCGATTGACGCGCGAGGGGTTGGGACGGCTGGTGAGAGCGGAGGTGCGTCGCCTTAAAGAGGCCGAGGACGCTAGCGCAGGTGCAGATACCGTCCTGGCGCGGATCGTCGACCACCTGGACGAGGCAGGCGCAGACATCAATCTCCTTGCGGAGGATGAGTCGATGGAAGAGGGCGACATCGACAAGGCCCTTGAGCTACAAGGCCAGATCGAAGACATCAGCGCTGAGTTTTCAGCGTTCATGGTGAGCAGAGAGCACAGGCGCAGTCCCGGACGCTGATCAACGTCCATTCAGCACACCACTATGTGGTGATGCTCAGCGCAGAAATTGTCACAGCCAACTTCGATCGATACCGAGAGCTGTGCGGTCCCGCCAACCTCAAGGAAAGGTCGGGACCCGTCCTGGCCATGCTCGACCACATGGGCGAACGCCTGGCCGTGTGTCCGGCCTCGGCCAAGCTGGAATACCACAACTGCTTCCCGGGCGGCCTGGTGGAGCACTCGCTCCGCGTCCTGGATTACGCGCTGGAGTGGACCAAGGGGCTCAAGCGCACGCTCACAGGCAGGGTGCGCCGTGACTCCCTCATCGTCTCTTGTCTGTTCCACGACCTGGGCAAGGCGGGCGACGACGAGCAGGACTACTACGTCCCGCTCTCGCGTGAGAACGAGTGGAAGCGCGAGAAGTGGGGCCAGCACTACGACTACAACCCGCGGCTCACGTACATGACGGTGCCCCTGCGGGGGCTGTGGCTCCTCCAACGGTTCGGTGTGGTCCTGACGCAGGACGAGGCGCTGGCGATCTATCTCAATGACGGCGCGTACATCGCGGAGAACAAGCCCTACGCGATGCGGGAGCCCGAGCTCGCGATGGTGGTGCACCAGTCCGACGTCCTCGCGACGCGCTGGGAAAAAGAGCACCCGACCGCAGAATCGAGGCAGGCGTAGGGTCGCCTGCCGCATACCTATTGACATGCGCGAAGGTGTCCTGCGTCTGTACATCCAAGAGGTCCTGAAGGACCTTGAGGGGACGGACGAGGAAAGTGGCATCGACGGGGTCGAGGAGTCGACCGGCGCAGGCGCGGTGGTCGGGACGATGGGTCCAGGTTGGGCAGAACCCAAGGGGTTTTCCCTCCGGTCCTCGAAACCCGGACGCCGTGACAAAAAGTCAGGCACGTAGCTTCGCTTTCTAGGCCACAGACCGAGACCAGACGTCCACAGACAAGAGCACGAGGAGACGAGCACGATGGCACACGATCTCGACGCGATCCGAAGGCGCATGCAGGCCCTGTCGGGCACCCCCAAGTTCGCCAAGTTCGATGTGGGGGAGTACAAGATCAGGGTCCTCCCGTGGAACCCGGCCGATCCTCTGCCCGAGGGCGACATGTTCCCGACCCTGTTCTTCTACAACCTGGGCGAGGGTCGGGACTGGGTCCAGATCGCGGCCCCCTACCAGTTCGACAAGCCCGACCCCATCAGGGAGCTCCTGGACGAGCTCTGGAAGGGCAGCGAGGACGACAAGGCGATCGCCAAGAAGCTCCGTGCCAGCGGCTCCACCTACGTCGCCTTCATCGACAAGAACGCCCTGGGCAAGGGCGTCCAGGTGTGGCGCCTTCCTGGCGGCTTCGCGGGCCAGAAGCTGCACCAGAAGCTCCTGGGTTACTTCGTCGACGCCGAGATCCTGGAGGAGACGGACGACTGGACCGACCCGAAGAAGGGCTTCGACCTGAAGCTCACCGTGACGGACGGCGGCAAGAAGTTCAACGGCAAGACCGTGCTCGAGTACGACATCGACATCGCGCGCAAGCCCTCGAAGCTCACGGAAGACGCCGAGCAGCTCAAGAAGTGGCTCGAGAGCAGGCCGTCGACCAAGGACTACTACACGCTCGAGTCGTACGAGGCGATCAAGGCGAAGCTCGACAAGTGGATCGCGGCCGGCCCGCCCCCCGCGGCGCCCTCTGACGACAAGGGCGGCGGCTCGCGGGCCGACAAGCCCGACCCGCTCGACGAGATCGCGAACGACGCCAAGAAGGCCAAGGACAAGAAGGCGGGCAAGGGCAAGGACGAGGCCAAGTCGGCCGACGACTCTGCCGCGCGCGGGTCCCTCGACGACGCCCTGAAGGAGCTCGAGGACGAAGCGTCCGCGGGCTGAGCCGACGAAGAGACGAGAGAAAGAGGGGGCACGACGGCCGGCAGGGCGAACCCTGCCGGCCGTCGTCGTCTCTGAACAACGACACCAGGAGAGGGTAGGGTCTAGGGGATGGCATTCAACGGCAAGAAAAAGGAAAAGACAGTCCTGAGCGATGTGTCAGGACAGCAGGGCGGAAGGTCGGCGGACCCTGACGACATCTCGGGTGAGCTGATCAAGGCACTCAACAAGGAGTTCGGCACGCGCGTTGCCTACAACCTGTCGACCGACGAGTCGCCCACGCATGTGAAGCGCTGGATCCCGTCCGGGTCGACGCTCCTGGACCTCGCGATCTCCAACCGCCGGGACGGCGGCTATCCCGAGGGACGCATCATCGAGCTGGCAGGCATGCCCAGCACGGGCAAGACCCACCTCGCATGCGCGGCTGCCTGCGCTGTTCAGGCGATGGGCGGCCTGGTCGTGTACGCGGAGACCGAGAACGCGATCATGCCCAGCCACCTGGAGGACCTCGGGCTCGACATCGGACGGCGCTTCGTGTACGCCGACCCGTCGCACACGGAGGACGTCTTCAAGCTGGCCGAGGAGACCATCGTCAAGACCCGTGCCGCGGTGGAGCGCCGGGGCATGCCCATCCTGTTCGTCTGGGACAGCGTGGCGGCCACCTCGCCCAAGGCCGAGCTCGATGGCGACTACGACCAGAACACGGTGGGCCTGCAGGCCCGCACGATCTCCAAGTGCATGCGGAAGATCACGGGCATCGTGGGCTCCAACAACGTCACCTTCATGTGCCTGAACCAGCTGCGCATGAAGATCGGCGTCATGTACGGGGATCCCCTCACGACCCCTGGCGGCAACGCGATCCCGTTCCATGCCAGCGTCAGGGTCCGGCTCAGCAGCGGCGCCCGGCTCCTGGACAAGAACAAGGACCAGTACGGCATCAAGGTGATCGCGACCGTCATCAAGAACAAGGTGGCGCGGCCCAACCGCAAGGTGGAGTTCGAGATCCATTTCGGCAAGGGCATCGTGGAGCACGAGCAGATCCTCGACATCTGCCGGGTGCACTGCAAGAAGGGTCCCGTGATCCGCGACGACAAGGCCCTGGTGATCGAGGGCGACGGCGGCTGGAAGACCCTGTCCGTGAGCTCCGACAAGACGGGCGAGGTGTTCCTCGAGAAGAAGTTCCAGAAGGGCGACTTTGAGGGGATGACGCGTGATCCTGCCTACGGACCCTTCGTCGATGAGATCCTGGCGGACGCGATGACGAGCGGCGCCAACAGTGAGTCTGGCGACGGTGATGGGGGCGAGGCGTCCTCGTCCGAGGCAGAGCCTTCTGCCGACGAATGACATGCGTTCGCCTTGATCCAAGGCTGTTCTCACAGATGGTGTACTCGGCGGCCTTCGCCCGATAGCCTTCGGGTGATGTCGTCCGAACGTCCTATCCTGCTCATCGACGCAATGTCCCTGTACTGCAGGGCCTACTGGTCGTTCCCGCAGATGTCGCCCAGGACCGGGCAGCCCATCGGCGGCTGCGTGGGTTTCCTCAAGATGCTGGGGCGGATCGCCTCGGAAACGGCGCCCTCCCAGGTCGTGGTGTGCTGGGAGGGCGGTGGTTCGACCAAGCGCCGGGCACTGCACGGCGACTACAAGAAGGGACGTCGACCCGACCGACCCAACCGCTTCTACGAGGACGACATTCCTGACACGGACGACAACAAGGTCTGGCAGGTCTCGATCCTGACCAAGATGCTGCGATGCCTGCCCGTGTGCCAGGTGTACGTGCCCGACTGCGAGGGCGACGACGTGGTCGCCTACCTGGCCACCGGGCGCTTCGTCGGGAAGCCCAAGGTCCTGGTCACGAGCGACAAGGACCTGTACCAGCTGATCGACGAGACCACCACGGTCTACGACCTGCACAGCAAGGTGTACGTGACGCATGGTTCCCTGTTCGAGCGCTTCAGGGTGTCTGCCATGAACTTCGGGCTGGCCAAGGCCCTGTGCGGCGACCGGGGCGATAACATCGAGGGCGTGCCGGGCCTGGGCTTCAAGACCCTGGTCAAGCGCTTTCCGTTCCTCGGGTCCGACCAGCACCAGATCCTGCTGTCGGACGTGCTGAACTACAGCGAGGCGCACGCGGACGAGGCGAAGACGTACCGCGACGTCCTTGCCCACCGTGAGCTGCTCGAACGCAACTGGAAGCTCGTGCACCTGAGCACGGCGGCCCTATCGGGGGACCAGGCTGCCCGGGTGGACCATGCGCTCGACACATCCAGCCCGGTCTCGGATAAGCTAGGCCTGATCAGGCGCCTGGTGGCCGAGGGCATCGGCGACCTGGACGTCGACGGGCTCCTCTATGCCTTCGTGGGGATCGAGACGGTGCCACATGCCGCCGGAGCGACGACCTGAAGATTCCATAGCACGATAAGCCGCACAAACACGACAAGGAATGAGCGATGGCAGAAGAGCCCCAGACCGCGCAGCAGACGCATGCGACCTTCACGAGCTTTGGTCGGCCCTTCCAGGAGAAGGTGGTCCAGGCCCTGCTGGTCGACCCACGTTGGGCGGAGCAGATGACTGAGGTGATGGACAGCAGCTATTTCGACCTGAAATACCTGCAGTTCGTGGTCGATCGTCACATCGCGTATGCGAAGCGCTACAAGACCTTTCCCACCGTCCCGATCCTGATCACGATCCTGCGCGACGACCTGAAAGGCGCGGCCGACCAGACGCTTCGGGGCCAGATCGTGGACTACCTGCGCCGGATGCAGTCCGACCCGGAGCTGGGCGACCTGCCCTTCGTCAAGGAAAAGTCGCTGGAGTTCTGCAGGAAGCAGGCCCTCAGGATCGCCCTCGAGAGCGCGGTGGACGACATCGAGGGCAACAGGTACGAGGCGATCGTCGATCGCCTCAAGAAGGCTGTCGCCGTGGGCACGCCCACGTCGCCCGGCCTCGATCTCGTCACAGACGTCGACGCGCGCTATGCCGTCACCGCGCGCATGCCTGTGCCCACTGGGCACGCGCAGCTGGACGCGAAGGGGCTGCTGAGCGGTGGGCTGGGCCGAGGGGAGCTGGGCGTCATCGTGGCACCCACAGGCGTGGGCAAGAGCCATGAATTGGTCGACCTGGGGGCTCACGCCGTGTCGCTGGGCATCAATGTCGCGCAGTTCACGTTCGAGCTGAGCGAGGCCCAGATCCTGAAGCGCTACGACTCGCGGATCATGGACATCGACTTCGACGACCTGGACGAGCGTCGGGCCGACGTCGACACCTACTACGCTGCCGAGCGTGCCCGGTTGGGCACGCTCAAGGTCAAGTACTACCCGAGCGGCACGGCCACTGTCTTCACGCTTCGGGCATGGCTGGAGCGCCATGCCCTGTCGGGCTTCGTGCCTGGTCTCATCCTGATCGACTACGCCGACATCATGCGCTCGACCCGACAGTACGAGCAGCTCCGCATGGAGCTCAAGCTGATCTACGAGGAGCTCCGCGCCCTGGCCGGCGAGCTGTCGGTGCCGATCTGGACGGCGTCGCAGTCGAACAAGGAAGGCTCCTCGTCCGAGGTGGTCGACCTCACCAACATGAGCGAGGCGTACGGCAAGGCCATGGTGGCCGACGTCGTCCTGGGCCTGTCACGGCGCCCGCAGGAGAAGGCCCTGGGCCTTGGGCGCCTGTACGTGGCCAAGAACCGCGCTGGTCGCGACGGCATCGTGTATCCGATCAAGATCAACACGGCCCGCTCGAGGATCACGATCACGGGCGGGCCCGGCACCCTCGAGGAAGTGAAGGCCGAGGACGAGGGCACCATGAAGACCAGGCTCGCAGGGCTCAGGCGCACGATGACAGAGAAGGTGGAACAGCTGCGAGGCGACGGCATCCAGGTCGGTGAGCCTCGGGGTCCCGGGCGCTGACTGTCTGGGAATAGCTAGACTTCCATGGGACGCAGCGGGCCCTTGACAGGCGGATCGCGCGCCCATCGCAAGGAACTATGATGATGGTGGAACCCGTCTTTCACACGGTGGACGCGTGTCGCGCCGCCAGCCTCCGTTACTTTGGCGGCGACGAGCTGGCCGCCGACGCCTTCGTCCGCAAGTACGCGCTGCGCAGGGGGCCTAATGAGCTCCTGGAACTCACCCCTGCCGACATGCACGTGCGCCTCGCGCGGGAGCTCGCCCGGATCGAGGCGCGCTATCCGAACCCGATGTCGGTGCAGGAGGTCTTCTGCCTGCTCGCAGACGTCGACGTCGAGGCTCTGGCCCAGGACCACGACGGGCGCCTGCCCGGTGAGGTGGAGCTGGAGGTGCTCAAGGAGTACGACCGCGGCTACGGGGTCGTCGTGCCCCAGGGCAGCCCGATGTCGGGCATCGGTGATCCGTACAGGTTCCAGTCCCTCAGCAACTGCTTCGTGATCGAGTCGCCCTGGGACTCGTACGGTGGCATCTTCCGCGCCGACGAGGAAGGGGCCCAGATCATGAAGCGCCGCGGCGGCGTGGGCAACGACGTGTCCACCCTACGGTGGAAAGGGGCCGCGACCAAGAACGCCGCGGGCACGTCCGACGGCATCACGCTCTTCTGCCAGCGCTTTTCTTCGACCACGCGTGAGGTGGCCCAGGGCGGGCGGCGTGGCGCGAGGATGCTGACGCTGGACGTTCGTCATCCTGACATCCAGGACTTCATCGCGATGAAGCAGGACCTGAAGAACGTGACGGGCGCGAACGTGTCGACGCGCGTCACGGACGAATTCATGCAGGCCGCGGTGGCGGGACAGGAATACGAGCAGAGCTTCCCGTGCGAGCCTGAGGCATGGTCGTCGGCGCCTGAGCACGTTCGCGTCCGACGCATGGTGCAGGCGGGTCCCGTCTGGGACGCGATCACGGTGGCCGCCTGGCAGGCGGCCGAGCCGGGCGTGTTGTTCTGGGACCGGGTCCTGGAGCGGACGCCTGCCGATGCCTACGCCCGGTTCGGGTTCAGGACCGTGTCGACCAACCCGTGCGGGGAGCTGCCCCTGTGCTCGTACGATTCGTGCAGGCTCATGGTCATCAATCTGTACAAGTGCGTGCTGCGGGCCTTCACGAAGGGCGCTCAGTTCGCCTGGAGCGTCTTCAAGGACACGGCACGCAGGGCCCAGCGCCTGATGGATGACCTGGTCGATCTTGAGATCGAGGCGGTGGACCGGATCATCACCAAGGTCCTCGAGGACCGTGAGCCTGACAGGGTCAAGCGGGTCGAGCTCGAGATGTGGACTGCCGTGCGAAAGAAGGCGTACGAGGGCCGGCGCACGGGCCTGGGCATCACGGGCCTGGGTGACTGTCTGGCTGCTCTGGGGATCAGGTACGGCGCGCCTGAGTCCGTCGAGGTCACGGAATCGATCTACCGGACGCTCGCTGTGGAGTCCTACAGGTCCTCGTGCGTGATGGCCGCGGAGCGTGGGCCCTTCCCGATCTACGACTGGTCCCTGGAAGAAGACCATGTCTTCCTGCGCCAGGTGCGCGAGGCCGACCCGGAGCTGGACGCCCTATGGCGCGCGCACGGGCGGAGGAACATCGCGAACACGACGACCGCGCCAGCGGGCACCACCTCGACCCAGACCCGCACGACGAGCGGGATCGAGCCTGCCTACCTGCTGGTGCTGCTGCGCCGTCGTAAGCTGTCGACGGCCGAGGTGGAAGCCCTGGCCGCGCGTGGGCTCAAGCCTGACTTCGTGGACGCCCTGGGCGATGCATGGCAGGAGTACACCGTGCACCACCCGGCCTTCACGGACTGGATGCGGGTCACGGGCCTGTCACGGCCCGATGACTCGCCCTGGTGGGGCGCGACCTCGGCCGACGTCGACTGGGTCGCCTCGGTCGATCTGCAGGGCGCCGCCCAGCGCTGGGTGTGCCATGCGATCTCGAAGACCGTGAACCTGCCCAAGGACGCCACCGTCGACGTGGTCAAGCAGGTGTTCATGCGCGCCTGGGAGGTCGGCTGCAAGGGCATCACCGTGTACCGCGACGAATGCCGAGACGGCGTGCTGATGTCGGTGGACGGCGCCAAGAGGAAGGAACAGTCCTCCGGCCTGGTGCAGACCCAGGCCACCAGACGACCCAAGGACCTTGAGTGCGACGTGCACCACACGCAGATCACGACCATCGGGCCCACCGAGCCAGGCCAGGCACCGTCAGAGGACGCGGCCTCCCTGGAGCGGGTGACCCAGCGCTACATCGTGCTCGTGGGCCTGATGGACGGCAAGCCCTACGAGGTCTTCTGCGGCCTGGCCAAGAACGTCGAGATCCCGCGTCGGTACAGGAAGGGCAGCCTCGTGAAGTCGCGCCGGGTCAAGGGCGTGGCCACGTACGACCTCCGGATCGCCGCAGGCGACGAGGACGATCCGCTGGTCTTTCGGAACGTGGTCGACCTGTTCGACGACCCCGAGGGCGGTGCGGTCACGCGGATGGCGTCCCTGGCCCTGCGTCACGGGGTGCCCGTGCAGTACGTGGTCGAGCAGCTCCAGAAGGACAGGCACAGCGAGATGCACTCGTTGACCCGGGTGGTGGCCCGGATCCTGAAGGGTTACATCCCGGACGGCACGGTGTCCACCGAGAAGCTGTGCCCAGAGTGCGGTGGCCCTGGGCCGTTCAAGTACCAGGACAACTGCCCGACCTGCGTCAACTGCGGCCACAGCAAGTGCGGGTGACGGGCGCATACCTAGCACCGATGGGAACGTCACGAAGGATGGGCGTCGACGAGCTGCGCAGGCTGGTGCGGTCCGAGCTGCGTGAGGCTGTCCAGGGCGATCCAAAGCGCGCGGCCCTGGACGCCTTCATGGCGGCCCTGGGCCAGGCATTCGTCGCCGACGCGGGCAAGGGCATGCAGGACAAGGTCCAGGGCTCCCTCGACAACCTGCGGTCCAGGATCGAGCCCATGGTGGCCGACGTCTCACGGTTCTTGGGAGGCAAGCGATGAGGATCACACGGGGACAGCTGCGGCGCATCGTCGAGAAGCTGCAGTACGGCGAGTACGACTGATTGAGGAAGGGACGACAATGGCTGTCAGGCTGACGAAGGAAGGGCTGCGCAGGATCATCGTGGGTGAGGTGCGCAGGCTGCGCGAGGGTGAGGTCGCCCCCGAGTGGGAGGATCTCGTGAGCGCCTGCGCAGGCGCGGCGGGTGAGGCCTTCAAGGAGGCCAACCCGTACGAGGACGACGACGGCATGGGCGAGGAGCGGGGCGGGGCCTCGGCCTGGGACCAGCAGGTCGAGGACGCGGCCATGGCCCTGACCGAGGAGCTGATGGAGGTCATCGCCCCCGTGGTGCAGGACGTGCAGCGTCGTTTGGACGAGGGCGAGTTCTGGAAGGGCTGACATGCGGACCCACGCGGCCAGCCAGCGACGCCCAGTGAAAAGAAGGCCGACGACAGAGGTCGAGGCGCGCTTCCGTGGGATCGTGCGTGAGGAGCTGCTGCGGGGCGTGCCCGACTTCGCCCTGCGGCAGTGCACCGACGACTTCGTGGAGGCGTTGATGCGCCGCGTCCTGCCCCACGTCAACTCGGCCGCAGACTCGTCCCGGGAGCGCCGCGAGGCCATGGCCCGGCTCCGCAACGCGCTCGAGGACCTGGGGGACGAGGTGCAGTCCATGCTGCAGGACCGACTGTATGCGTGGGCTCGACACGTATAGACGCGCCCGCCGGCCCGCTACAGTCCCGTCCATGGCACAAAAGAACCCGAAAAAACACGTGAGAGGTCTCCAGTGAAGGAGATGCGTCCGTTGACGATGGTGGTCGCGATCGCAGAGGACGGTGCGATCGGCACGGGAACTAGCCTGCCCTGGCCCAGGCTGCAGTCCGACGTGGCTCGCTTCAAGGCGCTCACGATGGGCCATGCAGTGGTCATGGGCCGGAAGACCTGGCAGTCGATCCCAGAGAAGTTCAGGCCTCTGCCCGGTCGCAAGAACGTCGTGATCACGCGCAACCCATGCGTGGGCGTGGAGGGCGCAGTCTTCGTCGGTTCGATCCATGAGGCCCTGGGCGTCGCCTACAGGGACGATCCAGAGCCTTGCCTGATCGGCGGCGCCGAGATGTACCGGCAGCTGATGCCCCTCGTCACGACCGTGCACCTGACCCGGGTGTGCGCACGGTTTCCCGGCGCGGACGCGTTCCTGGAGCTCGACCCAGACTTCGTCACGACCGACCGGGTCCTGGTGCAGGCCTCACCGGCCACCGCCGGGATCGCGCTTGAGTTCGTGACGCTGCGACGGCCCGTCGCGTCACATCCGGCTTGAGGCCAGGTCGCGTGCCCAGGTCATCACGATCCGCGCGAAACCCTGCATCTTCTCGGACCCGATGACGTCGGGTAGCTGGGCCCAGCTCGACTGGGCGATGCCGCCGCGAGCCTTGGCGTCGTAGCCGCCCATCTCGACCTCGAGCATCTCGGCACGTTGTTCAGGTGTCCATGAGTCCCATCGGCTCCCTGCGGCCGCGGGTGCTTGGGACGATGTTCGACGTCGTGGCTCGTTCCTGTTGTAGACCGAGCCGCCTCGACCATGGTCGACGTCGTGCCACTGGCCCTGGACACGACGTCCTGCCTCGAGGAGCCGCTGCATCACGCGTCGTTCGACCAGTTCGATCCTGCGCATGCCGTGACTAGGTCTCCTGACCTCCAGCTCGATGGGCCGCATGCCCTGGGCGTACGGGCGTCCTTGCAGCAGGTCCTTCATGTAGCCGTCCACCCGGCCGTACTCACCCCGCATGAGCCTCTTCGTGTATCCACGCTTGAATCCAGCCACCGGTGCATAGCACTGGCCCTCCTCGGGCGGCGGCTCATGGGCCCACGCAGGTACCTCTTCGATCCTTCGCACCTTGATGGCCCTGAATGGGTCGTGCGCGATGATGGCCATGAGGCGCTCCATCTCTGCGTCCTCGTCCTCGGCCCACCGGTCGAACTCGAACTGGACCGCGGACAGGTCGACCTCGAACACGCCGTCCGACACCCTGACCACGTTGTAGAAGTGACCCGGGCGTGATGAGACGAAGGCTTCGAAACCCGCGTCACGTGCGATGGTCCCGAAGGCGTCGGAGATCGAGCCGCACTGTCTCAGGCTGCCCACACGGATCAGGTACCTGTACACCAGGTCAGGCACAGCCTCGTGTAGGAATGCCTGCAGCTCAGCCTTGGTCTTTTGCGACATCCCCTTAATTATGGCCTGCTTGTGTCCGCGCGTGGTCCTGTGCCGTACCAGCATGGCCATGTCGGCTGAGGCGAAGAAGAAACGGACCCGCATCATCTCGTTTGAGGGAACGGACGGCGTGGGCAAGACCACGCAGGTCCAGATGCTGCTCGAGGGCCTGACGCGGTCGGGCAGGCGGGCCACGTCCCCGAAGCTGCCGATGGCACGCACGGCCACGGGCCGGGTCATCTATGGGATGCTCGGCTCGGGTTCGGCACGAAGGTGGCCCAACGCGTTCCAGGCGATCCAGCTGGTCGACAAGCTGGTGCCCCAGCTGGCGTGCCTGCCCTTCCTGCTCGCGACCCAGGACTACGTCGTGTTCGACAGGTGGAGCACGTCGTCGGTGGTCTACGGCCGCGTCACGGGCGTGCCTGAGCCGTTCCTGCGCCTGTGCGAGCGCGTCCTGACCAGGCCCGATGCAGTGATCATCATGAGCGGGGCGTTGCACGGCCGGGCCCGTGAGGACGACTCGTACGAGCGCAGCAGAGAGCTGCAGGCCAGGGCCAGGGAGGAGTACGCGGCCTGGGCCCGACGCAACGCCGACATCGCGGTCGAGGTCGACGCGTCGGGCCCGCCTGAGGCGGTCTCCAGCAGGATCTGGGGCGCGCTGGTCGACAGGGAGGTGGTGTGATGGAGCCGCGCGCCGACAGGCTGTTCTGGATCGACCTTGAGACGACGGGCCTGGACCCGGAAAAGGACGCCGTGCTCGAGGTGGCCGCGCTGGTCACGGAGGCTGACCTCACCCCTGTCGCACACGGGACATGGGTGGTGTGGCAACCTGAGGACGTCTTGGTCGAGATGCCCGACGTGGTGCGGTCGATGCATGAGGGGTCAGGCCTTCTGGATGCCGTCCGGAGCCCATCTGCGTCCCTGGTGGGCATCGTGGAGGTGGAGCTCAGGGCCCTGATGGACGCATACCTGGTGCCCAAGACGGCACCACTCTGTGGCAATTCCATCGGCGCCCTGGACCGGCCTTTCCTCGCGCGACACATGCCCACGATCCTGCCCAGGCTGCACTACCGCATGGTCGACGTGTCGACGGTCAAGGAGCTCGTCAACAGGTGGTACCCACGGTGGACGTACGGCAAGAAGAAGCTGGCACACCGTGCCCTGGCCGACATCCACGAGTCGCTGGATGAGGCCCGGTGGTACAAGGAGGCCTTGTTTGGACCGCAGGCGTTTCCGTCGACCGCATGAATCCACGCAGGGCCGTTGCCGATTCAGGCCCAGGGCACCTAGCTGGATCACATCTGATCCAGGCGACATACGTACCGTCGATGCTCATGCAGGCAATCATCGCCGATCCTCCCTGGCGTTTCGGTGACAAGCTCAAGATGAGGGACCGGGTCAAGCGCTCGGCCGATTCCCAGTATCAGACCATGTCGATCGCCGAGATCGCGGCGCTGGATGTGAGTGGGATCGCTGATCCCGCCGGATGCGTGCTGGCCCTGTGGGTGCCGGGTTCGTTCCTCGAGGCAGGCCTCGAGGTGATGAAGGCCTGGGGCTTCAAGCTGAAGCAGACGTACGTCTGGGTGAAGACCAAGAGGCCCCGGCGTCCAAAGAAGAAGGAAGCCCAGGGCCAAGTTCCCACACCTGACATGCATGATCGCCTTGCCTTTGGCATGGGCCATTACTTTAGGCAGTGCCACGAGCTGGTCCTGGTGGGCGTTCGAGGCAGGGCAAAGAAGATGGTGCGCAACAGGAGCCAGCGTTCGGTCTCGTTCGCGCCCAACCTGGGCCACTCGATCAAGCCTGAGCTGCTGCACGAGTCCCTGGAGCGCATGTTGCCGGGTGCTTGGCGCCTGGAGATGTTTGCCAGGCGCAACAGGGACGGCTGGTTGTGCGTGGGCAACGAGCTCACGGGCGGCCAGGACATCGCGGAGACGTTGGCCGATATCAAGGGGCTGTGAACAGCCCCTGCCTGGGAGAGTACAAGGTGGGCATGACGACCACAGCACACGACACGGGCACCTCTGCGAGCCTGTCCTTTTCCCTCGCCGACGCCGTCCTGCACCGCACGGTGCAGCTGCTCCAGCTGGCCATGATGACGGGCACCGACGTCGCCGACCACCTGCGCGCCCTGCGGCTCAGGCCCCGCGCGGTCGAGGGCACGGTCCTGGAGCTCACGCCCGAGTGCGACGCTGCCTTCGAGGCCGGGCTCCGGCAGCTCCAGGACCGTGCCGACGAGCTCATCGCCCAGAGCCAGGCACCCGAGGTCCAGGGGCCTTCCCTGATCCTGGCAGGGGCCTGATCCGTGGTCCGTCGCTGGTACGTCGACGTCGGCAGGCTCGTGCCCGACGCTGCCAAGGCCTGGGTCAAGCGCACGGCCGAAAGATTGTCGGAGCACCCTGAGCCTGATCCCTGCCTGCTCGAGGGATGCGTCGGGTTCGACCTGGACGCGACGATCGCCTGGCGCCGGCGCTCTGAGAGCTCGACCGCGCTTCGGGACGTGCTCGCGAGCCTGGAGCACGGGCAGATGGCCGACTGGCTCGTGGAGCTGCGCAACCTGCGCCGGCTGGTCCTCGACGTGCCGGTCGTGGACCGGCTGCGGCAGGCTTGGGACGACCAGGTGGCCTTCATGCGCCTGCTGCAGGCGCGGCGGGGCTTTCCGGACTTTCCGGTGGACCTCCGGACCAAGGAGGGCCAGCGCCTCGTCAAGGAGATCGCGTACGATGCGTGCCACGAGCTGCACGAGGCCGTCGACCACCTGAAGAACGCGAAGCTGCA